TTCCTTAAAGGCTTACGCCGTAATATATTCATCACGTAGTGATGAATATATTACGTATAGTTAATTAAACGCGTAGCGTTTAATTAACGTTAAGGTAGCATGTTCTATAGCCACGGCCGCACATAATTAATAAAGAGGTAGAATTAATAATAATATATATTTATATATATATTATATATAGTATTTTTCTATGGGGAAATTGGACAAGAGTGGTTAAATAATAAAGAACAATTTTTATAATATATTGAAGAAATAAATAGGCATTTTTTCCTGTAGATGAAACCCCCAACTTTTTTACACTTATATATATATAGACGGGAAAAATCTTGGGGGTTTCATCTTAGAGTAGTTGCTGCCAGTGGGCAGGAATATTATAAAATATTTAAAAAAGGAGGTTTCTTTATGAAACAAGTAAACACAGAGTCATCTGTGGAATTAAAAGAAGGTATAATGACTAATAGAGAAATGGCAGAATGGTTCGGCTGTTCTATGACCACTTTTACCCGCAACCGCCCCAATTGGGTAAAACGATTAGACGAGTATTGTGATTATAAGTTAGTAAGAGGCGGAGTTGTAATTTCTAATATAAGATTATCTTGTTATATTAAAAATAAGAATTATAAAATTGTATAGGATAATTTCTCTAAGTATTGGAAGAGTGGACAATTAGACACAGCGAGACATGTGGGTTAGTAGATTTATGGTGATTATTCTAAATCTTTTCTCATTAAGGAAGACACCGTTGTAAGATATGTAGGGCAGGAGCGTCGAGTGAGATATGGACGGCCATTTGGAGCTCCGGGTACTAAGGGTGATTGTGTTTATATTTGGTGTACTAAGGATGATGATGGGGTACCTATTTATTTGACAGAAGATCAGGAGAGAATAAAGAAGGAACTTTTGAAAAAGTACTTTGGAACCGCCGATGAGAAGAGTTTGTTGGTAAAGCAAATGATTCAAGAAGGACAGATTAAGAAGTCTGAAGCCTGGGAATATTATGAAGAAATAACTCAGATGGATAAATATTTCAAAGTTTTCTTGGATGAATTCTATAATATGACGGGGCATTGGTTGATCCGGGGGACTGTCATTAATGATATAGTATGGTTCGATGAAAGTGAACGGCCGGTTAAGGAAGTATAGGAATAAAGAATAGTGGGGCTTTTAAGAGAAGAAATTTCATTTCAAAAAATGAAATGAAAAATTGAAGATATTTGAAATGAAAAATATCAAGAGGAACAAAAAGAAAAATGAAATAGAAATTTCAGTATAATTAATATCTATATATATAGATATATTAAGTGAGAATATTATTATTCTATATGTGCATATAGGAGGTTAGTTATATATAAATAATATATATAACTAACCCTTATTTTCGTTTGGGGCAATGGATGAATAACTATGCTATGAATACTTTATCGTCTCTTTATTTTTGTTTTTACAAGAATTTACGAGAATGAAGTGGGGTGAGAATGAAAATAAAGAGAGAGAAAAAAAAATTTTTTTATTATGAGGCATGAAGAGGCAAGGGGTTAAATAAAATATATAATATATGCATGGATATATGGATATGGATAAATGTATATGTCATCATTTCTCTATTTTTGTTTTTACGAGAATTTACAAGAGTTAAATGGAGTGAGAACGAGAATGAATGGAGGGAGAAATGAATTTTATTTTTTGGAGAGTCGAGAGAGAAGAGAGTTTGGGGCGATTAGGTATTTTAAAGAGTCAATAATGAATAGATTAATTAACAGTAAACAAATTAGAGAATGGGCAGACAAGCTAAAGAGTCAACAGGGGTTGATAATTTAATCAATTGAGTAAACTGATTTGATGAGAAACAGTAAACGGATTGGCTAATTGGATAAATTAATTCATCTGATTTTAGTTGATGGTTTTAGTTTAATAAGTTAATATATTTAGTTTAATAAATGTAGTAGGCTGATTCAGTAAGTTAACATATCTAATTTGGCTGTTTTAGTAAATTGATGTTGTTAATTTGGTAAGCTGATGTATTTAATTAATTTTAGTAAGTTAAATTGTCTGATTTAGTAAGTTGATTCATCTATTTTGACAAGTTAAATTGTCTGATTTGGTGAGTTTTGGCGAGTTGACTCATCTAATTTGGTAAGCTGACACATCGCCCTCCGCAAACCAACACTTAGTCAATTTTTAAACCTCGTTATCGTCTTATATCACACGGTAATTAAAAACTTCTCCTACCCCACCCTCCCCCACCAGTAGTATTACGAGATAAATGAGTGCGGGAGCGGGAGTCGGAGAGAGTAATGACAAGGACCATGGAAATCAAAGAGAGAAGCCTCCATGCGCTCTTCCAAAATATGGTAAAAAATGTAAAATTTTTCCAGTTGACAAATAAAAAAATTTTTCTCCGAGCGGCTCGCGTAAATAAAATTTAATATTTTTTTATATGGAAATGGAAATATATGGTAAAAAAATATTTTTTTATGAAAAATTTTTGTGTTACCAAATCCAATTTTCTGAGTCCGCGATTATGAACTTCCAAGACCGCGCAGCCGCATATGAGGAATTTTAGATTAAGAGATCTCTGAACCGGCCCGCCCCACTTTACATAGCTCTGGGTGTCATATAGTGGCAGTTTCGGGAAAGAGCGAACTGACTGGCAAATGGTGGAATTGGTGGAAAAAATTGCCATAAATGGAAAAAACTGGAAGCCCGGGCCTCCTCGCCCGTAGTCGGCCCGACAGTTATCAGTGAGTAAAAGGTATTCCCGGGCCAGCCTCCGCCGCACTTAGAGCGACAAAAAAAAGAGGAGCGCAAGCCCCTCTTAATCAGTTGTTTCCTCGACTCCCTCGAGAGTGTAATTGTTGTGCGGCAAAGGCGCATTGTCGTAGATGTACTCCCAGAATTTGGCTTCTGCCTCATTCGCGGAATCTGCTTCTACCTTACACCAACCCGAAAAATCTACGTAATAGGTGCTCATTGTATCAATTCCTTTCTTTATTTTATATCTTTAATCGTCAACCTGATACCATTCCCGCAAAGCATACTGCGCAAGGCTCCAAGCATGAAACCGAAAAGTCAAATCCCCAGCAATAGATAAGAGCCACTGAAAAACCTCATACTTGTCATCGTCATACAAGCCGCTCTTTTTATATTTTCCATCCGCATTCATGTGATAGACCACATCGGGATGGCGTGTACTCGCTTCCCACAGTTCGCAAACATAGTCACCATCATCTTTATAGACGACAGTACCAGCGCGGAATTTCTCTTCATTAGTCATTTTTAATTTGCCCCTTTCAGCAATCATCAGTGTAGCAACCCAAGTAGGGGTCAAACCCCATGTCTAAATCAATATCATCAGGTTCATCATCTTCATCAGGCTCATAAGCAAGAAAGAAAATTTTTGAACCTTCATGCTGAGCCGCAAGATCACGAGCTTCTCCGTAACTTGCGCACGGCACACCCGCAAAGCTGCCATCTTCCTTGACAACCGCCCATCGCACGTCAGTTCAATCAATGCATTTCATGAATAATCCTCCTTTAGGATTTTGTTTTCTGTTCCTTACAGTTATTATAATACCACACTTAACCGAATCTGTCAACCCCTAAATCAATAGTTATTTATTTGACAAACGCCCGGGCGCGCTGGAATTTTAATCCAGCGCGTATGAATCATCATCTTCAATTCCAAAAAATGCATCACATTCCTGTGGGGCATCTCTGAGCTGACACTCTCCATTATCAAAGTAGGGACAAAACCAATCATTGACAGGGCATTCATAACGATAAGCCATTTTCCATTTTCCTTTCTTTAACCAAAGATTTCCAAGTTACTAATCATGGGACGACTTGCAATGTAATCTGCCATGTGAACCAATCTGTCCACAGGCGTGAATGGTCTATCATCTCTTTCAGTGCTCCATTGCCCCATGTGAGAGGCTACTGCCTGAATGAGTTCATAAGGGGCGGGCGTGTTAAAGTAATCTTTCCATGCGGTTTCGATGTTATCGGCGGCATTCCTTGCGTGATTGCGGTATTCATCCTTGTCGATGGTATCATCGAAGCCATACTTGACAGTATCATGAAGAATACAGGCAATAATTGCATAATCCTTGCGGCGGTCAGTCATATATGCCCACTGGCTCATTCTCATGAGTTCATCGCAGAAATACACAACTGCTTTAGTGTGTCGAACTAGTCCGCCATTACCCTGACTGAAAGGGGGATGATACTTTCCTGAAGCAGAAGCACCAATCTCCCAGAAATAGGAGGGGACGCGATTGCTGAGATAAAATTCTGTAAAGGCTCTCAGCTTTTCATCTTTGATGAGTTCCAGCTCGTTCTTAAAAATTTCCATTTTTATTAACCTCTTTTCTGCATTTGGGGTTTACCATCGTTCCCCCGATTACAGTTATTATTATAGCATGGATGGGGCGAGCTGTCAAGTACTTTTTAAAAAAAATTTTTGCGGAACCCATTGGTAAAATGCGGCAGATGGGCGCCCGGGCCGCGCGCCCATTATTTGGAATCTTTATCAAAGTAGCCCTCGAGTTTGCCGAAAGGGTTACAAAGATCTTCCAGCATCCCCATACATTTACAGATTTCCCTAATGGAATATCTTTCATAATTCGGAGTAGACGGAATGCCCTTTACTTCAAAACCTGTCACCCCATCAATAGCGCTGCTGGCGACTTCTTCCATAATTTTCGACGCGCGAGCAAGAACAGTGAGTTCTTCAGGGGTGAATTCAATATCATACTGCTGACGAATCTTTTTGCGCATTTTCTATACCTCCTAATTTTAAATAGAGGGTGGGCCTTTTTGCAAGCCCCTTAACCCTTTTTCCTTTTTTCGACAAGTGTCAATTCAAACGACTTCTCACCAATCGAGAAAGCAATCATGCGGTTTTTGTTGGTAATTTCTACATTCTCATAGGCGTTTTCGCCATTTTCTGCAAGAAACTTAGCAATTTCTGCAATGATTGCTTCTTTCTGCGGATTTGCCTTTTTCTGTTTACCGTCCTGAAACTTGTAAACAGTGGGGGTCTTGCGAGTGCCGCAAGAACGAGCGGCTTTTTCCACTTTTTTCTGTTCGGCGGTCAGAGGAAAGGGGTCAGCGCCTTTATTGATTTCCTTATCTGTCTTGATAATGTCAAGGGCTTCCTCTTTTGTACAGCCGAGTTTCTTCATGAGCAATTCAACTTGGGTCATGGGCATTCCCTTCCTTTCATGGTTTTATTATAGCAGAAAAGGCGGCGGTTGTCAATAGCTTTTTTTATTTTTTTTTGAAAAAAATCTTAGCAATTTCTTAACACATTAAAAATAAAAATTCAATCTAATGACGTGATGCCGGCCTCTTTCAGTAGGCGTTTAGCTTTGTCAATTTCTGTCTCCGCGCCCGGGCATGGAATGCAAAGCCAACTCTGACCTTCTTCATCAACCGTGGTAAAAAAAGGATAATTCTCTCCAACCTCCAGCCGCATGGCTTCTCGAAGTTTAGAGGGAATTACTAGTCGGCCGCATGTATCAAGCTTACGGGAATATTCTGTTTCTTTAAATCTCATTGTTATCTTTTTTCTAAAAACACTTTTCGCGCTGGAACGTCTTGAGGGACAAGGCGTTCCCGGGCGTCACGAATCGCAGGGATACTTGCCGCACTAGGCTCGCCAGCCGCACTTTCTACAATCCTTTTGCTTATAACAGTAGTAGCGCAGATAGTGAGCGATTAAGCGCAAATGGAAACGCATTTTTAGAAATTCCTCCTCTCTGGGATATTTTATTTCTTTTTCTCTTTCTATTATTATTATACCAAAAATTTTTGTAAAAATCAAATGGGGCAGAATTACCCGCCCCATTTACAGATTCATTGTTTTAGCTTTTTGCGTAATTTCAATTTTGGTGTCAACTTTGATTAAAGCATTTATTTTAATTTTTAAATATAGTAGAAAAAATAAAGAAAGAAGGAAATATAATATGCCAGCACCTTTAAATTTAACAGGACAGCGTTTTGGCGAATTAATTGCATTGCGAGTCGCTGAAAAAAGCGAATCTCCTAACCCCAAAAAACGCTTTTGGGTTTGTAGATGTGATTGCGGTAAAGAAACAGTAGTCTTAACCTCTTATTTAACATCTGGACATACTAAATCGTGCGGTTGTAGGCGTGCAACCGCGATGGCAAAAACTATGGCCACAAATTTAAAAGGATAGAAATTCGGAAAATTGACTGTATTAGAGGCTACTGATGAACGCGCTTCAGATGGTTGTATTATATGGAAATGCAAATGCGATTGTGGTAATATTCATTTCGTTAATACTAATAGTTTAAAAAATGGAGATATTCAATCTTGTGGATGTCAACGCTCAAGAGGTGAAGCAAAAATTAATGCAATTTTATTTAATAATAATATTAATTATGCTACACAATATTGGTTTAAAGATTTAAAAGATAAGAAATATCTTTATTTTGATTTTGCGATTTTTAACGAAGATAGAACTATTAAATGTCTATTGGAATATCAAGGCGAATAGCATTATTTAGATACTCAAAGAGGGCTTTTCCAAAGCCCAAAAAAGCATGATGACATGAAACGAGATTATTGCAAGAAACATAATATTCCTCTAATTGAAATTCCTTATACAGATTTTGACATTTTAGATGATAATTACCTAAAAAATAAACTCGACTTATTATAAGTCGAGCTTATTTTCAGCGGCAAAACATTTTGCGCCGTATTGCTTTGCTATTTCCAGCGCTTTAGTAGTGTCTTTTTGCGTTTCGCAATAAATGGTAAATACTCCCCACTTAACAACATCAATATAATTATGAGGCAAATTAATTTGTGTATAATCATGATGTAGTGCTTCAATATATTTTTGCGGGACAGTGATAGACAATTGCCAAATTTTGTCTTTTCTCGTCTTTTCTTCAATGAGTTTAACAAGGTACACCCCGACGAAATTGCAAGCGGCGGTAATAAGCATTTTACTCACGGTAGACAAATTGTCAATCGTGGTAAGAATGATTACCCAAGAGTAAAACCCGTAGGTTAGAGCATTCATCAAAGCCGCCATGAATTTTCCGCCCTTAATGGTAGCGATTGACTTAATGGTTGAGAGTATCACGTTAACTGCGGTACAGATAACAAACAAAATAATAGCATTCACATTTCATCACTCCTTTTATCTTTCTTAGTATGATTATTATATCAAATTTTTAAGTCCTTGTCAATGATTATTTTCAAATTACCACGTTTTTTATTTTTTGCGATGAAATACTCATCTTTAATAACATGCATTTCACAGAATGGAAAATTGAATACCTCTCGCCTTTAATTTTTCATACAATATTTGTCAGAGAATGCACCCGGGCGCCTGGAAAATCCTGGGAGCTGGGGTCAAGGAAAAAGTGGGGCAACCGCCCCACTTTCTTCCATTTCAGTCCTCCTCAGGAGTTGCGAGGGAGAAATAGGCAACCCCCTTGTCCTCCGTGCGAACAATCGCGCCGCTGTCCTTGAGCTGCTTCACGAGGGCGGAGCACTTTGCGGGGCTCTCAATGCCCACGAGCTTCGCAAGCTCCATAACGCGGTACAGATGATTCTGCTCCATGACGTTAAGGATAGCTTCCTTGAGCCCCTCATTGGCAATCTGATTTGCCGTGGGCTTGCGCGTTCCGCTCGACTTCTTGTCGAGGGCGGTCAGCATCGCGGAGAGCTTCTCCTCAATATCCGTAGGGAGCGTGAAATTCTCCATGACGTAGGTGAGAGCCTTGCGGTTGGTCATCTTTTCGGTGTTCTTCATAGGTATCAATTCCTTTCTGCTTTTTAAGAGGTGGCTTCTCTTGATTACGTATAGATTATAACATGGATTGGGAGCTTTGTCAAGAGGTTTTTTAGAAATTCTCTAAAAAATTTTTTGGATTAACCTTCCTCCGCATCGTTTCTGTTCTTCCGTTGGCGCCTTTGGTTTCCGTATCAGCTTCAGGGTGTATCCCCTCTTGACAATTATTATTATACCACCTTTTGCGCGGATTTCAAGATGGCAAAACTCACAAAAATGCGGCTGGCATTTTGTGCAAAATGCCGAGGCGCGCCCGGGCCGCTGAGAGACACCCCTGCAATAATAGAGACGCCTCTCGTAGCAGATTTAAGCCCTGTGGGATGGGGGATTAAAACGTCCCCACATACCAGAGCACATAGATGAGAGAAAGAAACTCTCCAGCCGCCATCAGGAGATTGGTAATGTCACCCTTTGCGGGCTTCTGAGGAATAGCGTTGACAAGACGCATAACCGCGCTGCCGCAAGTGATAACCAGAGTAAGAATAAAAAGAAATTTCATGTTTTTTGTCTCCTTTGTCCTTTTGTGATTATAGTATAACACATGATTCACTGTTTGTCTATGGGCATGTTGCACAAAGATTTGGGCGAGAATTTGTTGTATTTTGCTTAAAATTTCTTATATTTTTTATCTTTTATAATAAAATTATAACATTTTTTATTAAAATTGTCAAAAAAAGAGGGAATAAAAAGAAAAAATTTCCATTTTGCGAGGTTTTTCCGTTAAATCTTTGACAAAATTAGCCCCGGGCCGCGGAGATTGTGAAATTTTTGACGAGACTGATGGAAGAAAAAGGGAGATTGCTCTCCCTCTTTCTCACTCTACCTTGGTAAAGTACGCAACGCCCTTTTCCTCGGAGCGGGCAACCCTGCCGCTGTCTTTAAGCTGCTTGACCAGCGCAGAACACTTCTGGAAACTCTCCATGCCGACCAGCTTTGCGAGTTCCTTGACCTGATAGCGGACACCAGATTCCATGGAATCCCAGATCTTGGTTTTCAGTTCCTCGTTGGCAATCTGGTTTGCGGTAGGCTTGCGAGTGCCGCCGGACTTCTTGTCAAGAGCCACCAACATGGCAGACAGCTTTTCCGAAACGTCGGACGGCAGGTCACAGTTCTCGAGAACGTAGTCCAGAGCCTTACGATTGGTCATCTTTTCCGAATTCTTCATAGTATCAATTCCTTTCTTTAGCGTCGGTCGCTACCCTGATTTTTGCGTCCCCCTTGGGACAATTATATTGTAGCACATTTTGCGCTATCTGTCAAGAGGGAATTTTATTTTTATGAGATTTTTTGGGGTCGATAGGTTAATCTCGAAACTATCAAGCCCCATCCCTCTTAACGATTATATTGTAGCACATTTTGTGCCGTTTGTCAAGAGGGGTTTTGGTCTTTTTTTTCGACTTGCGCGCCCAGTCTAAACTGTGGGACATTACCTACCATTAGCCCAGCCCACGGGGTCTCGCCCCTCCTGACATTATGTATTATACCACAGGGATGTATGGATTGCAATAGTCAGAACGCACAAAATTTTAGGATTTTATCCGACGAAATTTGTGCAATAAAACTCTTGACAAAAATTGCGCGGGGTGGTATAATAATAAATTCCGGGCATTTCGAACGTTGGCGCCCGGGCCATCCTAACGCACTTCGACGCTTTTGTCAATAGACAAATTAAACAAAAAAAAGGAGGGATGTCCCTCCTTTTTACTTTTTCATCCTCACCTTTGCGGACTTAATCTGGCCGTCTCACTCATCCTCGCTTTTGCGGATTTAATCTGAATATCTCGCTCCTCTTCGGTCACAGGACTACGCACGACGCAATGACTATTGTCACAATATGCGCAATCAGAGCAAACCAAACCCAAGCATTGATAATCCCACTTGTTATCTACAGTGAGTTGCCACACACCGCCAGTCCCATCATCAAAAATGCCGCTGGAAATGGGAGCATTATTTTTCTCGGTGTTGTCTGTGGGAGCGTTATCCTCTTCGGTTTTATTTTCCTGTGGAGCATCCTTGAGAATGGTATTAAGTACCTCGCCAGTCAGTCCGTCAATAACATACACATCATCGACAACATCCAGACATTTTGCAAGATCTTTTGCGACCAACAGTGCGTTATCATAATTTCGATACGCATCCTCATGGCGAACAGGCTTCTCTCCCATCGGGAAATCCGTGACATAATAAATAACAATATAACATGCTGTAACCATAATTTTTATTCTCCTTTTGCTTTTGTAATTATATTATAACTAATTGAGCGGATTTTGTCAAGAGCTTTTTATATCAAATGCTCTCTAACCCATTTCGCAGTTACTGTTGCGCGCTCTTTGGTAACAGTTGTTTCATAGACGAAAAGGTCATTATCAACCTTTTCAATCACTCTTCCAAAGATTCCCACATCAACCCAAAAATAAGGCATCATAATTTTATCATCCTTTCTTACAAGCTGAGAAGATAGAGCGCAGGAGCAAAAGAATAAGCCAGACCAGAAGCGCCAATTTCCATGAGAATACGATAGTGAGAGTGCCGATTGTTGCGACACCGAGGGCAGGAAGCAGCCAACAGATGAGCCAAACCAAACCCGCGGTAAGCAAAAATGAAAGTGCAAGAGACAGAATTACAATTAGAATCATTTTTTTATTTTCCTTTCCTTTTGATGTATTTATTATAACAAAAATAATTTAATTTGTCAAGTATTTTCCCCAAAAAAGATTGATAGACTTTTGGCAATTCTCCCCGGGCGCTTTGTGAATTGTTTAACAGGCAAAGGCATGGAAATAGTCTGGAAAATTATTCCAGACTATCTACCATTTCCCAAAGATCGGGGTGAGCCTCGAGCAGAGCCTCAAGCACGTTGATGGAAGCCTCCGCATAGTCTCGCCTGATGTACTCCACAAGATCGCCGGTGTCCCATCGGTCGTAAAGAGACTCAGCCATTTCAAAATCGGTTTTAAGCTGTCTATACTCTCTTCCAAGTGCTATTTTCTATTCCTCCTGTATTTTTTTTAATTTTTCTTTGTCCCAAACATTTGCTCCCAACGCCAATCGTTAAAGGAGATTTCCTGCTGTTCGCATCTGTCACAGATCGCGCCATTGTCGCAAGGACGATTGCCGTTCTCATCGGCATAACAGTGGCAAATCTCGCTCAAATAGCGACTATACAAATGAACCATTTTATCCATTGTTTATTCCCTCGCTTTCTGTATTTATTATACTACATTTGCGGCGGCCTGTCAAGCCCCTTTTTAAAAAACGGGATATTCTTCGTGGGCTTCCACAAGCATCATCAGGGCGTTATTATTGTATTCGGTATCCTCCATGCACTCACACAGTTCGGCAAACTGAATAACGATAGGATGCTCAAAGCCATAGATTCTAATCATGCGGTCAATCAGGTTCTCTCTCATGGTGTCTACCTCTCTTCCTTTTGTACCTTTATTATAGCACCTTTAATCCCCGCTGTCAAGGGATTCTTTACACATTTTTTTATTTATCTTCCGCATCTTTCGAGTCGCCTGCTTTTTGTCGTTGCGGACGCTGTTCAACCGCGCGTGCTGGCAATAAAAATGCCGCGCGAACTTATCCTCATAGGTCAGCTTTACCTTTTCATTTTTAGCACTCATTGGGTTTCATCCCCCTTTTCTTAATTATATTATAACTGATTGGGTGAGAAATGTCAAGTGTTACTTTTTTCACAATTCCGTTGCCCGGGCACTTCGGCGCATTGTGGAAAGCCCTCCCGCGCTTTTGCAAGAGGGCTTTCTTTACTCGGCATCCAGCCAAGAGATGTTGACCATTTCAGAACCGATTTTAACTCGATAGCCATAATCCTCCAAATAGGACTGAACGTAATCGTTCTGTCCAGCCATGATAAGGGGGATGCGAATAGAGGCTGAAAATCTCATGTTCTCAACTGCCGTGTCGATAACATCGGCCACCTGATGTTCCATCCAAGAGGCCAGGAGTCTACGGGTCTGCTCATCTGCGGCTCTCCTATAGGCCAGAGTGGCGTCTTTCATTTCTCGTGCGGTTTTCATAGAGTATCAATTCCTTTCCTTTATTGTATCTTTATTATAACACGCTTTGATTCATTTGTCAAGTATTATGCGTATCTAATTTTTCCGTCCAAGACGTAAAGCAGAGATTCGATTCCATCATATTCCAGAAGTTCATAATCAGTTGCTTCATCGGGAAACTCTGCTACAGTCAGCTTTGAAAAATCATCATTTACATTCTCTTCCTTTTCGATTGCGCGGATGAGTTTCGCGCACTCTCGACAATTTCCCTCGCAGTCTTTTTTGCAATTCTCTACTTCCCATCTCTTATTAATACCGAATCCCCCGTAGCAGGTGTTAATGACAAGTTTCATTTTGACTGTTTCCTTTCTTCTATTTGTATCTCCATTATAACATGAAGAAAGGGTTTTGTCAACCCTTTCTTCCTTTAATCTGCTAGAAAATCACCATGAGATGAGAGAGAGCCATCCGCATGGCAAAGACTTCCATGTATCCAAACTGCGGCAGATTGAAATGCCATGCGAAAACATTCCAGCCCCCACCAGATGAAAGCCGCGGAGACGAACCACACCGCAATTCTACCGACGATCGTACCAAGTGCCTGTGCAGTAGTCATTTTCTTAAAATCCATTTTTATCAATTCCTTTCCTTTATTGTGTCTTTATTATACCATGTTCGGAGCGGCTTGTCAAGTATTATTTCCAAAAATAAATTGACAAATATTTAACGGTCCAGCCCCGGGCACTTAGTGAGAATTTTAACAAACTATCAAAATAAATGAGTGAGGAAATTATTTCCTCACTCCATAAGCGGTTCTATTTTAATTACAAATGCTGGGGCAAATACATCATTGAATGTATTAAAATCCATGTTTTTAACAGCTTCTGTCCAACCAAGATACCCGAACTTTTCCTCAAGCGTGTAGGCAGTTTCAGCAATGTAATCCCAGATTTCAGTGTCTTTATTTATCCAGTTATTTTTAATCCAGTAGTCGTAAATACTTGATAGCGTTCGTGCATAACACAAATCGCCATGCAAATCTTCACTTGCGACGAAAATGTATTCCATGTTTTTCCTCCCTCCCGCAAAATCAACAGTTACTTAATGCGACTATCCTTTTTAGATATTAATCTTAAAGCTGTAGGTAATGGGAATACACACCTGCTCATCACACTGGAAATGGCTCGGTTTTCCATCGGACAATCTAATGCAGTTATAAATATCAAAATCATAACAGCTTCGTACATCGGGAATTTTAATGCAAGGATAGCCGTTATCATCCAGAAAGATTGCTCCGATTCCAACCCCATCAAAGCTTCTATAGTCCTGCGAAGTTTCAACGTCAAATCTCATTTTTTATTTCTCCTTTCATTTTCTGTATTTATTATACTATAAAGAGTTTAGTTTGTCAAGCCTCTTCTGAAATTCTTTTTAGCAGATGCCAAGAGCCGATGCGGAAGACCACTCGATAAATGTTGCGCCCGATGCGTACATCCTCGCCCCTTTGAAACTTCCTATTTCGCGCGCCGCAAAAGTCCCAGCCGCAATAACCAAAAATTTCATTCATTGTGTTTACCTCTCTTTCATGATTCTATTATATCACACTTTGGGAGAATGTCAATGGGACAAAATGCACAAAATATCGCGGGACAAATTGTGTAACATTACTTCTTGACATGGGGCGGCCCGGGCCCACGCTGTCAATGCGCAAATTGTACAAAAAGAGGGGATTTTTTATCTCCCCTCTTTTTCTCGGTTTTAGAAATGCTCATGCAGGAATTTCTGATAGGCAACCTTAAATGCTTTCGCATCATCGTCCCCAACCTCATGATTGAATCTTGTCAGATACTGAATAATGTTGCCGCAATTACTGACTTCACAGGTAATGTAGGGCGTGTTAATGTCGGACTTCTTGCGGATGAAAACTACATGAGTAGAACAGGCTTTGACTCTGGGATAGTACAGGCGGAAAACACAGTTATCCTGATAGTCAGCTTCTTTCTTGAATTCGTCCGCGGTTACAGGAATCAGAACGGTGAAGTTTTCATCCTCAAAGAACAGAGGCGCATTTTTCTGATATTCAAGACACATCTTATCAGCCATCAGAGCCTTTTCTCTTTCCATCATACAAATCGACTGATACAGATTTTTGTATGTCCGCTCATGGTGGAGAAGATTGCAAAGCTGAATGTAACGATACACACAGTGATAAAGGTGTTCATTACCATAGTATACCGAATCCAGATAATCCCAGTTTTCATGCTCATATCGAAAAGCAATTTTCTGAGCATCTTCAACCACGTAATTTCTCATTTCATTGGTGCTGGCATGAGTAATGAAAGGAATCACTGCCGCGGGCAAATAGCTGTAAGAAACTTCAAGAATCTTATTTTCCAGCTGGAAGCTGTTCAGATAGCGAAAATGGCGATTACCATTATCTTCCAAACTGGAAAGGGCTTTCGTCAGAATTTTGACGCCCTTCTTATCCAGTTTGAAATTTTTCCTGTAACAAAATTCTGCAACTCCGCTCAACACGTCAACAGAATAACGATTCCCATACAGGCTGTAAATGGTTTCCACCAAAGAGGTCGGCCACTTTTTGAGAGTGTCGCGGTACGGACAAGTCAACGTTCTTTCATAGAAATACATGGCAAGAAAATCATCATTCTGTTCAGATTTCAGAATTCTCTTAGCCTCGGCGTTAAAGTTTTGCACGATTTTGCCGCTCACGCCGTAGATGTTACCATCGGCAAAATCAAAGTAGGTTTGCCGACCATCGTCCAGAGTAACCACGAACAGATTCTTAATTTTTTCTACCATTTTAATTACCTCGCATTTCCTTTTCTTTATGTACTTATTATACCATAAATCACTGAAAAGTCAAGTAGTCAATCTGCACAAAATTCTATTGCTCTTTTTGTGCAAAGTGCGCGGCGCCCGGGTCAGGGCTTCCAGAATCTGGGAATAGAGTGGAATAGAAAAGACTGGTAATAGTTACCAGTCTTTCAGGCTTTTGAGAACTTCCAGAATTTCGGAAGGCTCGTAGGCTTTGCCGCTCCAACTATCGCGGTTAGGCTTTTCATCATCGAACAGAATGTCGAGGGGGGATTCACAGAAATTGTTTTTCGGAGTGCCGTAGGGGACGATTGTAATTTTGTTCCACGTCACAGAGGGCAGGTGTTTGGAAAGCCATTCCTTTTTTGCGGCGGTCACTTTATCTCCATATTTTTCCGAGCCGCTTTTCGACAGCCAAGAAATAATTCCGATTTCATAACCGTTGCGCTGAAGAGCATTCAACAGTCGGGCGAGAGTGCAAAGACGGAGCATCGGAGCGGCGTCGAGGTAGGGGCTTGCATCTTCATGTCGAATTTTCGGAAGCCAATCCTCCACGGCATAAAGATTTCCCAGAGTGCCGTCCATGTCAAACCACACAGTATACTTTTTCATTTGTCATCATTTCCTTTCTTTATCCTTTTGTTGTCTTTATTATAATACAAATACATTAGAATGTCAAGAGGGAATTTCAAAAAATCATTTAAAAATTGCGGCTGGCCGGCCCGGGTCTCCCTGAATCTGGAAAATGCCCCCGTTAAGTGCGGGGGCATGATAGTACGACCTTGTATTTTTTCCCACTGTAAAAGAATGTAAATTCTCGTTCTGGATTTACAATTTCTGGGGCTGCATCGCAATTCGGTTCAAGTGCTTTTACCAACTGCGAAAGAATACATTTTTTCATTTCATCCGCTTTGCGTGCGCGGTTCTCAAACTTGTAGACCGTAGGAGCACGAGCCACCTGCCGCATTTCTTTTTCGACTTTCTTTTGCTGGGGTGTCAATTCAAACAGCTTTTCGCCTTTGTCAATCGCCCGATCAGCGGAAATAATGCTTTCAATTTCAGGCGGCGAGTAACCCAGCCGCCGCAACTTCTCCCTTTGATTTTCCATTTTTTATCAACTCACTTTCTTCCTACGGGCGGAAAATATTTATTTCGTTCTTTACAATCCCACGCATGGCAATTTTTAGTATATTTCTTGTGCATTTTCACGCAATAATCAAAAATTGCCTTTTCAATTAATGCGTCAGATACTGCCGTGTGTTCCTCTGTATAGTCGGCTCTCTGGGAGATAAAGTCATAAACCGTCTCGGCGGTGGTCGAATAGGTTCTTCCACTTCTTGACACTTTGTTATGCTTAGCGCAAAAATCCGCGTACTTTTTCAAATGCGTGATAGTTTGCAGAGCCATGAGGTAAATGTCAATAAATTCAAAATCATTGAGGAGTTCTTTACATTGAGTCTTACAGAAATCAAATCCTGAATTATAAGCCATAATGTATTTGACTCCGTAGATTTGGCAAAGATTTCTAATGATTGAAACAGCCTCTTTTTCTGTTGCTACAGCACAAATCAAACCACTTTCGAGGCGTTCACGATAAAGGGGGAAATTTTTCTTTGCATAATCATCCTGACAAATTTTGTCATAATGCTCCATAACGAGCAAAGAGAAGGTTGCATAAATATTGCCTTGCTTGTCGTGGATAATTCCGCCATAATTATATGCGCCTGTGGGATTAGTAGCACCGCCGACTGTTTCGGTGTCGATGGTGCAATAGATATTCTTTTTCATTGGGTGTTAGCTTCCTTTCATTTGTTATACTCATTATACCATGATTCAAGGTCGTTGTCAACTCCTTTTTTGCGGCCTCCATTTGAATTGTCGTGTTCCCAGAGTGCGCGGAATAGCCTATATAATCCATACCATGCGGCGATGACCAGAAAGACAAGAGACATAATTTCATCCATGATTATCCATTCCTCTCCTATTGGATATATATATTGTAGCATATGAGCGGCTATATGTCAAGAGGAAGTTCATACGTCCGGGGCATATGGCGGCTTTTATCAAGCCACCATAGCCGCCGCGAGCCATGTCAGCATGGCTTTGGTTTCTTTCTTGCACCGGATTTTCAGACCGCCGCCATTTTTGGAGCTCTCATGCTCCACGGAGCAGAACGCGCGGACGAAACTTTCAAACTCTTCCAGATTCATAAAGTAGGCTTCACCCGTAGCCGTCGCATAGCAGAACCACTTCGAATGAACACGGCGCGCATATTCATTCCAGATTTCGTCAAACGTTTCACCGTGGACACGGGCCGCCGAAACAAGGGTGAAACGAGAGGATTTGACAGAAATGTCATATTCTGGAATATCGCTATCCACGTCAAAAGGAACGTGGTCCGGCTTCCGGATTTTACCAGTGACCATATAATCAACGTCTTGCTGACGCGCCTGACCCTGATTCGACAGACTGGAAACAAAAGTAAAATTCTTCTTATACATAAGAACAACGCCCCTCTTTCAAGTTATGCCCCATTTTACCATGCGCCCGGTGAAAAGTCAATAGTTTTTGGAATCAATTACCAGTAAAAAAATCATATTTTTTTTGGTCGTTTTTTGTGCATTATGCCAGTATACAAAGAGTAATATTTTGTTTGTTAATTAACTAACAATCGGTTCCAGCTTTTGGAAAATTTAATACATTAACACTTTAGCGCGTGAAAGTGTTAAAATTTTAACAAGGGTACACTTCATCGCTTTAATCAGTTAAATCGCTAAACTGTTAAACTTTAAATCGTTAAAGTGCTAAGTTTTGGGAATTTAGCACTTTAGCGCATGAAAGTAGAAAAGATTTCCAATTTTTCGATTGTTAAATTTTTAACGAATTTCGGGCCACCTCGCTCGTGGGCGGCCCGCCCAATTATACCATAATGTGTGTAGCTTGTCAATGGGTAAATTGCACAAAAATCGAAAAAATTTTTTTAAAAATAAATTAAAATTTTATTTCTCTTATTAGCGCTCTATCGGGTCAATGTATACAACAGGGTCATAACCGTGCAAGAGCGAAATGTCAGCTTGTTCCAATGGGATGTATTCACACCATTGATTGATGGTACAAATAGGGGCATCTTGCGGAAACGATTTGAGATATTCTATCAGTTCTGTAACTGTCATTTTTTTGTTCCTCCATGTATTATCTTTTCTATGGTTAAAGTATATCATACACCGAACAGTTTGTCAATAGTTTTTTTAAAAAAAATAAAAAAATGGAGTGAGAAAATTAACCATCTCACCCCTAACAGTTTTAACTTGCGATTACGGCATCGAGATAGCGCGCGATCATTTCCATTTCGCACCCGATATCCGACGATTCGCAAACGACATAGCCTGCGATGCCATCAATGTTAGAAATTTTATAGACACCATAGGGTTCATCGCAAATGAACATTTGCTTATCAGATTCCCACGCACAGGGGACATAGAGCGGAAACTTTTTGCCGCCGCTCAGCTTTACCGTCGTGTCATAAATTGCAATCGGATGCAAATTGGATCTGTTTGCCATCGTGTGGGCGACCCGCAAATCATCATCCGACAGAATCCCAAGAGCCGAATACTTCTGGAGACAGATGCCATCTCTGTCGAGAAACAGCTCCAGCGGATCACCCTCACGAATGTGTAGGGTGCGGCGGATTTCCTTAGGAATGACAATGCGGCCGAGATCATCAATGCGGCGCACAATACCAGTAGCTTTCATTTTAATTTCTCCTTTTCCTTTATTGTATTTACATTATATCAGAAACGCTCGAATTTGTCAAGTCTTTTTTTTAGATTCTTTGGTTAGGCGAAAAGCTCTTAATAGAGCTTCTCGCCATTGTGAAACCGCTCATAGCTTGCTTCCAGAAAATCCAGAAGAAACTCATAGGCATCCGCGTCCGCGGGATCGGTGAAAGTCTTCTCCAGAATCTCGCCGGTGTGGTAATTGTAAACTCGAACCATTTCCATGATGTTTTCTCCCTTTCCTTTATTGTATCTACATTATAGCATAAATAAGGGCTTTTGTCAAGCCCCAATTTTCAGCTCGTTGAGAATTTCCCAAATAGCATTGTACTCCTCATAAGAAGTCGCATAGGTGTTGGCGAAGTCATTCAAGCTCTCGTCGCCTCACCCATAATGGTCAGTCCATTCGTTTAGCTTGTCTGTGAGTTCGTTCATTGTCATTTTGAGTACCTCCTGTATCTCTTTTATGAGTATAGTATATCATGACCCGGGGCTTTTGTCAAGCCCCTTTAGCCATAAATTGCAGTAAGATTTCCATCTTTATCGAATTCAAAGACTATGTCCTCGCCATAACAAGCATTTTGAATTTCTACATAATCTTCTTTTTCCGATGTGATAGGTTGAGATGCTAAGCGGGACAGAAGAATGTGGACAAGCTCTTTATCAGTCATTTCAATTACCTCTTTCGTTTCTTTCTATATTTATTATAGCATGGATTGGGGCTTTTGTCAAGCCCCTCTTCAAGAAATTTCAAAAATTTCTTCGTAGCCATCGTCCCATACCTGCCGGCATTTAGTGTTATCTTCATTAGTGTATTCATCATAGCCGAAGCCCATGGACTCGGTATGTCCTACAAAAATCCATTTCATTTAATTATCCCCTTTCCTCAATTTCTGATACTATTATACCCCACCGGGTGAGAAAAGTCAATAGGGCAAAGTGTACAAATTCATAGCTGCCCGGGTGTGCAAATTGCACACCCATCGGTTTTAGCGTTTTGATTAAGTATTAGCAGTATGTAAGGCTCATGTTTGCCCACTTGAGAATGCTAATCTGATTGCAAGCTCTTCCGATTTCCATAGCTTCGCGTTTTGTATTAACGCGCTTGCTTTTATCAATATAATAAATACCTTCGCTATACCACACACCACAATTGCCGCCGTATGCCTTGACTGCATTTATTGCCTCTCGTGCGGTTTTGCACTCGACGCCTTCAGTGGCGACTTGCCAGCCGCTTTTATAGGTAATTTTGTTGCCCTTTTTGAGCGTCATGCCGTCATTTTCAGCAAGTTTCAAAATACTGCGAATGTTAATCATGGCGAATAACTCCTCTCTTTTTATGGCTTAATTATAGCATGGAAAAAGTCATTTGTCAATAGGGCAAGATCCACAAATTTGCGGCCGCCCGGTTATGCAATCTGCACAACGCCAGTTTTGGGAAGTTTCACTTTAGCACTTTAGCGTGTGAAAGCGTTCAAAAAAATTAGATTGTCAAATATTTAACAAAACTCGGGCAATTACCAGCTTTTGGAAACATGACGGTGAATTAAAAGGGCTTACATTTAGCAAGCCCTTAAATATCTCTATCCATCACATTAATGGTACAATCCTCGCCCCAATCAAAAAAGACTGTCACATTCTCGAGATTGTGATAAGTGAAGAAAGCCATTCCAGTCGTGCAAAGATGACGTTTCCAGCTATCCTGAGCCGGAGTCAGCTCCTGCATAATGTAGAGAGCCTCTTCCAGTTTATCAAGAAAAGTCTCGTTGTCCATCACGAAGAACTGACCGAAGTCATAACGCTCGCCCTTGCTGTTGAAAAAATTGATTGTGTACATTTTTTTTTCGCTCCTTTATTCCCTTTTCTATGGTCTTATTATAGCACGTCCGGGCGTATTTGTCAACAGCTTTTTTAAAATAAATTTTTCATTTCAATTATTGTTAGTTATTTAATTAACAAACTCCAGTTTTAGGAAGTCTTTATTGTGAAACTTTTAACATTCGTCCCTCGACAAAAACTGCACATTGTTAATTCTTTGACAATCAGGCACCGCTTCGACCCTCTACCGTAGTAGCGATTTACCGTGCTAAAGTGCCGCTTCAAAACAGCCTGCCGCGAACTCTTTTGATAGTTAATTAACTAATGATCTATCTTCTTCTCTTTGGGTTTATTTGTTAATGTATTAATAAAGGTTCTATTCTATCTTTGTTAGTTATTTAATTAACAATCTTATTCTATCTATTCTATCTTTATCTATCTAAAGTGTGTTAGTTAAATAACTAACAAAGTCTCTCTTACTACATACATTAGTCAATGTATGTAGTATTAGTTACTATCCAATCGTTAGGTGTTGCAAACTTCTCAAGATGTGCAAGTCTACTAAATGCATTAGCTACATTGTAACCATAGATGCTCATGACTTCCTCTGTCTGTCTGTTCATTATCTCATACTCGTACATTCTTATTACCTCTTTCTGTGGGTCTTAGTATCCGCGCATTTATAGTGGATGTGCTTTAGCGTTTGCTGTACATGAAACTATGTATTATCTTGTATTCTTTAGTGTGTTCTTAGCTCTTATGTACTATCATTGTTTTATCTATGCTTTGATGTATCTGTTATCTTGATACTTTAGCTGTTGTTCTCTTGTGTGTGTGAATGTTCTGTCACTGTCTGTTCTATGTATTTAAGCTGTTGTCTGTTAGCTTGTGTTGCATTGATGAGTCTTTAGCTGTTCATGATTGTTATGCTTGTGACTCTTTATACTTGAGCATGACTCAATGAGTCATGCTCGTTCCTTGCTCGTTGCGACGATTGCTCCATGTGCTGCGATGGCGTGAGCCTTTTCAGTCTTGGAGAGACTGCGCACGCACGTTCTGTAGCCATCAGCGAAAGTGTACCATGTCCAAACGTATTTCTTCATTGTAGTTAGCCTCTTTCTTCTTTGGGATTCTCTCTCCCTTTGATGGTTTTATTATAGCACGCCCGGACACTTTTGTCAAGAGAAAAATAAAAATTTTTTTTAAAATAATTTCGTTTGTTAATTAACTAACAATCGCCGGACTTGGAGTTACTAATTACTAAATGCAAGGTATCACTACATTAGGGTGGGAGATTCTACCAGTCGAGACATTGTGAAATTTTTAACAATCTCGCCCGTCCTCCCAAAGAATGACAATTGGAAAAGATTGTAAGCTAACTCTTACGCTGGAAAAAAGTCTCATGGAATTTTCTGGGGGCGCATGCGATCAATCAGGGCGCTTGGCGGCCTCGGCGCTGAGTGTACCTCTGGGATTTTTTTCAATGGAAAAGAATAGGCGGGGGGTAGTTATGGGATTTTTTAAATTAAAAACCAATTATTGGTTATTGTCTGGCCCCGAATTAATCCCTAAATGGATTTTCAAAACGAATAACGGAAAACAGATTACATAATCGAAATAATCCCCCAAAACGAATTACCCTTTACTCCTCTTCTTCTTCTTTCCCTCTATAATAATCCACCAAGTCCTGCTGTAGAACCTCATGACTACCATCATTGTATCTTGCAATAATACCGTAATAAATCATCGGTTTACTCATAATCTTTTTTACTCTATCCAATATGACTTCCGTCTCTTGATAATTCTCTTCTTTTATAATTCTTCGAATATTTTCTTCTCTAAAGTCTCCATAAACCTTCTTACCGATAATACCCATAGAGTCAAAGAGAGAGAAATCCCACACTACGGCTTCTATCTCACTATTTTTAAAAGTTTCCAAAACATACCCTTCATATATATCTGTAATTATGCGGTAGTCTCCTACAAGCTTCTTCAATACCCACTTGCGGACTCCCTCGACCGCCTGCCGCAAAAATTTTATCATATTAAGAACCTCCTCACAGAAAGTATTATATTTATATTATATTTATTCATATTATATATATATTATATTATATTTTTTTTCTTGTGTCAATTATGCAACAATTAGCTTGACATGAAGAAAAATTTTTGTTATAATTGTAGTAGAAATTCACAGAGGAAAGAGGTGAGAATATATTAAGTTAGATTATTCATTAACCAATCCCGAAGATAGAAAAGCATTAGTGGAATAGATACTCCTTGAGACTCCTAATCCCTCAGAAAAGTATCTTGAAATTTTAGCCGATTATTTAATATCTTGCATGGAAAAACAGGAACGTAAATAGAAAAAAATATTAACCGAAAATCGTCTTACTACCGTAAACAAAAGAGAGTGCTCATTTGAGGGCTTGGCTCAACAATTTGAGAATGGAGAAGATGGTATCTACAATATTATGACAGAAGATAAGCATATCATTTTCCAACCCAAAGTCTCTATCACTCAGGAAGATATAGATGAAATTCCATTTTTGCGGCAGTTGCGCGAGGCGATTTCTCTCTGGGAACAAAAATTAAAAGTAGCTACCGGACGAGACGCATATATTATAAAGCACACACTTATTGACCTACGTAAAGATCAATATATTATAAAGAATGCATATCGTCGTCCTATAGTAATGTAGAAAATTACCCCCAGTCATAATATCACCTATCTTGAAGATAATACATCTATTTTTGATGATGATGATTATCCTATTGCGGACGGTATTACACTCCTTGACCCCAAGGTATGTTCTGCAATTCTTTGCAATTATTCAAGACTTAAACAGGATAGTTATGAGGATTTCGAAGGCGATACTTGGTATTTAATATACGATTTTGAAAATACCTGTGATGAGGCTTTAAAAGATTTTCCTGCTTATCAAAAAATAGTTGAATATAAAATTGATGGTAAGACTAATGCGGAAATACAAGCAGCACTTTAGTTAGAATTTGGAATTTGTCATACAGCAGAATATATTTCTAATTTATGGCGTAGTAAAATCCCCAAGATGATTGCGGCGACTGCTGAAGACTCCTACCTCCAGTGGTATTACACCACATAGGCCCGCGGCACTTACAAGCGCTGTTCCCAGTGTAAAGAAGTAAAATTGGCGCATGGTAAATATTTCAGCCGCAATAAAACCAGTAAAGATGGTTTCTATAGTATCTGTAAAGCATGCCGCAGTAAAAGAAGTAAGGAGAAGAAAAATGGCAATATTACCAGGACAAATTGAAGAAAAGAAAAAATATTATTGCGACAAATGTCAAAAGACTATGAGCGGCGAAAACTTTTATACCTCTAATAATTTAGAGAAATATCCCAATGATGGTAAATTAAATCTCTGTAAAAAGTGCGCTACTATGCATGTAGATAACTGGGACCCTAATACATTTCTCTGGTTGCTTGAAGAACTTGACGTTCCTTGGATCCCAGATGAGTGGAATAAATTAATGCTTACTTGGGCAAAAGATCCCACGAAAATAAATGGCACTTCAATTCTTGGGCGTTATCTTGCCAAAATGCGATTAAGTCAAAATAATGCATATCGCTGGAAAGATAATGAGCTTATCCAAGAAAAGCAAAAAAATAAATTGCGTGAGACCATGTAGGCTCAAGGATATAGTGATGACCAAATTGCGGAAGTCCTTAAATCTCAATCCTACATAATTCCTGATTCTATGCGGCCGGCCGATGATGCGCTCCCTGTAGTGGACCAGTTCGGTATCGTATAGATTACGCCTGAGGAATCCACAACTGATACCATGAAGAGCACTTTACCAACTGTCGCCGCCCCTGATGAATTAGGACTAACTGACGACGATGTTGTTTATCTACGCATGAAGTGGGGCAATGGGTATAAACCAGAAGATTGGGTCTGGTTAGAGCGTCTTTATAACGATATGTGCGATTCCTATGATGTTTAGACTGCGGGTCATAAAGACACTCTAATATTAGTCTGTAAGACGTCGCTTAAATGTAACCGACTTGTTGATCTTGGAGATATCGAGGGATACCAGAAAATGTCTCGAGTCTACAATGATTTGATGAAGAGTGGTAAATTTACCGCCGCTCAGAATAAAGAAGAACAAGGCGAGTATGTAGATAGTATATCTGAAATAGTAGCACTTTGTGAGAAAGATGGTTTTATTCCTCGTTTCTATCAGGATTCACCTAATGACAAAGTGGATCGCACGATATAGGATATGCAAATCTATACTCGTAATCTCGTCGAAACTGAGCATGATCTTGGTGATTTACTTGAAACTGCGGCAAAACAAGTTGCAAAAGATCGTGAAGAGGAAGCTAATGTATCAGCTGAGGCTGCGGGAGAAGAAGATCGTTTAGAGAAAGAGCTTTTCGATACTCCCTCCGATGAAAGAGGATATACAGCATCAGACGAGGCAGCTTTCCAGGATTTTGAAGAAGATTTAGAAGAACAAGATAATTTAGTAATGCGGCGACTTTTACAAGAGGAGGAAGAATAACATGGCATTAGCCGACTTATTGGCTGTCCCCTCCAGCCGCCGTAAAATCGGCATTTCAGAAGAACGAATCACTGCTATAAAGCCGATTCTTCGATAGTATATAGCATACTGGCGCGATTATCCTGATATGTTTGTAGATTTTTTACAAACTGGCGGTGACCCAGACCATCCCCGCCAGCTTGTATTCTATTTTTATCAGAGAGTATTTTTACGCGCTAGTATGCGCTATAAATATGTATACATGGTCTTCCCTCGCGGATATAGTAAGTCATTTCTTTCAATCTTAGTATTGATGTGCCGATGTATTTTATATCCGCGATGCAAACTTTTTATAACATCCGGAGGTAAACAACAGGCCGCCGGTATCGCAAAGGAAAAAGTCGAGGAAATTTGCAACCTTGTACCGGCTCTTCGCAGAGAACTCGATATGAGGCCTGGCCGCACTCGACATTCAAAAGATTACTGTATTTATATGTTTAAAAATGGTAGTTTCTTTGATAATATTGCGGCCCGTGAAAGCAGCCGTGGTAAACGACGTCATGGAGGATTAGTTGAGGAATGTGTCGGTGTTGATGGTGATATTCTACAGAGTGTCATTATCCCGACCATGAACGTTGCTCGAATGTGTATGGATGGTACAACGCAGGTCGATGAACCTCTAAACCAATCGTAGATATATGTCACTACCGCAGGCTGGAAGAGCACGTATGCATACTAGAAATTAATTCAAATTCTCGTCTGGATGATTACGGAACCTGAAAAAGCCATTGTTTTAGGTGGCACTTGGAGAATTCCTGTTCTCATGGGATTACAAAATAAATCGTTCTTAACCGACCAGGAGAGAGACGGAACTTTCAACGAAGCTGCCTTTGACCGAGAATATGAAAGCATTTGGTCTGGAACTGCGGAAGGCGCATTCTTTAATGGAGAGGCCTTTGACCGCAGCCGTCGATTACAAAAACCGGAATATGAATTTTCTGGTCGTTCAAGTGGATTAAGTTATTATGTTATATCAGTAGACGTTGGTAGAAGAGGGTAGCCAAGTAACATGCCCTCGTTAAACTCTTTTAACTGCTGGAAAATCCCTTTACTTTGGGATAATCAGCAGCCAAGACTTAAAAAATTTTTAGCTTTTTGGGCAAGGTGGATTATAGCAATACCCTTGTTTTCCAAGAAACTATAGAGTATATAAGTACGGTTCAACGACCATCCCTTTTATGGGAGTACATCACAAGCTTCTGGTGATGGAAACGGAGAGCGCTTTTGCGAAGATATGGTCTCATCTTGCGGGTAACCGTAAGCAGCTGCGGCGGGTCGATTCGTGGCGGAATTGACCGAAGATATATGGTGACAGTGTGGCGACCGTTATAAAGGTTATACCCCAGGTCGTGGGCACAGCTATCAAGTCTCTTGTTAACATATATACTTATGAAGATATGCATTTTGAAGAACAAGCAATACGATTAAAAAAGTTATTTTATAAATATAAAGCAAAACGTATAGTAATTGATGCCAACGGTATAGGCGCGGGCTTAGTGGATTATATGGTTAAGCCACAGAATGATCCTGTAACAGGTGATGTATATCCGGATTTTGGTGTCTATGGAGGTACTTTTGAATCTTGGGATGAAGAATACCGTAAGTATCGCACGGAAAATACCGAAGGTGATGCTATGTACCTCATCAAAGCGAATGCTCCTATTAATACAGAGGCTCACTCAATAACTTAGAACTGGCTTAACGCTAATAAGTTACAATTTTTAATTGATGAGCGTACAGCAAAACAAAAATTGCTTGGAACCGCTAAGGGACAGGCAATGTCTCCCGAGGACAGAAAGATTTATCTATTACCGTACACTTTAACAGGAGTACTTCGTGAAGAGATGCTCAATCTTCGTGAAGAGAATGAAGGCATTAATATTATACTTAAATAGGCCAGTAAGAAAATCCGTAAGGATAAATTTTCCGCTCTGGAGTATGGTTTATACTATATTAAACAAGAAGAGGATAAAGGCCAAAAGAAAAAGAAAAAATTTAATGCTAAAGATTGGGCAAAATTATACAATTAATAAAAAAAACGAAAGGAGGGCTTATAGTGTTAGCAAGCCGTGGAGAAATTAAAATACATGAAATCTTAGCAAAGAGCGATTTAATATTTAAAGAAGAATATATTATTCCTGGATTGTGTAGTTCTAATGGTAGGCCTTTGCGCTTTGATTTCGCAGTATTTGACGATTCAGGAGAATTAGCTTTTTTAATTGAATACCAAGGAAAATAGCATTATGAGCCTTCTTCCAAGTTTGGTGGTAAAAGGGGTTTCTATTAGCAGTAGTATAACGATAAAAAGAAAAAACGTTATTGTATTTTACATAATATTCCCTTAGTAGAAATCCCTTATTGGGAGGAGTGTCTAGTCAACTATGATTATATCATGGCAAAAGCTGGATATTGCTAAGGGGGGTAATTTATGGATGAAATAAAAGAACGCCAAGAGCAAATCCACAATAAAGGTTTTAATATGTCTGGGGCGGCCGGCTTAAACGCGGAAGGACGTCTAGACTATTCGAAAATTAAAGTGGGGCCAAAAACGCTTGATGACGCAGTTTTAACATTAGGAGCGCTCCCAAAGAGTAATAAAATGTATGCTCGCAAAGATCAGGTTGTTATGGCTCTTGCCACGAATAATATTTCTAAACTCAGAGAGATATCACAGTGGTATTATAATATGAGCGGCGTGTATAGCGTAGCTTGTAATTATTTGGCTAATTTATACCGTTATGATTGGTATATAGTGCCAGAAGTTTATGACAATGATGTGGCCGAAGAGAAAGTAATTAAGAATTTTAAAACTACCCTTAATTATTTAGATAATTCACATATCAAAAAAATGAGCAGCGACATTGCTCTTGATGTTATCCGCGAAGGTGCCTATTATGGTTATATAGTGCGGCTTGGCTCAAGAATGATGTTATAGAAGTTACCAATAAAATATTGCCGTTCCAGATATATGGTAGGTAATAATCCCGCGGTTGAGTTCGATATGCGCTTTTTCGATGATGCATTTCCTGATGATAATTATCGGCAGCGCATTCTCCGCCTATTCCCCGCAGAGTTCCAAAAAGGATATTCCTTGTATCGTTAGAGGAAATTAAGACCTGATTTTGCGGGAGACATTTGCGGTTATTGGTATCTTTTAGATGTAGAAAACACTGTTAAATTTAGTTTTAACAATGGAGATAAACCGCTTCTTGTGAATGCGATTCCCGCAATAATCGACCTTGATGCCGCGCAAGATCTAGACCGCCGCAAATAGATGCAATAGTTATTAAAAATTATTATTCAGAAACTTCCTTTAGATAAAAACGGAGATTTAGTCTTTGATATAGATGAAGCTACTGATATACATAATAATGCGGTTGAAATGTTAAAACGTGCAATAGGCGTCGATGTAATGACTACTTTTGCGGACGTTATGTCTATTGATATGTCTGATAATACGACTGTTAACTCTACTGACGCTTTACAGAGAGTCGAACGAACTGTTTATAACTCTTTGGGTATATCGTAGAATTTATTTAACACCGAAGGCAGCGTGGCTTTAGAAAAGTCAATTCTTAATGACGAGAGCTCTTTGCGGCCATTACTGTTGCAATTTCACATATTTTTTGATAGAATAACGTAGGAATTGAATTCTAAGAATAGGAAAAAATATAACTTTAGATTATATATGTTAGAAACTACGCAATATAATTATAAAGAAATGTCTAAACTTTATAAAGAATAGACATAGATTGGTTTTTCAAAGATGTTGCCGTAGATTGCTTTGGGGCATTCGCAAAGCGCCATTTTAAATACCGCCGTATTTGAGAATGAAGTGCTGCATCTTACTTAGGTTATGATTCCCCCTCTAATGAGTTCTACTTTAAGTAGTGAAGATGTTTTGGACATAAAAAGTCAAGATAATACCTCTAAAAATCAAAATACTACAGAGGGTACTACATCAGCTGGCGGTCGTCCAGAAAAATCAGATGATGAAAAAAGCGATAAGACTCTCGCTAATGAAGAATCTCAGAAATAAAAGGAGGATATGGAATGCACACAAGTGTAAAACTTGAAACACCTTGCGAATTTATTAATATAACGCCAATTAATCCTCTTATTTCTAAATGCCAAATAAAAGTGTGTTATGTCGGAGAGGAACCCAACCGTAATGGTAGCATTATTACTAAAGAGGTCGCTACCGAGATGGCTAATAGCCTTCCGGGTTCCCCCATAGTCGGAAAATATGTAGATTATAAAGAAGACTATGAAGAGCATAATCGCATAATTAGTCTAAAAGATGGCGAATGGGTGGTTACAGATGATACTCGCCCATATGGCTTTGTTGATTTAAATGCTAGAGTTTGGTTTTAGAAGTTTTTAGACGATGGTGTTAATGAACGCGAATATCTCGTAACTGAAGGATATTTATGGACAGGATAGTATCCAGAGTGTTAGAGGATTATTGAAAAAGGCAACAATCAATCTATGGAACTTTCTGAACAAAATTTGGATGCTCATTGGACAAAAGATAAAAATGGAAAACCAGAATTTTTTATAATCAATGAGGCGATTATCTCAAAGCTATGTATTTTGGGTGAAGATGTAGAGCCTTGCTTTGAAGGCGCGAGTATCACCAATATATAGTTTTCATTTGGGGATAGCTTTAAAGAATAGCTCTTCTCAATGATGAAAGAGATGCAAAAAATTCTTGATGGAGGAAATACACCAATGTACACGAAATATGCTGTAGAAATCGGCGATGCTCTTTGGTGCCAAATTATGGATTATTTGCGTGCTCAATACCCCGATGAAGATGGTTGGACAACCATGGGCATTGATGGTATTTATGAGGAGGGCGGAAATAAGTTCGTGATTGTGCGCGAGCATACTACCGGTAAATATTATCGTATTGATTTCGTTGTAGAGCCAGAATTTTCAGTTCAAGGTGAAGCAACCGAAGTTGAAAAATCCTTTGAGTCAGTTAATGAAGAAGGAGTTGCTGCTCCTCAATTCAGTGCGGAGGCCGTCGCCGAGTATCGTGCGACCGTCAGTCCTTCGGAGCCTGAGACTCCAGAAGTTGAGACTCCTGAATCGGAGCCCGCGCAAGAAGAGGACAAAATAGGTCAATATAATCTGGACGAAATTCCAGAATATATAGAGTTAACTGAAAAATTTAATCAGTTAACAACAGATTATGCTGCGCTTGAGCAGTCTTATGATGAATTAAAAGCTACTGCAGATCAGGTTACAGCTACTATTGGTGAATTAACCGAGTTTAAAAATCAGGTTGAGCGCCAAGAAAAACAAGCAATGATTGATAGCTTTTATATGCTTTCTGATGAAGCCAAGGCTGATGTAGTTGCTAATATTGACAACTATTCATTGGATGATATAGAAGCAAAATTGTCAGTAATTTGTGTTCGTAACAAGGTTAGTTTCGCTCTAGAAAATGAGCCGAGCGGACAGACTATCGTCAATCTTGATGGTATTGGCCAAGAGGATACAGTTCCTGACTGGGTTAAAGCTGTTGAAGAAGTTGCGAAAAATATGGAATAAAATGAGGAGGAAATGCTAAAATGCTTTTAAAAGATATGCTAAAGGGCAAGAGCCAAGCTAAATATGTTGAATATGGCTATGGTCAGGTTGAGCCTAACCATCTATCCGCCCAGCGTAATGGACAAATTTATGCACAGCTTCCTGCCGATCCCGCAATTAAGGTTTTAGAACAGGGTCAGTTTGTTAAGTATGATTATAAGTCTGGCCTTGTGAACTTTACTGGCGCCGGCGAATGGATGCTAGTTTTTAATGAGATTAAACTTTATCGTGATGGACAGAGTGATTGCGAATTCGCAATGCAAAAGGATGATTATGTCGCCCGTATTTATAGTCCTGTTGATGGCGATAAAGTTGGCGCTCAGAACTGGACCGGTCGCAGCCGTACCTTTAACGGTGTTGCTGAAAGTCCTATTGAGGGTGAGCCTGATATTGAGAAGGTTACTGCTTCTCCCGACATGTATGAGTTACATTACAACGAGGATCCTTTCCACTTTGAGTCGAAGGTCGATCCTAAAGCCATGCCTGCTAATGCTACTATGGTTCCCCGTGTTTTCAAGACCATGGTTGGCGATATCATGACTCTTAATACCATTAACGAGACTGAGCCTGCTCTGGGAGATGTTTTAACTCCTGGTGCTGATGGTATTTTAGCTAAGGCTGGTGCCGACGCTGCTGACGCCATGCAGTGGCAAGTTGTTAAAATTTATAATATGCCTGACTACCAAAAGGGTGTCAAGGTTATGCGTATAAAGTAATAGGAAAGGAGAAAAAGAAATGTTAGATAAAACTAATTTACTTGCTTTGATGAAGACGGTTGCTAAGGCTGATCGTTCTGCTCCTACTTCCTATAGCTTTGGTGGTAAATCTTTCAGCTATGAGCAGCTGAATGAGACCCTTCGCCAGGAGCTTAATGAATATGCTGGCACTTATTCTCTTTATCGTGAGAACAAGAATATGATTTTTGAGCTGATTGAGAAGACTATCGACGAGATTCTTCCCAAGAAGGTCGAAGAGCAATATGCTCAGTTTGCTGAGACTCAGGTTTTCGGTCAGGGCGATAAGCCCATCTTTAAGCGTAAGCTGAATTCTCGCGTCCGCGCAAAGCAGTTTATCACTCGTGTTGGCCTTGCTGGCATGTACGAAGTGTTCAAGCTTGCTAAGGGCGAGGAATCTTTCGAGGTTCGTACCAGCGCTATTGGCGGTGCGGCTCAGATTGGCTTTGAGGAATTCCTTGATGGTCGTGTTGATTTCGCCGAAGTCACCGCAATTGTTATGGAGGGCATGGATGACCTCATTTACGAGGAAATTGGTAAGGCTTTAAAGGCTTCTATCAATCAGCTTCCTCCTGCTAACCGTTATGCATTCAATGGTTTTGATGAGGCTGGCTTTGATAAGCTTCTCGTTGTTGCTTCTGCATATGGTGAGCCGACCATCTACTGCACTTACGAGTTTGCTGTAAAGATGGTCCCCAAGGATGCTTGGCGTTACACTGAGTCCATGAAGAGTGAGCTTTGGAATACTGGCCATCTTGCCAATTACAAGGGTAAGAAAGTTATTATTCTTGAGCAGGGCTTCAAGGATGCTACTAATACCGAGAAGGTTATTGATCCTGGCTATTGCTGGATTATTCCTAATGGCGCTGACACCAAGCCCGTTAAGATTGCCTTTGAGGGTCAAACCATTGTCGATGAGTATAAGAATTATGACCGCTCCCGTGAGATTCAGGTCTATAAGAAGGTCGGCGTTGTGTGCATGATGGCGAATAACATCTGCGCTTATGTTGATACTTCGCTGCGTGGTCAGATGACTACATGGAAGCTTAACAATAACGACATGATTCGTGACTATACCGGTAAGGTTCCTACGGTTTAAGGCTTGACATAGTTATAAAAATATGATATAATAAAGGGGAAGAAGGGGTAGAAATTCCCGTCTTCCCCCTATTTTTATTATAAAGAGTTAAAGGAGAGATTTTATATGATAGCACCTAATACAATTTATGCTGTCAAGAATAGAAGCTCTAGTATGGTTGGATACGTAGTTCCCGAGATGAATATTCGTAGAGAATTTCAGCCCGGAGAAACAAAGAAAATTGCATTTAAAGAGTTAGAAGCTTTAAGTTATCAGCCAGGTGGCCTTGAGTTAATTCAAGATTATTTACAGACTACGGCTGAGGAATTAACAAAAGAATTAAATGTGACTACAGAGCCGGAATATTATATGTCCGAAGACCAGATTAGAGATTTACTTGTTAATGGTAGCCTTGATGCTTTTCTTGACTGTCTCGATTTCGCCCCAGAGGGAGTTATTGAATTGGTTAAGGACTTTGCTGTGCGGCTGCCGCTTAATGATGTGCGGAAGCGCGACGCGTTACGCGAGAAGACGGGGTTTGATGTTTCTAAGGCTTTAATTAATGCCGCAGCAGATGAGACTGAAGAGGAAACTCAGACCGTTCCCGAACGTCGTGTAAAGCCGGCAAATACAAAGCCCGAAGGCGCCCGCCGCACTGTCGGTGAATATAAAATCGTGGGTCAAAAACAAAAGACTTAACGAGAAAGGGGCGTTAAAGAATGGGAACACCATTTACTAAAGTATATAATCGTTTTCTTGGTAAGATTACTGATGATATGTACATTGAATTAACCCCAGAAGACACTATTAAAGATTTACAAAATCTAATTATTGATGCTATTCCCGGATTTGAGTTTCCACGCAAAAATTTAATGGATTATGAAATTAAAACTGCGGTGAAACGTGAAGATGAATTAGTCCCTGATGATTTTGTTATTGGAGTAGTGTGGGGGACAATCCCAGAAGATGACGCCCAGATTCCTAATGTAATTGTAGAACAGTCCAGTTTTGCAGCAGAACTAACTGACGAAGAAATTAATATTTTAGCATTATTAATGATGTGCGCTTGGGTAAATCGCCAAGTTGCATCTATAGAAAATACTCGTATGAAGTTTACATCTTCAGATTTTAAAATGACTAGTTAGGCCAATCACTTATCTAAACTGATGAATTTGTTGGCCGAGGCACAAAGACAGTCTTTTCATATGCAGCGTCTTTATAAGCGCCGCAAAATTACAACAGACGGTACTTATGCTTCCAACTGGTCAAGCCTGAGAGGGCGTAGTACCTTTGATGACTAAATACGGATTTGATTTTTCTAAAGAAGTAATTGCTAAAGATGTTGATAGATTAACAAGTTAGGTTTGGAAATTAATTCCGATGCGTGAAAACGGAGAAGACTGGGTAAAACAATTAAATACTGTCATTATAGAAATTAGTGGGTTACATGAAATATTTGTATTTAACCCACTATTTTTATAGTTACTTGCAAAGTTAGAGGGTATGGGAAAAGAAAGTCCGACATTTTCTTTTTACCGTAAGACGGTATTTGAATGCATTAGTTTATTATAGGAGTTGAAAAAATGAGTGGTATTACTTTAGGTGGTAGCCGCCACCCTTCAAGTCTTATAAAAGGACGTCTGGGTATATTCGAAAAACCGGAATTTAAGGGAGATCCCAATGTTGCCGGTGTTAATGATTAGTACACGCGCTTATCTGCGGCCGGGGGTAGTTTGCAGCAACAGCGCATGATTCGAGATAAAAGGAAATCTCTTGATAGAGCTTTATGGTTTTCTTATTAGGGTGCCACGGTGCGGCTGGTCGATTCTGAGAATCCCGAACCGGCGCGCGCCCTGATTAATGCAAATAAATTAAAACAAGATTACGATGACAAGATCCTATCTATTGGGTTTGAGCACGGCTTTTAGCCGGGCGATGTTTTTGAGTGGATCGGGACAAAAACTTATTGGCTTATTTATTTACAAGAGCTAACTGAATTAGCGTATTTTAGAGGGAGTATTCGTAAATGCTCCTATCAGGTTGAATGGCTAGATGGAGACAGTCGAAAAAAGGTATATGCTGCGATTCGTGGCCCTGTTGAGACAAAGATTAATTATGTCCAAAAACATCAAATAAGTATTGACACTCCAAATTATTCATTAGATATTTTAATGCCGAAAACTGAGGATACTTTAAAATATTTTAAGCGTTATGCAAAGTTTTATTTACAAGATGCGGATATTGCCAGCAGTCGAATTTGTTGGCGCGTAGAGGCGGTTGATAGCATTAGCATGCCAGGAATAGTGGAAGTTGTTGCTGTAGAATATTTCTCTAATAAAGATGAGGATAATGTTGAAAAAGGTTTGGTTGGTGGCTTAGTGCCGATACCGTCCGATCCCAATGATAAAACCACAGAAGACGATTTAATTATTGGAGAAACATTTATTAAACCGAAACGCGATTATAAATATTAGTTTGTTGGTAATGCGTATGGTGAGTGGTATATAGAAAATAAATATCCAATAGATATGAAAATATGTGAAGAAGATAATTCTGTGACTCTCAAATGGAGAAGCGGATATAGTGGGCAATTTGATTTGTACTATGGGTATGATAATGCTGATTTATATATAGCTAGACGTACTATAGTAGTACAATCATTGTTTTGAGATAAGGGAGCAGGACTATGAAAATAGAAAATTATAATTTTCCTAAATCTAGTTTTTTATCGGTTGAAAAAGACTTTGAGATAATTGTAGACCGGATTTGTTAGAATAAGCGTTTATAGAAGCTTTTATATTATACAACTCCGGATTGTCTTTCGAAACCAAATTTGACCGATGAGTAGCTGGGTGAATTATTACAGAATAACATTAAATTAGTTCCAAAATTAAAAGTTGAAGATGAATATAAAGTGTATTTATTTATTAAGATGGATACATTTACGCCAAATGTAACAAATCCATGGTTCAGAGATAATATAATTGAATTTGACATTGTCTGTAACTACGATTTGTGGTCGCTTGATGGTTATTCACAGCGCCCCTATAAAATTCTTGGGGAATTAGATTATATGTTTGCGGATAAGCGACTTACAGGCATTGGAACAACTGAATTTTTTGGGGCTTCAGAGCTAGTCTTGACAGATCAGTCAGGAGGCTATTGTTTAATGTATAAGGTAGTTCATGGCGACGAGGATAAGAAACATGCTCCCAATCCTGCTGATGAGCAAGACTTTTTATTAAATTTTAATCAGATATATAATCCATAATGGATTATCGTTTAGCTTTAATGACCGGTGTGGATTTACCTGTGCCGGAATGCTAGTTAGCAGTACATCAACCCACTATATTAGAATGGTCGCATATAGGGGAAGAAACCCTTTTTATCGGCCTTTAGTATCTTTGTATTAACAAAAATATGCTTCTTTAGGACGAAAGTGTTTTATCGAATAAGTCTAATTTTTAGATATTTATGACAGTAATGGCTTCCCAAGAGGGAATAAGTAAGAAAGAAGCTGTAGGAGAGGTTCTTAAATTACTGTTACCAAATAATAAATGCGTACTCACTCCGCGCTCAATAATGATTGCGGGAGACGCATCTCATGGCAGCACGTTAATTGATGAAGACAATTTTGATGCTTTTTAGAATGCTGTTGCGCAATTAGCCTGTTTAACATCGACATTAGCCGGGCCATAGGGATCATTTAATCCCCAGTCGCCCAAAGCAAAGGAGATTGCGGACAAGCTTATGCGCGCACGGTAGCGTGTCGCCGCATAGAAAAAAGACGGTGATGGAAGCGTATTTGGACGTTATATTTCTATTCTTACTACGGGTTTGGGAATACCACTACAAAGCATATTAAATCTCACTATTTATCAAATTTATGACCTTATATAGCGTTATAATTTACTTATCGAGTGGGATTTGAATATAAAGACCCGGCTTGCCGGCGGAACGCCAAATTCAGAGCCGGAAAATTGGATGAAAGATATCCATTAAATTGTTTGATATAACATTACACGCCTGTGTAGTTATATATAATGATATAATTGCCTCGGGGCGCTGGAGGAAAGAGAAATAGTATAACATTTCCAAAAATGTCAAAAGAATATTTACCAAATTTTATTCATGGTTATTTTGATGTATGCGCTTAAAGGGTAATTGTGATACTTTAAGAATTGGCAATTGTATCTATAGGAATGACCTAGAGTTATTCCTTCTCCGAGAAAGAGAAAAATTCTATTAATTTTAAAGGAGGAAAAAATATATGCGTTTTGGCGTACGTGAGATCTGCGATGTTGTTCTTCGTGCGAAGGCGGCTCAAAAGATCGGCAACAAGATTTTCTATAAAAACGAGCCTGTTATTTATTTTGATAGTTTAAAGACTAGTTCTCTTGAGGGTGCTGCGACTACGGTTTACGCTCAAGGTGGACGTGGTAATGCTAGACTCGTGGCGTGGGAAGGTGAAAGAACTGTAACCTTCACCATGGAAGATGCTCTTATTTCGCCTGCTGGCTTCATGATTCTTTCTGGCGCCGGCCTTATCGAGGCTTCTAATAAGGCTCCTATCTATGTTCATAGTACCGAACAGCTCGTTTTAAAGGGTGCCGCCGATGGTGAGGAAGCTAACTTTACTAATGAGGCCGATAGTGTTACTATTACCATTAGCAAACAGCCTGCGACTCCTAATGCTGGTGAGGACTTCATCTATGTTATGCTGCTTGATGACCGCGGTGAGGTAAGTACCGAGCCTTATATCGCTACTTTAGTCGAGGGCGGTTCTGATACTGAAGGCTATAAGATTAAGATCGCCGCTGATACCACTCGTCAGCCTCAGTATAGTATTCTCGATGAAGAGGGCGATGGCGCTGCTCATAAGTTAGCAAACTTTAAGGCTGGTGCGGTTGTGCTTGTTGACTATTATGTTAAGAAGATTTCTAATGCTCAACAGATTGAGATCACTGCTGATAAGTTCGGTGGTAACTATTATCTCGAGGCCTCAACTCTGTTCCGTAACACTGACGGCGTTGATATGCCAGCTGAATTCATCATTCCTAACTGCAAGATCCAGTCCAACTTTACATTCACCATGGCCAGTTCTGGCGATCCTTCGACCTTTACTTTCACGATGGATGCATTCCCGGATTATACTCGTTTTAACAAAGAGAAGAAAGTTCTTGCGGCGATTCAGATTATCGAAGATGGTGGCGCTGATGACAAGCTTCTCCGTGCTTCGACCATTCATGCTGCCGCAGATGAGCTGAAGTTTGACTAATGCGTATTACTAATCACAGACGTTCGCTCCCTAAAGTGGCGAAAGTTGAAAGTGAGAAGCCAGTAATCGTAGAAAAAAAGGTCGCAAAGCCGAAGAAAACTATTTCTGAGGATAGGATTAAGAATATTGATATTCTTACTATGGCAGAATAGGAAGAGATCTAAATTTTATAAGGGGAGAGTTAAATAAAACTCTCCCCTTATTTTTGTTATGAGAGAAGGGAGAAGCTATGAAAGTTAATAAAGGGCCAACGCATGTAGATATATATGCCAGTTTTTATAATAACACGGAATATGATTCAGTAATTAAAGCAGCTACTGAAGCAGCTTTATAGGGGTTGCAGGGAGAGAGCTTAGCTGAGACAAATTATTTACAGGAATAGTTAAAGTTAAAAATATAGAGTAAAATTAATTAGTTAAAACTTTTGATGAAAAAATCCGTGGGTACCAATATTAAATAGATGCGGCGATCGGGCTGGCAGAGAGAAGCTACTGGCTATTCAATGTTTGCACAATAGCAAAGAGGACTGTAGTATTAGTTAATAAATAACAAAGCTTCTTTAGCTTAGGCTTATAAGATTTTAAATAAAATACAAGCTATTATTCGAGGAACGCCCATAGATTATGCGGTATACATGAAAACCGATAATGGGGAATATCGTCGCTTAGAAGTTTCTGAAGATGAATTATTAAAGTATACTACCGCGCAAGTATCGAAGAAACGTGGCGCCAGATTAGGCGCAATTCGGCATAATATGAAATTATTGTATGATGATTAGGAGAAAGCTATATAGCTAAAGAAAAAAGAGTTATAGTATTAGCATTCATTGGGATAGCATATTAATGATTTTCTAGAACATGCTTTATTCCGGGAAGGTGGTACAAGATATCCAGCCTATGGTATGGAGGTATTCGAAGCTCACTATAAATATGTTAATCATAATAAGCGGGCCGCAGATGGAACAGGCATCTTTGATGCTATTACTTTTAATCGAGAATTATAGCAAATGTATTTTGCCCGAAAAAAGGATTAGACTCCGTGGACACTAACAGGCGATATTGGTAACACATCTGTTAAATATGTGGATTTGACTGTTGGAAATGATAAATTTGCAGGATAGGGAATACAAGATAAACATTATATGTTAAATTTAGGTATTACTTCTGCACGTACTATGAATTATTTATTTAATTAGTTGGATTATTTAATAGACACATAGAATTCTCCTATGGAAAATGCTGCCTTAGTAAAGAATTTATTGCTACTGAGTACTCCCGTGGTGGAAGACTGCGCCGCGGCTGCCGCACGAGGAGGAGACAAAAAAGTACTCGAGAAAGCTGTAGATACACTCATAAAGAATTTGACTTCTTGAATTTTTTATGATATAATATAAATAAGAGTAAAAGGAGGAAATCTATTTATGAATTTTGAAAATAAGATTAATTATAAAGAAATTGGAAAAGAGCCGGAATTTAATATCACTGTTTGCCGTCGTATTGGAAATGACAAAGAGATTTTAATAAAGACTTGGTTACCCACTCACGATCTTTTGCAGCTAATTTCTCGGATTGTTAACAGATCAGTTGATGAACATGATTATTGTAATCCTTGCCGCGTTAAGATAGTGAGCGAGGTTGAAATGGTGTTAGCTTGCTCAAATGTTGAAGTTCCAGATTATGAAGATGCCGATATTTGTGAGATTTATGATTATTTATATGCGAATAAAATTATTGATGTAGTAGCTGATGTTACTAAGGCGACTGGGCTGTGGAATATGGTTATGGATTCAGTAAATGAAGTTGTAGATTCTGTATATAAATATTCTAATTCCGCGCGAGGCATTATTCGTGGCATAACCTCAGATTTAGAAGATGTTCAGTTTGATGCTGAAGTAATTCAGGAAAAGTTGGGTAATCCTGAAAACCTTGCTCTTCTGAAGGATATTTTAACCAAATTAGGTTAATCGGTCTATTAATTTTTTCAGAATTATATAGAAATAGTCCGCCGGATTTTATTTCGGCGGACTTTTATTTTTTAGATATATAATTTTTAAATATATTAAGAGTGAAAGGAGATAATTTAATATGAATGCTGCTAGAACAGTGCGAGTAAATCTTGACTTTACTGCAACTACTAGTCAAGCTGAAGCCGCGCTTTCACGCTTAAATACTAATTTACGCAACATTAGTAGTCAAACGAATTTGGATACAGGCGGTTTACGGTTGCCAGAGCAATTAAATACAGCGTCTGTTGCGGCCATAAAACTGCGAGAAAATTTGCAAAATGCTATTAATGTAGACACTGGTAAATTAGACTTATCTAAGTTTAATCATGAGATGAAAAAATCGGGAATGTCCCTAAAGCAGTATCGAGATGCTTTAGTAAGCTTAGGCCCTACGGGTCAAGCAGCTTTTATGGACTTGTCAAAGGCTATTTTGGCTTCCGAGACTCCTCTCAGACAGACCAATGTATTAGTTGATAAGCTGTGGGATAGTCTAAAGAGAACTGCAGGATGGCAATTAAGTTCTACCGCAATCCACGCTTTTGTAGGCGCGATATCGACAGCTTATAATTATGCTTAGGATTTAAACAAATCTCTGAATGATATTCGTATTGTTACAGGATATGGCTCTGATAGGATGGCAGAATTCGCAAAAAATGCGAATAAAGCAGCTAAACAGTTAAGTGCTACAACGCTAGATTATACGAATGCATCATTAATTTACTACCAGTAGGGCTTAGATGATAAAGCCGTGCAAGAGCGCTCGGACGTTACCGTAAAGATGGCCAATGTTACTGGTACTGCAGCCTAGACTGTTTCTGATCAGTTAACAGCAATCTGGGAAAACTTTATGAAAGACGGTGAGCATGCCGCAGAATGGTATGCGGATGTTATGACCGCGCTTGGCGCGGCAACCGCGTCTAGTACGGATGAAATCGCGGAAGGCCTTGAGAAGTTTGCGGCCGTCGCTGATACAGTAGGTTTAAGCTACGAATATGCGACCGCGGCACTTACTACTATTACCGCAAAGACTCGTCAATCTGCAGATGTTGTTGGTACTGCTTTAAAGACTTTATTTGCACGCATTGAAGGTTTAAATCTTGGCGAAACGCTTGATGATGGTACTACATTAAATAAATATTCTAAGGCTCTTGACGCCGTCGGTGTTAATATCAAGAATGAAGCCGGCGAGCTGAAAAGCATGGATGAAATTTTAGACGAAATTGGCGCTAAGTGGGACACTATTGGCAAGGATTAGTAGATTGCATTAGCGTAGACTGTTGCCGGTGTACGTCAATATACCCAGTTTATTGCCCTTATGGATAACTGGGACTTCATGCAAGAAAATTTAGAGACGGTTGCAAATGCAACTGGTACTTTGGACAAGCAAGCTGAGATTTATGCAGAATCATGGGAAGCCGCAAAAAAGCGCGTTCAAGCTGCAGCAGAAAGTATATATCAGGATCTTTTAAAAGATGATTTTTTCATCTGGTTAACTAACGGTTTTGGATCAATAATAGGATTTATTGACAAGATTATTGACTCTTTGGGCGGTTTATCTGGGGTATTGCCTGGTATCGCTTTATTAGTTAATAAAATATTCGGTGATAAAATTATTGCCGGAGCTTAGACTTTAGCTCACAACTTAATGAATTTAACAGCTGCAGGACGTGCAGCTAACATGAAAAGAGACGTTAGCCGCTATGAGGAAGTTGCGCAATTATAGAAAGGGTTGAATCCCAATTCTGGTCTACGTGAAAATAATGAAGCAACTGCAGTTAGTACAACGGCTGATAGAGTACTTGCTATATAGAAGCAAATTCTTGGAGTTAAGGGAAAAATAACCGAAGAAGATAGAAAACATTACCAGATAATGTTAGATGCTGTTTAGGCATCCGGTGAAGAGCTTTAGGCACGAGCTAAGCAACTTGATCTCGCGCAAGAAGAGGCGCGATTATCAGCTAATGAGATACGCAGTAAAGCCTCTTTCGGTTCGTATGAAAATTTAAAGGGAGCCGGTTCTAGTTCACTTCGGGCAATAATGTCGGAATATGATAATGGAGCTTCAATAAATGATATTGTACTCCCTACTTCTAAGGGTGCTTAGCAAGGCGTCATTGATTAGCTTAATAGCAATTTGGGGTTAAATGGCTCAGCTGCTTTATAGCTTGATGATCTTACTAACAAAACTCAAAAGTTCCAACAGGCTTTGGAGTCTCTTTCTACCGCTTCTGTTTAGTCTTTTGTTAAGGACTTTGACGGCTTGGGGGAAAGCATTAGAAATAATGCTAAATAGTTAGCAGAATTTGAACATGAAGCTGATTAGTTAACTAAGTTAAAATCAAGTGTAGGAAACTGGCAAAAAGATCCTAATTTTGATTTAGAGGGATATAAACAACAATTTAGAGATTTAGGGTATAGCATTAGTGATGCTGCTGATGCTGAAGAATTGCTAACAGCAGTGAGTAATGCTGAGACAGAAGCTCTCTAGAAAAGTCGAAGGGCGGCTGCGGGTAATGCTGACTAGATTGAATAGTTTGCAAAAAAATATAAATTATCGACTGATGAGGTTTAGCGTTTTGCGGAGCAGCTTAAAAAAGCTGAAAAGATGGGGCTTACCTATGAAGAATACTTAAAGAAGACTGGAGAAGCTGCCGTATGGGCAGGGAAAAATATTGAGAATGCTTCTAAAAAGGTAAGTAAAATAGAAGTTGCTAAGGGTCTTGCTAATAATTTAATGTCTTTATAGATGGGATTTGCGAGTCTTAGAACTTTCTTTACGACTTTGGCCGATGATTCTGCTTCTGCTGGTGATAAAATTATGGCCTCCCTTTCAGCTTTAACTTTTGGTATAAGTGGTATAGTTGTTCCTTTAACTTCTGGTATGAATTCTCTTACAACCGCTTTGCGTTCTTATACAGCGGCAGAAATAGTAGCAGAAGCTGCAACCAGTTTTAGTAATAAAGCAAAAAGCAGAAAAATTATTTTAGAGAATTAGGCAAAGATAGCTACAATTTTAAGTGCGAATGCTTCTAAAGACTTAACAGCTGCCGAATTAGCAGAGAAATTAGCTGCGGAAGGCATTGGCACAGAAAAGACTCGATTGGGTATTGCTGAGGCTATTTTAAATAAGCAAAAAGGTCAAAGTTTAATTGTAACTGGTTTAAACACTCTTGCTCATAAATTAGAAGAGAAAGCTCTTTCTGAGGAGAATGTTAGCTTAGGACTTAACATAGCTTTATGGATTACCAAAAAGTTAGCGGCATTAGGCGCCGTTGGGGCCATTATGGTTGTTGTTGGGGCCATAGCAATTTTAACTGGGGCAGTTATGGGTATAATAGCTTTAGTTAATAATATAAAAAATAATAGTCTTTCTGGTCAACTAAAAGGCTTAACCGAAGAGAGCAAAAACGCTGCTTAGGCTGCTGATGATGCAACTAATAAATATAAAGAGTTAAAAGATGCTGTTTCTGATTATGAGAATGGAGTTAAAAGTTTAGCAGATTTGACTAAGGGCACTCAAGAGTTTGAAGATGCCACAGAAAAGGCTAATGAGGCTGCTAAAAAATTAATTAAAACTTATAATATAAAAAATTGGAGTATTGTCCCAGAAACTGGCTTAATTAAGATAGATGATAAAGAACTTGAAGATGCTCAAAATTAGGCTAAAACAGAAAAGACAGAGGCACAAACAACAGCATCTGCATTTTCTGCTGCATAGACAAAAGTACAAATTCAAAAAGAGCTTTAGGATTTATCAGATCGCTATATTGCAGACTACTCTACTAATACCAATAATCAGGTAATCGGTTATGCAGGTACTGCTTCTGATATAGATAAGATAGTTACTGCCATGGGTAATTTTAGTGGTGGTGCAGAATTATTCTTTAATGACGTAAAAGCAAATGTGACAGAAGCATTAGGCTGGAATGCTGATGAATTGTCTCTTGCACAACAATCATTTATTCAAAATATAGAAAATGATTCTGAAGCCTTTAAGACACATGCCGAAGCCATATGGAAAGATAAGAATTCTATTCCAGATTAGAGAAAAGATTCTATGCTAGAGCAGTTTTAGACCGGTATAGAAGGCTTTACTTCAAGTAGTCAGCAAAAAGAAATTGTTGATGCAGTATATGCTTAGACAGCAGATTAGACAGAAGCCGCCGCTAAAGAAAAATATGATAATTTATCTGGCGATAAATTGTATCAGGCTTATGCAGCGTTACAAAACTATAGTAGTTATGATACTGGCACTTGGCTTGATGGCAAAGAAAAGTTTTATGATGAGAAGGGCCAAGAGGTTGCAAATGTTTCTGATGCTGTAATGCGTGAAGCTTTGCGAGAAGCGGAGGTTTAGACGCAGTTGGGACTCCAGCAAGAGCAGGCCAAAAATGTGGTTGGGTTAGAAAATGGCAGTGATACCGATTCTGCGATTGCAAAAATGGTTACGACCCAAGGAGATTGGGATTCTGGTATTTAGCGTTTGACTGAGCAAGAGTTGGCTGCACTTCAAGAGATGACAGATGCCCAAAAAGCTGATTATGCGGATATTTTTAAGAGTTTTGGATTAGATTTAGATAAAGCAATTGCATCAGTAACGGGTGATAATGCTAAATAGGCTGGTGAACTGTAGGCTTCTGGAGCTAAAAAACATCAGGAAGAAGAAATAAAAAGCACTGCTGAAACTTACGGTTTAACAGAAGAAATGATTGAATCTTAGGTAGAGGCACTACAAGAGCAAAAAGAAGCCTATAATGAAAATAAAGATGCCGCTATCCAAGCAGTTAAAGAGCAATTAAGGCTTCAAAAAGCTGGAACCAATTTAAATAAAATTTGGAAAGATAATTCCGCAGCAATTAAAAAATGGACGCAGGGACTTGATGATAGTATAGAAACCCAGTAGGCCGTTGTGGAATTACAAAATGCTTTAAATGATGTATTTAAAACTAAAGTCTCTACAGCTTTTATTAAGAAAAATTTTGACGTTATACAGTCAGCCATGGAAGGCGATACTGAAGCCGTATAGCGTTTTTAGGATTTAGCGGCAGAGGACGTCCTGCTAACAGTTAAAGGCGTATCTGACTTTGATGATTTAGATTAGCAATTATAGGATCTTCATAATACTATTGTGGCTTATGCGGAATAGTCTGATTTCACTATAGGTGCTCAAATTGAAGATCAAGGATTTATAAATAGCTGCCAAGCAATAGTAGCCGCAGCAGGAATGACTGCCGCGCAAGCTCAATAGTATTTTAATGCTATGGGTTATGACGTAGAATTTGACACCGGTGAGACCACAAATACTCAGACATATACTTATCATAAGTTAGATGTTGAAAAAACTAAAGAAGCTGGCGGAATGCCTCAATTTGAAGATGCGGAGACTGTAATAGAGGCATCAACATAGGTTGCGGGTACAGCTATTAAAACTATTACACCTAATGGCAATTTTGGTGGTAATATTGATTTTAGTAATGCAAAATATAATGGCGGTTCAGGCGGTAAGTCTTCTGGCGGCGGTGGCGGTGGAGGAGGCGGTGGTTCCCAAAAGGATAAAAAGAAGTCCTCCGATGAAATAGAACGTTATCATACCATTAAAAAGTAGCTTGATAATCTGTCTCGTGAATACGACAACCTATCCGCGGCCAAAGATCGCGCTTTTGGCGCAAATCGCTTACGAGTCATGGATCAAGAAACTGCGAAATTGGAAGAATAGATCGCCGCGCAAAAACGTTATGTCGATGAGATTGATTCTTATTATTCTCAAGACCGCGCAGCCATTGCCGCGTACGGAGCGGTTTTCGACGAAGATGGCATTATTACTAACTATGAACAGATTATGCAAGAATAGTTAGATATCTTTAATGCCTCGCTCACGGATGAAGCCGAAGAATCTTATAATGATTTCAAAGACATTCTCAATCAATACGAAGAAACTTTAGAGCTTAAACTATCTGAAGCTGATAAATTAATCGAACAAGAATATGATAAAATTTCTTTACAATTAGAAAAAATCACATATTCTGTAGAGATTAAAGTCCAAATTCATGATGATTAGATAGATTTCTTAGAGCGTAGACTCGATCGTTTATCCAACTCTGAACGTCGTTAGTATGATTCTTATTTAGTAGAATAGGAAAAGGTATCAGAATTGCAACTGAAACGCCTTGAGACCCAGAGGGGAATTGATGCGATATAGGCTGATATTGCTAAGCAAGAAGCCCAGGGATTGGAAATGACTGATGAATAGAACGAATAGTTGCGGACATACAAAGAGACATTAGCTGACATAGATGATTAGATTTTTGATATAAAGTTTTCTATTATTGAAGATATTGGAACAGTATTTGATAATTATTTTGATGATTTAGATTATTATATTGATCGTATTAGTACATTAAATGACATGATGGAAACTACCCGCGATACTCTTGACCTATTGGGATATGATAATTTAGATAATTTTAATAGTATTAATGAAAAATTATTGTCGAATCAAAGAGTCATGTTAGGAATGTCTTAGCAGAAATTATCCAGTACCGCTAAGGAAATTAAGTATTGGTAGGATTTAGCCACTTTTGTGGAAGGGATTAATTCGTTAGATGATTTAAAGGATTCATCTTTCTGGGCGAATGATTCGGTTAAGAAGATAGCAGAAAATGCCGCTCTCGCAGAAGATTCTATAAAAGCGGTTAAAGATGCTATTAATGATCAATTAAAAGAAGCCACTGATCGGCAATTAGAGACATAGCAAGAAATCTATGAAAGTATTAATGATATTGTATAGGCTATTGAAGATAATTGGGTAGATGCTGTAGAAAAAGTCGTAGCGGTTCAAAAGAAGGGCCTATTAAACGATATTGATTATGCTGTTGATAGATATGGTGATTTAGCTGATTTAAATGATTTATATTTATCAAATTCTAAAAAGATTTATGAATTAAATAAATTAAATAGAACAATATTATAGGATATTTCTAAAACCGATAATGTCGCGGCAAAGAGTAAGCTAAAAGACGTACTTGAAGAGGTCAATGCTTTACAAAATAGTAATGCGTAGATGAGTGAGTACGAATTAAAGACTTTACAAGCTAAGTATGATTTGCGGCTGGCCGAAATCGCGCTAGAAGAAGCCCAGGAGGCGAAATCGCAAGTTCGTCTAGTGCGGGATAATGAAGGCAATTGGGGCTATATGTATACTGCCGACGCTGAAGAGGTCTCTAAAGCTGAGCAAGATGTGGAAGATAAAATGTAGGCTCTTTAGGATATATAGGAAGAAACAATGCGTGATATGGGCTAGAATATTCTTCAAGTCTAGAGAGATTATTTTGATGCTTTTTCTGATATATCCACAAATACTTCTTTAGATTGGGAAACCAAAAGTGCCCGAATAAAAGAACTCCAAAAAAATACCATGAAAGAGCTAGCGTTTTATACTGATTAGTATGATAAAGCCTTGAAATAGAGCGGCATGAATTTCGAAGACACTATTCTAGGCACAATGTACCCAGAGTACGAGAATTTGTAGAAATTCAATGACGGCTTTGCAAGTAGCGCAGATACAACCTTCGCATAGATACAAAAGTAGTATGAGGCAACTACTGGATACTATCGAGACCTGGCTAAAGCGATGGGTATAACTGATGAAAACGTACTAAATAATTTAGAAAGCATGAAAACGGCAATTGCAAATGCTATGTTAGCGGCTTAGTAGAATATGCAAACTGCGATTAGCGATTCTCAGAAGAATTTTGATGCTACTACGAAAAATATGAATGATTTAGTTAAAACCATTAAAGAAATGGGCGAATCTTTGCGGGATTGGGTCGAAGAGATGACAAAGCTGGCGGTAGTGTTCAATTCAAACGCAGATTATTTTGATCTTATGATTAAAGCTTTGAAAAATAATGATATGGACTCTGCTGAAAAGTACGCGGAATATCGTGCGATGAAAATTAGCTTAGATCCTAATTCTTATGGTTAGTATAGTTGGGGTTCTAAAGAGGCCATGGTGAAAGATTTCTAGGAGTAGGGCGTATGGATATCTGATGAAAAAGCTGATAGTTTATGGAATAAATATAACAACACTACTCAAAAGTATGATACTGGCGGATATACCGGAGAGTGGGGCCAAGATGGAAAATTAGCTGTATTGCATCAGAAAGAATTGGTCTTAAACGCTTCTGATACTGCCAATATGCTTGACATAGTGAATGTTGTTCGTGACATTGTACGATAGATAGATGCGCAAGCGTTATATTCTCGCGGACGGAGATTCGATCTTCCACGAATCGAGACTCGCGCGGAAACCTTAGAATAGAATGTGCATATTGAGGCCAATTTCCCGAATGCTACTAGCCATTAGGAAATAGAACAAGCATTTGATAATCTTATCAATCTTGCTTCACAATATGCGAATAAAAAATAACCGTAAAGGGGCACTTAATTGTGCCCCTTTATTTCATTTTGGCCAAGGATGAATGATTGACTTATCAGATTTTTTATGATATAATAGAGTAAAGTGAAAAAGGAGTGAGATTAACTATGTCTAGTTCTGAACAGATGGCTGAAAATATGCTAACTGCGATGTAGATTATAGCTGAGTCACAGCCTAACAATAATGATATAACTATTGATGGTTTTATTATTGATGCCTCTCGCGCAAAAGAGGGCGTTTACACTGTGGGTAGTGGCTATTCGCAATTTACGGCGTATGCTTCTACCATTTATAAAGAGAATGATGATGTATACGTATTAATTCCCGGCGGAGATTATAATAAATCAAAGCTTATTGTGGGGCGGCGCATGACCGAAGGTAGCGGCGCTTACAACGTAATAGACGAGTTAGATGATATGATATTTTTCCATGGTTCTGATTCTTCTTTAATTGGTTTCTCGGGGAAGACACTTGGTATTTAGGCAAATAAGAGCTCGACACCTGAGATTTTAATTGGTACATGGGAAGGCAGCTATGCCGGAGTAAGTAGATTGGGGCTGGCGCCTACGTTTACCTCATATCTAAAGCCTTTGGGAATTATAAATGGTAATTATGGTATTCGCTTATTGATTACCGATAATACTGGCGTTGTTGAAAGAGTAGAATTTGATAGTAGTGAATATTTTGGTAATCCTTATAATTATATTTATTCTACTCGGTTAACTCATGTTTATGAATTGACTACCGCCAAAACAATTATAAAGATTGAGGCTTATTTATATTAGAAAAACAATTTTACTGATTCTGATGAGAATTTGGTGGTCCCAAAAGATACAGATAAAAATATTTTTTTAACAAAGTTTTTTGTTGGCGTTGGTGCCACTAAAGGTGAAATTATGGCTTCTCGTTGTACGATTGCGACGACTTCGGGTAGTAACACTTATTACTCATCAGAATATGCGGAAACACTTGATCCTAATCCAGCAATAGAGAGGCGCTTTAATAAAGCAATAGATGAATTATTATCAGCAGCTCGTAAGGACAATTCTGATGAAACAACTGTAGAAAATGCATGGCAATCCATGTCTTCAAATTTTTCTTTAGCGGAATTAACAAGAATTAATAATTGGTTAAAAAATTATAAATTCTTTTCTCAATTGGCAGAAGCGAAATCTGATCCTGATCGTGCAAGTTTTTGCCAGCAGGCCAAACAAGATGCTGTCCCAGAGCTGCTGTCGCAATTAACCTGTTATACTCCGCATATTAGTTTTAGCTTTGCGGTGAAAGAGGACGATACGACGAAGTATTATTCGTCTATTCCTCCTTTTGATACAACCGATGAGGGGGAAAAGGCTAAGAGTGAATTTATTCGTTGGTTTCGAGCCAGAACAGGTAGCACAATAGAGAGTAATACTTTACCGCCGGAATTTCTTACCGGATGGGAATTAATTGGCCCCACAAACATTAAAGGCGAACCTACCGGTAATTGTCTGTCTACAGGTGAATTGATATTTATCCCAGATTATAAATAGAACACAGAGACGTTAAAGGCTCTTATAACCTACAAAAATAAACAATATATTAGTAATGCATTAGTATTAAACAACTTACGTAATGCCGAAAAAGAAATTTCTCAAGAGGAGATTGAGAAAGCACTTGATAAAGTGGCGGCCTAGAGATACAGCGATTTAGATTTAATTTCTGCAAATCAAGAGGCGTTAAATGATATCTATCTCGATTGTGGCTATTATATTGGAGAAGACTTTGTTTCTAATCACGGTCAATTTAATTATTATACCCGTAGTGGTTTAATACGTGAAGAATGGGCTAAAACGAGATTCGCTATTCGTTGCTATTCTTTAAACAGTGAACGAACGACGCTACCTGCTACGCTTGCAAGTAATAAGAATTTTTGCTGCGCGTAGGCGGGCTCCCGCACTTCCATGATATTTTCGCAATAGGACGCAATTCCTAAATATTTTAATGTACATGGAGAAATAGTTAACGGCTATGAACTTGCATTTACGCCGTCTCGTTACTACGAGGCAGCACGTACCGCGAATACTTTCACGTTTTCAGCGAAGTGTCATGTTGAGGGCAATGAGTCGGACGTTTTACTTGAAAATTCTTTAACCCTTTCCTTTGGGTATTATGATTGCTTAGGTACTTCACATGCCGTGACAGCTTATTGGACGGACGAGGCGTACGAAAAAGTTCATAGTTTAGTCCCTGGGAAAAAATATATCCCTCATATAGTAATAGATGGAGAAGAGACACTGGGTAATTGGGAACTCAAAGGCTCTAAGACTGGTAGTTTTACTACTTATACACCAGAACTACAAGATATTTGCGTAGCATATGGCGTCGTAGAAGTTGGCAAAGTGACGCAAGAAGATCCAGTTGGTCTTAAATTAGCCTGCTATTTACCCGCGATTATAAGTTATAATGAAGATAATATCATAGAAGGGCCAACCGAGATTGTGTATCTCTCAGACGGGCTGCCGCACTTACGTATGTCAGAGTAGGCAGAAGATGTTGGCCCAACATATAGATTAGAATTATTAATAAAAGATAATAATGATAATTAGAAATATATGACAGAAGTACCGTGGATAAATACCATAAAGCCATAGACAGTTACTGAATTAACATTAGCATACGGTATTACCGCAGATTGGGCAACTGGTTCAGAAAATATTACAGTGTCTGGTCCGTCTAACTGGAGCATTTAGGCGACTAATGATGAGAAGTCTATCACTTATATGCGCGACTTAGAAGGTTAGACTCTGGGCGTTAAAAGTGATGATGTTAAAGCGCAAGTATTTTTAAGAAATTTTGGTACTTTAACTGCCTGTTCTATTAAATATACTAATGATATGCAAGTAACAGACTATTCAAAAGTTGAATTTAGTCCATTATCTTATTTTTTATCAGAGATGGACGGTCAAGTTTACGGAGTGCGAGTATATACTGCTTCGGGGTATCTTTTAGCTACGATTCCGGTGATTTGTCGAATTAGCCATTATGCGTCAGCTTATATAGATAGCATGGCACAATATAATGGAACGGTTAAAATAGATAAAGACAATATTATTTATTCTCCGCGTATTTTGACAGGAAAATATGAAGGTGCCAATGTCGGTCAGAAGGTTTTTACTGGTGTGGCTTTGGGAGATTATGGTGGAAAAGACACTGAACCTAGTATGCGATTAGCAGGTATTTATGGATTTAACAAAGGTACATAGGTATACGCCTTTAAAGAGGACGGAACGGCGTTTATTGGTTCCGGCAACGGACGAATTAATTTTGATGGCACTAATGCTACTTTATATAATAGTAATTATGAGTCTAATCGGGGCATGCTAATTGATTTAGATGGTTCAGATATCTTTTGTAAGAATAGTAATCACTAGGCTTATTTTGGAGCTGGTAATGAAAAAAATCCCTTGCGAATTGGCAGTAATTTTAGCGTTGATTGGGGTGGTAATGTCAATATTGGCGGTAATGGCAGTATTAATATTAATAATGGCACCAATGGCGGATTTAAAGCTGATAGTAATGGTATTAATATGACAGGTATAATTTCTTTATCAGATAGAGAAAATAATAAAGTTAATATTGATAGCAAAGGTATTAGTTTATCTTCTGGAGAGCAAGCAAGCGTAATTATTAGCAGTAGTGGTATTTAGTTAAATGGCAGTATTACTGGAATTGATTATAATAATTTAACTAATAAGCCTACTATACCGGATGCTGACTCTTTAAAAATGTCAGATGAGTAGATAGCGTAGGCAGTATCAAATAAAAGTCCTGGTTTATACTATGAAAAAGGCAAGCTTGGAATCAATGCTAATGGTATTACTGCGGGAAGTTTAAATGCGGATCGTATTGGTGCGGGTATTTTAAACGTCACAGTAGGTATTAAACGAGGCTTTAGCTTGTATGGTGATTCTTCAGCGGGGCTTTCTGACAACCCTGCAGCTTGGGAAGAATTTGGAGAATTGGTGCCAACAACTGGTATGGTTGGTACACGTATAACTCATGGTGTAAGATTAGCAGTTAAACAAAAAAATCTCCAAGGTGATAACACCGGACAGAAGAATATGCTTTTTATTTCAGATGCGGGTATACGTATGGAGTTTGGTGGAGGTTCTGACCATGGTGGTGTAACTTTTGGGTTTTATAATGATGGTCTTCATATTTCAGGTGAAGTCACAGACGAAGAAGGTAACACAGAGATAAAGAGTAAAACATATAGCTGGGTATAAAAGGTGGAAAAATGGAAAATATTTCTTTACAATAGATTATTAATGGTTTAATGTCAATCTCTACTAAAGGAAATGATACTTTAGTAATGGCAGATTGTATTCGTGCTCTAGCGGTTTTCACATAGCAGTTAGAAAAAGCTGGAGCCTCGGTAAGCGCAGTGCAAATCCCAAAGGAGGAGAAAAAGGAGGAATAATTAATGGCAACAAGATTATATCCTCCCAATTTGGAAAATACTATTCCAGCTTTTTATGGGACTTCAATTGAAGTCCCATTTTCTATGAATAGCACAGTCAGTAGAGACCAAATTGAGGGGTTTATGTTATAGATTAAGAGCCTTACTAGCAATTCGGCTCTTATTAATAATATCATATCTAATAATTTTAATATAGAAAAACAAAAAGTAAAATTCGTTTTGCCGCAGGAACAAGTAAATAAATTAAATGTAGGGCAATATTATAAATTGTAGATAGCTTATTTGCCGCAGGGATATTCATCCGAAAGAGTGGCGGTAACTGAGCAAGAAGTTTTATTATAGAAAGTTAAGAATTTAGCTCCGACCTCAAATACGGTTGAAGAATCTATATAGGCATTAAAAAGTTTATATCGTCAGGCTTTATAGAATTATATAAAATTTTATTTAGATCCTGATGAAGTTTTATTGCGGCAATATAGTGTTTCTAATGATGATGATTGGTCGAATTATTGGACGCAAGTCTGTTTACAAACACTTTAGCAGAAGATTGTGACTGAGTTAAAAAATGCCGCTCAAATAAACTTAAATCCTGATTCAGTAAAGGCACAAATAGATAAGATTCAAGATGCAATGAATGTATATTCTACAGGGCTTACAGATGAAAATTTCGCCTCTCATTACGCAGCTTTAAAATCGAGTTTTACCTCTATTGATATAGAAACGGTTAATCAAGCGAATCTTGAAGCAAACACATATCGTTCTATATTTGAAGTACTGTCTAAAGGTAATTTGTATAATAACCGAGTCGAATTGGATATTTTTAAGGATTGCGATAATAATACAGTGGTGTTACGAGGTAAGGAATATTATAATTAGCACGTTTCTTATCCGCAAAATTATGATCCCAAGACTGTAGATGGATTTCGTAATATTAAGGCTTTGATTGTTGATAAAATGACACGTGCGATTGGGGTTTGCCGGCAAGAAATTTTAACTAGTACAAGTGAGTTATATCCGATCGTTGGATACTTTTCAACAGCGGCTATAGTGAAATATACCTCGGTCCCGACAGTGGAGATTCAGGGATTAAAGTCTTATAGCACCGCTGCTCAGTAGACAGATTATGTGGGCGAATATTCTTCATCAGATCCGACAGAGCGTGTAAAATATTACAGTTTTTATTTACGCGATGAGAATGGTAAAATAGTAGATTCTGTAACTGATAGTATACACAATAGTAATTCAGATACAGTTTCTTCAACGACTATTGGACAATCTATTCGTAGTTCCGATCTATTTTCTACGAAAATTTAGATGGATAAAGACAAATTATATACGGCTTAGTATGTCGTGAAAACGACAAATAATATGACTCTTACTTCGCCAATATATAACATAATTAGACGTGCTATGGTGCCGCTTGGTGATATTCAGTTTTATGCTACGCCGCATCCAGATTACGGATATATTTCCTTAGAGCTAGATTATAATAATAGCAAGGTTGACCGTGTTGGCACTTATTTATTATCACGGACTTATAAAAAAGATGGAGTCTAGATAAAAGAAAAATTAAAGAAAATTAATTTAGCTTATGATTTGTCTGACCGTAAGCCTTATAATGATTATACCATAGAACATGGTATTAAGTATGAATATATAATTGAGCGTGTCAATAATGCAGGGGTTTATTCATTGCCTGTGTTAGCAAAATTGGGGCCAGTGCCTACGAGCCCCACAGAGCAAGCCGCCGCGCAGGATAGACCGACAGAGATATCCGCTAATTTTGAAGATGCTTTTCTTTATGATGGAAAACGGCAGTTGAGAATTCGTTACAATCCAAAGATATCCTCTTTTAAGAAAGATGTATTGGAAACCAAAACTGATACCATCGGCGGCAAGTTTCCTTTTATTTTCCGCAATGGGTCTGTTTCGTACAAAGAGTTCCCTATTTCCGGTTTGATTTCTCGGTTAGAGAATGAGTGCTTTGATTTGGGGTCCTCTGAGCCTGCGCCTAAGCGTGAATCTACAGTGAGTAGCGGTTCAGCTGATTCATATTCATCAACGGATTTATCCGATGAAAATATCCGTGCCGAGCGGCAATTTAAAATGGAAGTTTTAGATTTCTTGACAGATGGCAAACCAAAGCTTTTCCGCTCACCCACTGAGGGTAATTATTTAGTTCGTTTAATGAACACTTCTTTAACTCCCGAAGATACTTTGGGTCGTATGTTACACACATTTTCTTGTACGGCTTATGAGATTGGCGAATGTGATTATGACACTCTCCTTTCTTATGGGATTATTTCAGGAGGTAATGAGGCTGTAAATAAAGTGGTTTCTTATACTTCGGTTAATATAACTCCGGATACTCAAAAAGGCAAAAATCTCTTTACCGAGTTGGGTAGTGCTATTTTGAGTGTTTCTATAGACCATGCGCCGGCTGGTTCTACCGTACTTATAGACGATGAAAAGATCATGATTGGGGCGACGGGTATGTACGAGGTACCTTTCGGCTCTTCATTCTCATCTATTAAGCTTCCTACAGACGACTCTGCCCCAACTAGTGGCGTTATTACCGTGGCTTATGAGTCTTATACGGCGTCTGATTTTGATAAAATTACGGAGGCAACAGTGTAGCAATTACCTATAGACACGGTGTTTGGCCATCAAAATATTAATGATACTTATACTCCGCTGATTCTTTCTCCGGGACTAGGAAAGAAAGGAGATTCAACCACTAATGATGATAAAAAATAGATGAATAAAAAATAGTATGTTTCTGCTATCCGGTATTTACGTTTCTTACCGCGTCCATTAGAACATATTAAAATATCTTCTGATAGAATAAATTTGATATTTTCTAACAGTGAAAATTGGATATAGGCACCTAATAATAATAATATTAAACGGCCCGTCATTAATAATTAGGAATATACAAACTTTGAATCATTTCCTTATATTTCTCGTCTGCCAATTTATTATTTTACAAGCGACAATTTGCCTTGGTATATTCCGCGGACAAGCTCAGAAACTAAGATGCAGGCTTTCGATTTGGGGTATTTTTATAAACCCGCAGATGAGAATTATTATACTTTCCATCGTTGGTCAGAGAAAGAATCCTATTTATTGCCCATTGATTATTTTAAGAATGATTCTTTGTACGATGTAGTAATTGCATATGGTGATGGTAGTGTACAGAAGTTTTCTGTTGCGCCGCAACACCCCATCGAGATTTCTGGGGGAGACTTGCAAATCAGCGCTATTTCAATTGGCGCCGCAGTATATATGGAAGCTGGTTATGAAATAGCTGAAAATAGTTTTGTGGACGAGATGAATAAATCAGATACAGAGTTAATGAATTTGCGGCAGGCCTACTAGTCGGCGCAAGAAAGTTTGCTAGCAAGCCGTGACGAACCCATCAGCCGCAAAGCCACGGCTGATAGCTATTTAGATTGGTATGTTAATAAACTCGTTCTTGAACGTAAATATAATTATGCTAAGGATGCATACTTTAAGGCAGTAGAAGAGAGGCGGGCAAAAGATAATGAATGATTATGATTTTTTATACGCTTTGGATAACACAAAGGCTCGTACTGTCTATGCTCGAGTAACTCTTTTAAACTTTGATGAATCGCCCATAGAGGCTATTGAGGGTAAGATTACGTCAGGCTCCATTAATGTTGATGGAGCCTCGGCGGTTCGACGCTCTTGCTCTTTCTCCATGGTGGCAGCCGTCATTGATACTTCAGCATATAGTTGGGGACTTCACAGTAAATTTTCTTTTGAGGTGGGGCTGGAGAATCCTTTTTACGGCAACTCCGTTTCTCCCTACAGCACCCGACCGCGCATAATATGGTTTAAACAGGGTATCTTTGTGTGTACCAGTTATTCATCTTCTATCTCTCCTTCGGGATATACTATAAATTTGCAAGGCAAGGATAAGATGTGCCTATTAAATGGCGATATTGGTGGTACACTGATTGCTTTGTCTACCGACTTCGGGCAAGTGGAAAATATTTCTTATGAATATGAAGAATAGCCTCAAGTAGACGCTGCTTTATATCGCGCCGGTAAATATTATTATTTAGATAAAGACGGCGAATATAAATTGGATACCGGAAATACTTTTATGGGAGATCGTTCTTATTATAAACGAATTGTAGTTTCTAATAAGGAAAAAATATGGATTGGCGATATAATTCGAGAGCTAGTTCATGTATATGGTAATGAGCCATATAATAACATTTTAATCAATGATATAGAGCGGTACGGCGTTGAACTATGGGAGTATCGTGGTGACTAGACTTTATTTATGATTATATCTAAAGCAACACATGAAATCGAATAGCTGATTCTTGATGACGAAACCAAAATTCGTAAAATCACTGACGATGGGGGTTATAAATTAGTGCCTTTATATACTCTATTGTCCGATGGCTCTTTTAAATTTGCTTCACTAAATACTCTAAATGCAGATTCTAAGTCATTTGATAATGCTGGTTTTTCTCTTATTGGTTTGCCTAACGCACATAATGATAGCAAAGAATATGGGTACTTATTAAAATTTGATTACGGCGATTTAGTCGGTTATCATTAGACGTTGTTAACTTACCCCGGTGAGCTAACAGCGGCAGTTGGTTCCGCGATTACGGGAGTACTTGATAATATTACTAAAATATTTGGTAACTTTGAGTATTTTTATGATCTTGATGGTCATTTTGTGTTTTAGAAAAAACGTTCTATTGTTTAGACTACTTCTACGGGTTTAGTTTCTACTTATGAATATTTAAATGGCACTGAAAAATTAAAAGATGGTGTAATTTTTAATCATGCTTTAATGGACGAATTAACTTCATATAATTTTCAAAATAGTGAGTTATTTACTCAAATGTCTATTACTCCACAAATTACAAAGTTAAAGAATGATTTCTCAGTATGGGGAACTAGAGATGCTGTTGATGGAAAATCTCTTCCGGTGCATTATCGTTTTTTGATTTCTGAGAAACCTGTTAAATATACTTCTATTCGTGATGGCTAGACTTATTATACTTCTTATGCAGAGGGCAAGGACCCAGTAGATTGGCGTGAATTAATATATCAAATGGCGCTCGACTATTATGAGTATAATACTGACGATAATTTCCTCTACAGGGTGGGCGCCGCAAATCCTGTATACTATCCGACTGGTTATACCGGTTATGAGATGTTATATTCTGACATGCAGGCTTTTTGGCGTTAGATATATAAGCCCGAAAATTAGTGGGTCATGGAGCAAGCCTCGGTTACAGAAGAAAGTTTTGCTTTGATGAAAAATGAGCTATATGTGGCTAAGAATGGAGACTATTATCATCTTTCTGCCGAAGAAGGATATGATGCTAATTAGCGCTATTATAGAAATGTTGAAAAATCTACCTCCGATGGCCGGTGGCATATTGATGTAAAGGATAATCCTACGGCTATTAATTTTTGGCTTGACTTTTGTGACTCTGGAGAATTGGCTCGTTTTTCTGTCCAAAATATGGGTGATAGGCCAAAAGCTGTTAATGACTCAACAGTAAAATCTATATATTATGAGGAGGCTCCAAACGTTCTTTTTGTATTCCCTGATGAATTATCTGATAGGACAATGACAGGTTATACGTATTTGACAATTAATAGGAGTATGTAGGATTATTTTACTATTGCTTCTACTGGAAAGAGCGCGAAAGAAGCCCTTACTGCAATGTTAAATGAATCAGCTTTTATTACAGAGTCAGCAACATTTACTTCTGTCCCAATTTATTATTTAGATGTAAATACTAAGATTTAGGTTGTTGATTCTACTCGTGGCATAAATGGAGAATATTTAGTTTCTAAATTAACTATTCCTCTTACTTATAATGGTACAATGTCTATTACCGCCACGAATATTATAGATAATATTTATTAAAGGAGGAAGAGGTATGTCATTAGCAGTTAAACAATATAGATTAATGCAAATTCCCAGTTCTGATACAGCAATAGTGACTGACACTAATGGCGGTGGTATACACAATAGCAGTAATATTTCTTTTCACTGGGAAAATGGAATTATTAAATCAATTAATTTTGAAGATATGCCAACTTCTGGCATCAAACGAATTGGAATATAGACTATACCGGGAGTGGAGTTTTCTATAAATGATTCTCCATTATCTAATATTATAATTGGCCCTTCTGGCATATTTGAGTTAGATGTTGAAGCATCTGGCTCAATTGTGGGTAAAATAGATTTAATCGAAAATACTTTGTTGCGCTATTTCGAAGGTGACAGTAGTACAGCATATTTAATTATGGATGTAATTTATGAGACAGGGGGTTCAACTATATGAGTAATATATATGGTAATCAAATTATCCCCAATGATGTAAGCAGTTTATATTTTTTCGATAAGACTTATGATAGTGATGAGCTGTCTAATGAAAATTTACGAAAATCGTATGCCGAAGGCGATGGGGTATTAATTGGGCGTTATGCTCTCAGTAGAAAAGCAGGTGTTAAAGGCAAGTCTTTGACAATTAATAAGGTGTTCCGTAAAGTCGCAACCAGTGAAGGCGTCGATTATGAGCAAGTAGCTATATTAGACGCTGTTACTCCAACATTCCGTACGAACACAGTTAATATTAACGAAGAGCTTTTTGATGTTAATAATACTACATTTAAGGGTTATATTCCAATTTCTACAAACTCTACTGACAATACGATTAGTATTTCTGCGACCGGTCCTCGTGACTATACGAAAGTTGGCGCTCCAATAGAGCATGATGTTAAGATTAATCTTCCGGTACTAGGCGAGACCGTTGCATCTATGAATAATTTAATGTATGGTCAGACAAACCGCGCCTAGACAGTACAGGGCACAAATGCCCTTGTTAGCAACATCAAAGCTGGCGGCCGCACACTTGAAGCAGATGGTGTCATTGGTGTATTAGGTAGTCTTGATTGGAAAGCTCTAAGTAATGCTAGCAAAACAGCTTGGGCATTAAATTATCTTAATATAACAGAAGATCCAGGCTAGACGAAGATTAGTGATGATTTTCTACGTCTTACTGGCGGCACGATGACAAACGCCGCAACAATTAGATGGGCAGGTGCGGAGGCTGATGCTTTTCTAACAGGCAGCAGTGATGCAGAAGGTGCAGGTTCTCTTCTTTTGTATGGTGGCGGTGAGTATATTGGTCTTAATAAAAATGACGGTATTACCATGACTCATGTTACAGCAGATAGCTTGAAAGTGGGACTGTCTCCAAGGGTCGATCAAGATGCTGTTCGATATAATGAGGTGAAGTGTCTTGTATCTCAAGGAGGCACACCTTATATTTTAACTCCTGAAGAGATTACACGTAACGGAGATACTCCTGGTGCTAATATAATATAGGTTCCTGATAAATATAGTAACTTACCAAAAAATACTATTTTCTTTGTGAAAGTGGCGGGAAATTAAGGGGGTATAAGTTATGGGAGTAAGTATAACTTATGATAATTTCCCTTTAATGTCGGGTTTTAATTACGATCACTGGTGTGGTGTAATCGGCAATAATTGGGGTTATTTTAACTCTTATCAGAATAATGGAAAAGCCGGTTATTATGGGCGCAATAGCAGTGGTGAGTTTGTATGGCTTATGCGTTTATAGCTCCCGAGTGTTATTAATGGACAAACTGTTTAGAAAATAACATCCATGTCGCTTACTGTCTATGGGTAGGGAATAAACTCAAATTCTGGTTTCCATGAGGCTTATATTATAGATAGTAGCCAATCTCCATCTAATGATACTCCTGCGGGTTGGGTAAATCAAGCTAGCTGGGGAATGTATAGAGGAACATCGGGAGGGGTCTAGACCAGTCCTTCAGCAAGAGAATTAATTTATGATTTTAATGATTTATCTTTAACCGGTGAAAAAATTTATATAGTTTTCTTTAGCTCCGAAAGGTCGAGTAGCTTTGAATACAATTTTAATGTTGGATATCCGTCTTTAACGATTGAAGCAGATGTAATTACATATGGTATTAGATACCATTGGTTTGATAATAAATTTACTGGTAATCAATAGGACGTTGCTCCAGGACAATAGAAACTTGATAGTTAGGGGTTAGAGTCAGCCTTAATTAATAAATATCATTACATGGTTTATGGTTGGTGTACAACGCCCGCGGATTTAAAGACCGTGAAAAAGCGTGATATGTCTGGTTAGAAATATTACTTTGAAGGTAGCAATTATTCAATTTAGAATGGTTTAGACTTATATCCTATAGGGGGACCGGCGCTCGATCTTGGGCTTAAAAAATATGATATATCAAATCATTATCTATTAAATAGTACTTAGTATGCTTTAGAAGTACCAACAGAAAAGAAGGTTGGTGATTCTGATAGCTTTGGAGTAGGTTTTTGGATTGATAAGCCAGAGGTCGGAGAAAAATCCATTCCATACGTTATGCAAAATAACAAATGGCATATGTTGGGAGGTAGCTTAAAAAATCGTATAGATTCTGGAGACGACAGTTATAAATTAGGAACAGGAAGGTCTGAAATCTAGCAGGCATATTACTATCATTTTGTGGGACGAGGCACTGAAGGAAAACTTTATTCCCGTGATTCAACATGTTATGAAGTACCGATTACTTTTATCGGTGATACAGCGCTCGATTTGTTTAAAATCAATGCGGAGTATACTTGGGAACAGTTAAGAGATTATTATGGTTTTACAGAGTTTCGTGATGCCACTATTGAAAGTAGCTGGACGCTTTATAAAGCAATGCCATCGGCTGCCTCTCTGTTAGCTGATAAACAACATCCACGTGCTATTAAGCTTACTTTTCCTGTATATAAAATTAATATAAAGACCTTTGATTGGGCACTTAATAAAAATGCATTATATGGGCAAGTTAATGGGATAATGAAACGCTGGTTAGTCAGTAGTAGCAATGCTACTATTAGGACTTGTTTCACGTCAAAAGGTGAGAGGTTGCTAATAGGCATAGTCAATGAAAATGAATTGAAGAAACGTACTTCTAGTCTACAAAATTCTTATAAAGAAAAGGAATTCCTTGAGGGACTCAACTCATGTGGCTCTTATTTTGAAAGAGGCGAGGAAGTTACTTCTCCTTTACCTATAGGTACTGAATTACGTTATATTCCAGTTGATAAATGGCAATAGCTAAATTAGGGTGGTACTTGTGACTTTAGCCAATTTTCTCCAATGCCACCCTCAAATGAATATGGCGTGGTATTAACTATTCCCTTTTCTGATTTAGAACAAAATATTGTGTTATATTTTGAGAAAGGGCACAAACTTAGCAACAATAAAATCATAGGTGGAGATAAGGTAAAAATTCCATTAAGGGTTTATTGGGTTAACTAGACGCCGTATATTTTTTATAAATCTGGTGGAAACTGGCTAGAAATCAGCAATAGTGATTATGATAATGTTGCTACTTTATTAAACGGTTTTACTGGCTGGGAATTTAATGGTAAATCTTATATGTCTTTAAAAGACTTATTTATTCAAGAAGCCGAAGCCCTATGTAATAATTATACTGGCACTGATACTGACAAAAAACAAAGTGTAATTAGTCTTAAGGCTGGTGACACTAATGGATTTGCTTATATTAAGGAACCTGATGGCAAAATTGGTCAGTATTATATATATGTTAAAGACAATGATTCTGGTACTTCTTTAACACGTTGTACTCCATATATTAAATAGAGTGAAAATAATGGTTGGTTATATAAAAGCTATCATAATATATTAGGTATAGATGCTAAGTAATGAATAAGTAAGAAGTTTGTGAGTGGGCAAAAGTAAAAAATTTGCTCACTCACATTTTCATATTTTTTTGAAAGGAGAGATGTTAAATGCCGAATGCATTACCGGGTTATGTGAGATTTTTACGCGGTACTAAGGCTGCTTTTGATAAAATCGAAATAAAAGATATTGATACCCTGTATTTTATTTATGATTCTGAAGATCAGACTAAAGGCTCCTTATATTTAGGCAATAAATTGATTGGAGGCGGTAACGGTTCTACTGCTACCGTCACAGATATCAATGATTTGGCCAACGTTTTAATTAGTAATGTTCAAGATAAACAAATACTCACCTACGATGCTTCGACTAAGAAGTGGGTAAATAAGACTCCTGAAGAGATACAGATAGAGGTTATGACCGGAGCTACCGCCGATACAGTTGGTACTTCTGGACTCGTGCCGGCGCCCGCCGCAGGAGAGCAAGATAAGTACTTGCGCGGCGACGGTATGTGGGCCGCCCCACTTTCTGATGAGCAACTTACTACTTTGGGCAAAGTTGACGGCTTAGAAACTCGAGTCGGCAGCATAGAAACTAAGTATGATAATTTAATTAAAGACGCTCCAGCGGCACTCGACACTTTGAAGGAAATTGCTGACTGGATTACTAAAGATGAGACAGGTACTCAAGCTCTTATTCAGCGTGTGACTAATATTGAAACCAAAGTGACTGGTTTACAGGATACTGTGGGTGACATTACAAAGTTTACTCGTTACGCAGAGGGAGATACAGTTGTTTCTATTCTAAATGATTTGGATGGCCGCATGAAGTGGTCAGACATGGATACGGTACAAGAATAAAGGAGGAAAAATGAATGGCAAATGTAATGTTTAAACGCGGCACTCAAACCGGTTTTAATAATCTTACAACTTACCAAGATGGTTGCTTTTATCTAACAACCGATAGCCATCGTTTATATGTAGGTACAGGCAATAACAAAGCCGATTTGGTTAGCCAAAGCGTAATTACTTATCCCAATTGGGCAGCGATTGAGGCTCTTTCTAATAAATCTAGCTCTAGTTATGCTCCCGGTTTATGTTCTGAAGGTCAATTCTATTATGCGAAGGCCGAGAATATCCTTTGCACTTATTCTGAAGGTAAATGGGTACAGATTAACCCCGATCATAATGATGACCATGATACATATGTTAAAAGTGTCAGTGTAGCAAAAAATACAACCGAGACTGAAAAAGGTAAGCAACTTGTTTATGACGTTAAAATTACGCAGGCTCAAAAAGATTTAAAAGGAAATAATGAAGGCGCTCCATCTGAAGTCAGCGGAAAAATTACAATTTCAGCCGCGGATTTAGGCCAGATTACCACCCATACTGATGTGGGTATAGAGGCCGAAAAGAGCGATAGTAAAGTCTATTTAAAAAATAGCGGCGTCGGCGCCAATGCGGCCGCGAAAGTTGAGCTTGCAGGCGGAGGTAGCGTGTCGGTTTCCACTGATGGTAGTAATAAGATTACGATTTCTGGTGCTGATACCACTTATTCATTAAATACTACTACCAATACTACTGGGGCAAAGGCCGCTTTACAGAATCAAAATGGACTGACAGAGGGTAGTTTTGCCGTTGAGGTTGATGGTAATGTCTTAACAGTTGAGAGTAATACTGCCGGCAAAAATGGCTCTATTAAACTGGCTCATGCGACAACTTTAACATCAGAGGCTTCTTATACTCCGACTGATGCGACAGCAGATGAATCTGGTAATGTAACATTATCAATGCCTACTGTATCAGTAAATGAGTATGGCCATGTTACTGCTGTTGGGATAAAAAATGTTACTTTACCCAAAGATAAAGATACAAAAGTTAGTGCCGTTACTGCGGATAATAGTGGTAAGATAACAGTTACGATGAAAGATGAGCATACAACCATAGAAACCCCTGTCGTTTCAAATGCGGTCTTATTCCATACAATCACTGTTGATGGTGCTGAGAAGACTGTTTACAATCAAGGAGATCTTGGCGCGTTTTATTCATCTGACAAAGTTGATACGTTAATTACAGATGCTAAGTCTGAGATGAATGCCATGACTTATTGTGGCACAGTGACTAAGAGTGCATTTGGCCAAATTACAGGCCCTCAGAAGGGTGACACTTATAAAGCAGCTGAGAGCTTTACTATAGGTTCTGGCAGTAGCGCTATTCAAGTTGACATTGGCGATTTAATCATTTATAATGGCGCTGATGTAGCAGCTGGTACCGCGGGTGATATAACTAAGTGGGAAGTTATTCCTTCTGGTGACGATATTGACACTACCTATGATATATCGCTTAACGGCACAACGATTCAATTAAATAATAAAGTTAATAGCCAGACTGCGGGTACAATTGCGGTTAAGGGTGCTGGTGGTATTAGTGTTACAAATAACGGCGGATTAAGTATCGCTCATACAAATACTGTTATTGCTGGAGTTGCTAAGAGTACAGGATTAGCTGATCGTAAATTCACCATACCAACAATTAATTATGATAATTATGGTCATATTACTGGATTAGGTCCAGCAACGACTATTGAACTTCCAGCTGACAAAGATACTACTTACACCCTTGGCTCAGACGCTAAGACTAAGATAGTCTCTTTAAAGAATAGTAGTTAGGTTGTAACAGGCAGCCTGCAATTTACGACTAGTGATGACAGCTTTGTCGTTTCAATGAGTAATACACGTGCGGATCAGCCTGTTGTCGATTTAAAGCTGGCTACATTGACGCCAAGTAATACCCCTAGTACCAATAACGTATCTTATTCCCCACTTTCTGGCGGAGGCGAATAGAAGTTTACAGTACCTAAAGCCATTGTTGATGAATATGGTCGTGTAAAAGGCTTTGAAAATCAGACTATTACTTTAAATACAGATCAATTAATCTATGATGTTTCGACGAATGTCTCTGAAACCGGCGATGCTCTATCAGTTAATTCTTCTTTAACTAATAAAGCAGGCACGGCTCAGTCTAAGTCTGTTAAGGTAAAGTCTGGTTCACTTGCCTTTAGCAAGGCAGAAGATGTAGTTTCTGTCGATTTAGTGTGGGGTACTTTCTGATTTTAAAGAATTTGGGCAACAGCCTTTAAATATATTAAAATAAAAATTAAATCTCTATGAAGAGAATTTTATGGGAAGGAGATAATAAAATTATCTTCTTCCCTTTTTATTATTTCATGGAAAGGAGATAACGGAAATGGCAACACGTTTTTAGCCAGTAAGAGGTTACTATAAAGTAATTAGTGCTAGCGCGCGCGTTGAGGGAAAAGTTTATTTTGCTATTGATACTCGCAAAATTTATTATGACAATGGCGAAAAGCTAATTCCCATGGGCGGTAATTCTGGTGTCTTTTACGCTAATAAAGATGCCTCAGTAGAGATTACTAGTTTCTCTCCTGAAGAATTTGATAACTATAATGCTTTAACTTTTGTTGGGCCTTCTGTAGACGATTTAATTTTAAATCTTAAAGATGGTTGTTTTTATAGAGTGACTGAAGTAGCAGAAGTAGAAGGCCAAAAGATATATATGGTTTTAAAATTAACCGTCGCGGGAAGTGGAGATGGTGGTAGTTCATTAGCTAAGTCTATTTCACTATTAGTTAATACTGGTTCAACAACGAGCCTTATTAATGGACAAACTTATACTGTCACGGCCACGGCTTCTGCCGCGCAAGATAAAGAAGGTAATGTTTTAGATGAAACAATTACAGCTCATTGGTCTTTATCTGAAAAAACCGCAGCTGGTTACGTAACTTATTACACCACTTCATTTGATATGAAGAGCGGTGATACTGTAAAGCTTGAAATTGGATCATTAATGCGCGAGAATTCTACTGTTAAGTTCAGCATTTATGTGCGTGGTACTAATAGCGGACAATCAATTACGAGAGAGCAAGTTTTTACCACGGCTAGTTTATCCCTAGAGCCAGCTGAGAGTTTTTCTAATGTGACATTATTCGATTCTTAGAATGTTATTCTTTAGTGCAATGCTGTAGGTAATACAGATAAAATTTTACGTTTCTATTGGGACGAAGAATTGCTCGAAACCAAGGTGCTCACTGCCACTTCGGCTAACTTATAGCAGTATCAAGTTCCATCAAAACTGGCGACGCATGGTAAACATGATGTTTTAATTGAGCTATATCAATCTAGAAGCGGCCAGGTTGGTTTAAAAGCTGGCTCTTTAGCATATGAAATCGCTGTTAAGGGTAATGAAGATACTCCTATTATTTGGACGAACGGTTATAAGGATCTTTATTATGATTATGAAGTAATTCAGATTCCATTTCAAGTATATGATCCTTAGCATAGTGATGCTAAAGTCATATTATATAAAGGCAATACTTATTATAATAATACCGAGGAAGATAGTACTTTGAGTATTACACGCGATGAAGCATCACCTTCATTTAGAATTTGGGAAATTACGAATGCTGAAATTGGTAATAGTAATAATTATGCTTTATCATGCGGTGAAGAGGGGCGAAATGTTAGATATGAGATTAGTTTTAGCGTTGAAGAAACAGATAAGCTAAAACTCGCTCTTCAAGATAATCTAGTCTTGAATTTTGACGCTACAGGACGCTCGAATCAGGAGTCTCTAACCAACCGCCGCAAATGGATTAACCCCATAGAGAAATATTCTAAATATACTGGTACATTCTCCGGGTTTAACTGGCATAATAATGGCTGGATTCAAGATGAAGATAACCAGACTTGCTTACGCATTAGTAATGGAGCTTCTTTTGAAATAGGATTTGATCCAATGGTTGTAGGCACTGACACTAATGGGCAAAGCTCATGGACAATAGAAATGCAATTTAAGATTTCTAATGTAAAGACCTATAATAATTTGATTACTACTTATACTCGTTATCCGAATGATGCAGAGAAATGGGAAGAGTTCAAAGCGTAGATGAATAATACTGGTGGCTATACCAATTACGACGATTTTTTGCGCGTGAAGCTAGGTGCGGCCGCAGATAAATTCTGTGAAAAGATAGACCACATCGAAAAAGTGATTAATACAGATGCAGCTATTTGTTCTTTCTATGACGGAACTTCTTCACTTACTGGTCGTGGATTCTGCGTCGGACCTCAAGACGCTTTCTTTACTTCGGGGCTGAATACGGTTAATGTAGATTATGTAGAAGATAAGATGATTCATCTTGCGTTGGTTTATTCATATAGTAATAAACTATTATCAATCTATATTAATGGTATTTTAACTGGTGTCGTAAGGAATACTATTGATGGCACAGGTGGAAGTTTTACTATTAGTCAAAATACTATCAAATTTAATAGTAATAGCTGTGATTTCAATTTATATAAGATGCGTATTTATAATACCAATCTACCTATTAACTATATAGATTTAAATCTTGCGGCTGACCAAAAGGATATAGATATTTACGACCAAACCAATTTGGCCAAGTGGAATTCTAATTTAAATGAATATCAATTTGATTATGAAGCCATGTTGGAGTATAATAATACTCATCCTGATAATGAACTTATGCCTTATGTTGTTTGGACCACTACGGGTTTAGATGAAAAGACTAATCTGCTACCATATAGTAAGGCTAATGTAATAAAAGCAAATATGGAATTCCATAATGTGGCTCTTGATCGCGCTTACATGACTGGTAAATTAAGTGACTATGCTGCTAAAGATGGGTTAACAGATGAGGCGTGTCAAGAATAGTATGGAATGAGCGCAGTAGAATATTACTATTTGCATCATTGCCCAAGTTGGCATGGTGAAAATGTAGAAATGAAAGTCCAAGGTACTTCTTCTGAATTTTATCCTCGTAGAAATTATAAGGTTAAAACTAAGGTTGCTGATGCCAGTGGTGAGAAGAAATATGTTCATATGTATATGAATGAAGGACCATTTACCGGAAAAGAAAAGTAGCTAGATTGGTTCTATTTTGATAACTACACTGTGGGTACGACAAAATTTACAATGAAAATTGACTTTATGGAATCTTCTGGCAGTTACAATGTTGGTTTTGCGAATCTTGTAGCTAATGCTTACACGAAACATCCCTTAGAGGACTATATAGCGGCAGGCGCGATTTAGGATGCTGATAGTTAGACAACTGAAGCTAGTGAGTATCAAGAAGGGGTTTAGTATTATTATAAAAATAGTAAAGGCAATTATAAAGAGGCAACTCTATCTGGCCCTGAAGATTTTGCCAAATCGTCTAAAGCTTTAGGACTAAAGAATGGCACTGATGAAGCTAAATGGTATACGATGGTGACTACTTACAGACAAGGCACGATTGAAAATATACAGGATTATCGTACTTCAGTTTAGGGATTCCCCGTATTAGCTTTCCATAAACGTTCAGATACCGGCGCTATTAAATACATTGGTCGTTATAATATGATTCTTGATAAAGGCTCGGATGAAGCGTATGGATTTTCTATTGATAATAAATATTAGAAATTCCTTGATTATAAAGAGCTTCCTGATATCGCAGAATGCTGGGAATTCAGTGATAACCAAGGCGCTTATTGTTCTTTCCGCGATTTGGAGGGACGTAGAAAATTAAGCTTTACTACTGAAGCGCGCGGCACGGGTGGTGGCCCTCGTGTAGCAGATAGTTTTGAATATAGATATAATAAATATGGCGATTACTTAGATATAGTTTATAATCTTAATCAATCGAGTGCTGAATTGGATGAAATGGCTAAAGATTTAAAGATTCCTGAATTATCATCTAGTAACAAAGAACCGGCCATTACATGGGCTGTTGATGTAATGTAGCACTGGGAAAAAGCTTGCGCCTGGGTCTATAGTACTTGCACAGACCTTGTCCCGAGTGATGCAGAGGTGACCGACGCAGATTGGCCAAAGATTGAAGGTAAGTACAAAGTAAAATAGGCTGAGTTAAAACTCACGCCGCCAGAGACTTATGGCGGAAAAACTTACGAGTATGATACGAAAGAGCATCGTCTTGGAAAGTTCATGGAAGAGCTTCCTTTACATTTTGATATTGATTATGTCGCTACTTATTTTGTAATGACAGAGGTCTTTGAATGTTACGACTCACGCGGTAAAAACTGCATGATGGCTTCTTGGGGGCCATTAAAAGAAGGTGGAGATTATATCTGGTATCCTATCTTCTATGATATTGATACCCAATTGGGCATTAATAATACAGGTATTCCATCTTTTACCTATGACATAGATGCCACTGAAGATGGTCATTTCTCTACTAATGCGAGTGTTTTATGGAATAACTTCTTTACTTGCTATAAAGACAGTTATATAAGAAACAAATACCGTCAGTTGCGTGGATATACTAGTGGCATTGGTACTTTTGCGCCATTGACAAATCCTCCTCTATCTTCTATAGAGCATATAGAAAAATGGTATTTGGCCGATTATGAAGAATGTGGCCGGGCTAAAACCCGTGGAGGAGAAAAACGTCCATTCCTTGCGATGAAAGGTTAGCGTCCTTTAATAGCAATTAATTTAGATGAATATTATAAATATATTACTATTACCAATGATAATATTTCTGCAGGCGGCGGTTACTCGGGTCAGGGAGGAAATACAGTTGTTGATAATGGAAGTTACTTTTATGCCCTTTAGGGCGATAGAAGTTTGTCTCGTTAGCAGTTCTTAACTGATAGAATTAATTTTATTGATAGTTGGTTATATACCGGAGCTTTTTAGCGTGCAGAAGGTACTGATATTGTTAAAGCGCGTATCGAGGCTAATAGCGGCACTACCAAGAATGATAATACTTCTGACCATTGGGTTGAATCTTCCGAGGCAGCAACAGACGCAGGATTGGTTTATTCGGAGTATTGGACTGATTCAACTGAAACTAAAAAGAAGAATGAATTTGATACTGAATACTGGTTGACTTTAACTCCTTCAAAAACAATATATACTTCTATTGGTTTTGATAATAATGCTGAAAATTTCCTGTCGCAGAAAGCAAAGAATACTGCAGTTAAGGCCTTATTCCCGCAAACTAAAATTAGTGAGATTCGTACTGTTCCTAATTCGAAGCAGGCTTTATTCTATATTTATGGCGGTACTCAATATGCCGATTTAGGTGATTTAAGTAAATTATATTTAATGGAATTAAACTTCTAGAATAAGTGCCCAAAATTAACACGCCTTTTAATTGGTAACGATAATTTTGATGCCCCCAATGCTGAGGGAGTTGCTACGGGCTACTATCGTAAGGCTGCAGGAGTAATGAGTCTTAATAGTATGCCTTTGCTCGAGGAATTTTGTTTGTCTGGCGTTATGGCAACATCTGATGGCAATGGTGTTAGTTATGATTTAAGTGCTAGCGAAAAGCTTCGTAGTTTCAGAGCTTTGCGGACTGATTTAACAGGCATTAATTTTGCTGCGGGCGTGGCTTTGCACACTTTATATTTGCCTTATAGTATAAAAGCTTTAAAACTTGTGGAAGCAAAAAATTTGACAAAATTGTTAACTACCACATATCCTGTCACTAGGGATGAGAAAACGGGAGAATATATATGCGCCGAGGGCTTGTATGTAGAATCCCTCTTTGGTGATTCTCCGATGACTCAAATTGACACTTTGTCTCTTGACAATGTAGCTTTGGGTTATGATAGTTATAGATTAGCCAAACAAATTATTGATTTAAATACGGCTGCTAAGATTACTTTAAGAGGCGTTAATTGGTGTCCATATCAGCTTTTAGACGAAGGATCTGAGTATCTCGAAGCGGCGGCCGCACATTACTTTGTTCCTGATGGTCATTATGGATTTGCTCCTTATTCTTACGTAGATGAAAATGCATGGAAGTTAGGTATTAAGAATAAAGAAATATATAAATATGATGCGGATTATTTAGCAGAATATGATGCAGAGAATTTAATCACCAATTTGACTGATTTCTTTGAGAAACTCCGTAACTCCACTTATCAAGTAACTGATTTGCAAGGTATCGTTTATATTAATAATAAGGATACCGCAGAAGTGGATGAAGGATATATAAGAAACAACCTATTAGGGGCTTATCCTAATATGGAGTTTTATTTTGCCAAAATCAATAAAGCATATTCAGGCGTTTTTAAACAAGTTGAAGATGATGGTACCTATAAGCAATGGGGTACACAGAAAATTGCTCCAACAGATATTGATACTGAGTGGTTTAAGAATCCATATGATGAATATAAGCCGAAGAAATTGGATTATGATTTCATTGGTTGGTGTTTATCCGCAAAGGGAGAAGCTGAAAGTATGCTAGGTACGGCCGATGACCGTGGGTTCTACACCATGAACGCTGAATAGTGGAATGATGCAAAAGCTAGTATCTTGAATAAAGAGTAGTTTGATTATACTTTCTATGCTATTTTCAAAGTCCATACTTACAATGTTAAGTTTTGTACTTATAACGGTCTTAATAGTATAATTGAGGTAGCTACTGCTACGGTGAAGGCTGGAGATTATCTCTCTGCCCCTAACATTACTCCGCTGTCTCCGATAGAGAGTAACTTGGAATTGACAATGCGTCACAGGTTCCTCGGGTGGGTGAAAGATAAAGCTAACTGCTATCCCGCTACTGAGGCAGCCGCCGCACGTTATCTATTAGATTTAACTAAAATACGTTCAGAAAAAGAAGATAGAGTATTTTATGCTTGTTTCTTAAAAGAAAGTGTCTATGATAAGCCGGATACCGACTTATTTGAGTTTAAATATAATGACAGCTTAACTTTCTCGGAATATCCGGAGTTAGAGAAAGATTAGTACGCTGGCTATGAGGCCTATCCTGCTGCTGGAAAAATTCTGACAGGCAAGGTTACTTTGCCTGCTACATACAATGGAAAGCCTGTTATTATGATTAGAAACATGTATAAAACAAAAATTACTCATTTCTTTTTAGAGGGTGAAAATCATCCATTGATTGCTGTGGGCCAAGGTTCTTTTGCGGTGTCAGATCGTTGGACAACTTTATAGTGGTTTGATTTTAATCATGCTACAAATTTAAAAGTTGTTGGTGCTTCTGCTTTCCAAGGGGCAAAATTAGAAAACACAACTTTACCGCCAAATATCTTAGCTGTAGATAACCTTGGATTTAATAATGCTTTCCATGTGAATCCTAAAAGTGTATTTATTATACCATATACATTAAAATATGCCGGCTATCTTAGCTGTAGTTTCTTTAAAGGTGATGACAATGAAAGTTGTCGCTTTTAGATTGGCGAGCAAGGAAAGGGTACTCACTTAGATATAGTTAATTCAATTAAGTTATTCTGGGGAAATAACACAGGGTATAAAGATGGTTATGGAAATGGTACAGATAAAAAGCTTTGTTCACCGTTTAACTAGAATTCGGGAGAATTTTTCGGGTGGTACTATGTATATGTCGATGATGCTACGACTCTTGCTTCCTGGAATAATAATACTCCAGTGAAAATTGAAATAGACAACAATACTACCATAGATCTGCCTCCAAGAACATTCTTTGGTGATGAATATCGTCTTGCTAATGGCGGCGATGCTTCAAAGGTGCAGGTACAATTTGTGCAGTCATAAAAGGGGGAAATAAAAAGTGCGTAAACAATATATGTATCAATATATAGGTAATAATGGAATTTTAATTTCTCCTATATGTATAGAAGGAGCTTATTCAGCTCGTTTAGTTTAGCTAATAGCTGAAGATGGGAAAATCCTTACAAAGGATGGCACTTCTACAGTTCGAAGTATTACTGTGCCGGAAAGTGCTGTAGATAGCTGGCATGAAATTGATTTGTGAGGACAAGAAAGATTAAAGTAGTTATTTAATTTTATATATTAATTGGGCGATAAAGATTTTTTATCGCCCAAAATCCTAAATGAAAGGAATGGAAAGGCAATATGATAACAAAGATTACTCCTGAAAATACTACTAAGTATAAAATCTTGTTTGAAAAGGTTAATAAAATTTTAGGTTTGCCTAAAAAGAACGAACAAGGCTCTGAAATACCTGCTATTTCTACACTTGATGAGTATTTTTAGCATCTTAATGAGATATCACTAAAAGACCCCAGTCTTATTATACTGCCCTTAGATGAAGAAAAATTCTCTATTGATGGTAATAGTCGTAAGATTACGGTTCCGCAAGCCTTTACTAAAAATGGCGTAGGCGTCCAAGGTGACCACTATGCTGAATATATTTATTTTGAAATAGATAGATATTTTGAAAATATTGACTTTGGTTCTCCTAGTATTACTGCAGTTGTGGAATTCATTGATGCGAATTAGCAGAAACATTTTACTAAAGCGTGGATTAAATACACCGATGAAAAGAGTTCCAAAGTTCTTATTGGTTGGCCTATTACATAGGATGTTACCTCGAAGGCTGGTTCTATAAAATTCTCAGTTCGTTTATTTGAGTTAGATGGTAATTCATATAAACGCAGTTTTGGTACTTTAATTGGTTAGTTAGTTGTTAATCCTAGTCTTGATTTTGCTATTTCTAAGGCTGAAATTGATAATATTCAAGGCAATCTTAACGATGATGTTGAAAATGAAGTATTACGTCGTATGATTGATTCTCCCGCTGCCGATTATAGTAAAGATAAAGTGGTGTCTCCGGTATTCCTATTTAGATATAAAGAGGGAGTGGGGCCGAATGATTCATGTAGTGCAGATGCGGGCGATGTGCTAAAAGTTCAGGCAATTGCTCCTGGCTCTGTAACTTATTCTTGGTTTAAAGATAAAACTCCTATAACCGCCGAAAGAGTGTATAAATAGCTGACAGCTTTTAAAGAAAATGTCCTCATTTATGAGAACAAAGGCACCGACGAAGCTCCGATTTATCGCTTAGCAGATGTATCTGAGGAAACTTTTGCAAAGGGCGGCCCTTATTATGAGAGTTATTCTGAATACATTCTGCCCAGCAGTAAAGATGGTGAAATCATGAGTGACATAACCGGTACATACCGTTGTGTTGCACAAAACAACATGTATGGTTTCTCTCGGTCCAGCGACGACACTCTTAATATTCCTGAAGGATGGACTGCCGACGACTGCAAGATTGGCAGCGTTGTAGTGCCCGGCCCCACGCCTTTTAGCGATTTAAAGAGCCTCAAAGGAAATGTAGAAATTAGTAATGGCGGCCATCTTGAGGTAAATGCGGGTGGCGCAACTGAAAAAGATAGTGATATATATGCTTGGAAATTCGTTCGTGATGGCAGCACGGATGAAGAAAAGATTGCGACGATAGGGAATACTTGCAATTTCTTAAACGCTGAAGGCATATATTCAGCCTCTGTTACTCGAACTCGCAATGGCGCGAAGTCTGAGCCTCAAAAATTAGGTACTTGCCACGCTTATAGAAAGCCACAACCAGTTGAGTTTATTAGAATTGACGGCATCAGTATAGATGATTCTCAAAAGAATTAGAATTTTCTTGTTCCTAAAACTGCCACTTCTTGTACAATTGCTGTAAAGGCCAACGGCGAATTTGAAGATTACGCAGTTGAATGGCGAAAAGAAGAAAGTCAAGCGGAAGATACTTCTGTAACTCTTAACACTAGCATAAGTAAACCCGAAAATGGTGTATTTAACATTAGCTTTAATCCTAGTGAAGTTGCTCTTGGTTTTTATTATCCTGTAGTTAAAGTATCTAAAAATAATGTTGAAGGCGTTGAAGAAGAAATTTGTAGTTTTGAAAAAATTGGATATTTAAATATTGCTCCCACAGGGACTTCAGGTTGATAAGTAAAGGAGGCTTGCATCATGGAAGATAAAGCCTTGTATACTGCTTTAAATAAAATTTCTACGGAGTATTAGTCCCAAGGGCATTTTACTAATCAGGAATTACAAATTTATAATCAGGATGGTGCTATCCGTAAGGTAGTTGTTGCTGAGGGGGAGGAACAAGACCCACCCATTTATATGGTAGATTTAGATTCTCGTTTAATTGAGACTCCTCAATGGTTAAGTGTTGAAAAAGACCACCGAGCAGAGAATGTCTATTTTAAAATCCCTCGCTATTTTGGCGCTACAGATCTAGGATTGACAAATTGCTTGGTATTATATGAAAATGCGGCTGGAAAAGGTGGCATTTATCCTGTAAGCGGTTATGATAATAAAAGCCTTGCAAAAGAAAATGAGCTTTTATTTTATTGGCCTATTAGTGGTACTGTTTCATAGGTTGCTGGTAAAGTTAAATATGCTTTAATGTTTTATCAATTAGATAATGCAAATGAAACAGTGCTATATCAATTAAACACCCGTCCTTCAACATCTTAGATTTTATATGGTGTTAATAAAGCTATAGGTAGCGAATATGTTGAAAATACAGAATTGGCTACTTTAGTATAGAAATTAGGAGCGCTAATCTCTCAAGTTGAAACTGGATATAGTTTAAATTGGGAGGATATGTTCTAATTTTTGGACGGAAGAATTTAAGACGATATCTTTAATTTTTATATATATATGAAAGTTAAGAAAAGGTAAGATATCGTCTTAATTTTAATTATTATTTTTTTACTATAGCAATAACTATAGTTAATTATAGATTAAGGGAAAGTCTTGCCGATTTGGCTTGACTTTCCCTATTTTTTGTTATATAATGTTTATATATAGGAGGCGAAACAAATGGCTTTATTTAAAATAGCGAAAGGCACTGACGCAAATATTTTAAGTAATACTAAATGCAAAGAGGGCTATTGTTATGTACTTGAACAAGATAAAGCAATACATTAGCCTATTACTGAGCCGAATAAAAGATTTTATTTTTATGTTGATACTTCTGATACCGAGCGAGCAATTGCGGCGGCTTCATATGCGGATCGCTATCCCGTAAAGATAGTAACATGGAGCTGATGGGAATGAATGATATAAATAGAACCTTTTTAGGCATTTTCAATCAAGTTCATGAATTTTACAGAGGAGGTAATTCTTAATGGCGAGAACGGAAAGATATTTAGAGGGTCTAACAATACATAAAGTCCCTTTCAATGTAACAAATACACCAGCTTTTAAAGAGGCCGTAAATAATGCCGCTGATAATGAATTGTTTATAGTTACTGATACCCCTACTTTTAGTTTGAAAATTGGTAGCGTAACTTATGATGGTACTTCTAATGTGTCTGTCACGCCAAAGGATTTGGGTTTAAAAAAATTAACTATTGGTGATAAAGAATATAATGGTACTAATGATATTAATATTATCGTGGCAACAAATAGCATAAGCGGCCTTATGTCTGCATCTGACAAGAAAAAGCTTGATGGAATCGCGACGGGTGCAACAAAAATTACAGTAGATACTTCATTATCAAGTACCTCCACTAATCCGGTACAGAATAAGGTAATTAATTCCGCATTGTCTGGAAAAGCAGGCACGTCTGTTGCTACGACAAACACAAATGGATTAATGTCTGCTGCAGACAAAACAAAATTGGACGGTATTGCTACGGGCGCAAATAAGACAACTGTGGACTCTTCTTTGTCTGCATCAAGCACGAATCCCGTTCAAAACAAAGTCATTAAATCTGCACTCGACGGGAAGCTATCTACATCCGGAGGCACTTTAACCGGCAACCTTAATGGGCAATATATCACAGGTACATGGCTGCAAACCACGCAGGCAACCGATCTCGGCCGCACACCAGGCAAAATTGCCATACTAGATGATTCCGGTTGGATATACTACCGCACACCCGCAGAGCTTAAATCTGATATTGGGGCAAATGGTTATTTGCCAACTACCGGAGGTACAATGACCGGCGCGATTACCACAAAGGGTATTAAGTTAACGTCTGGCACTGACTTTGGTTCAAGTTTACCATCAAGCCTGCAAAGTAACCAACTCTTTTTCCAAACATTGGGAAGTAATTATATTCTTGATAATGTATATCCGGTTGGCTCTATTTATATGTCGGTAAATAGCACTAATCCTAAAAATCTGTTTGGTGGTACTTGGGAGCAAATTTAGGGAAAGTTTCTACTCGGTATGGATAGTAGTTATCCTGCTGGCTCTACTGGCGGTGAAGCTACACACAAATTGACGCAGGGTGAGATGCCAAAGCACAACCATATAATTTATGCCCCAAATGCTGGCGGGCCTGATAAAGGAGCAGCACTTGGTTTCCCAGAGGTAGGCAGCTCAAACACATGGTGGGCAGCAGCATGTATGACAGGACAAACAGGCGATAACGAAGCGCACAACAATATGCCTCCATACCTATCAGTTTATATTTGGAAGAGAACGAAATAATGAGGTGATTAAATGTCTTACCAAACAATATTAAGTGGGCAACAATCAACTGCAGGATCACCTTATTGTATATATACAGTAGAGGTTGAGCCGTTTGGAAGAACCTCTTCCTCTATTTCTGTTAATGTTACAGTAACAACACATTTAAAATCTTCACAGAGCTTTTTAGGATTAGCGCATACACTTATAGGAACACTCACTATTGCTGGAACTGATATACAAATTACGATGAAAGGTTCAAGCGAGTCTTGGACAGGTACAGCTAATCATACTGCTTCGGCATCTGGAACAGTTACCGGATTAAGTTCATCGGAAACTTCATTGCAAACATCATTCTCAGTTGTTAATACGTATGGCAACGCTGGCACAATGGGTACAGTAAGTTGCTCAAACTTATCTATACCTAGATATAGCAATCCTGTAAACACTATAAAGACAACTTCTATACCTAGTCTTTTAACGGGATATGACGGCGATAGTTTCTCATTTTCTACAACACCATCGGGTGGGACGGGATATAGCTATAAGTGGTATAAAAACGGTTCCGTTGTAAGTACATCAAGAACATTTACAGGAAAATTATCTAATAGTGATTATGATGGATCGGTTATTTATTGTTTTGTGCGGGATTCTACGGGAGGAAGTACATATACCAATAATTGTCAAGTTAGAGTGGGAACTTCGGAAAGTAAAAAAATAGTTTCTACGCATCAAATAATTCCAGCGAGAATCTATAATGGGTCTAAGTTTTTATATGGAATTCCATTTGTTAAAAATGGAAGCTCGTTGATGTATTGTAGATGGACAATAAAGTAATAAATTATACTCATTTGATTTTATCAAAGCATTCATAATGCTAACTACTTACCGCCACGATCAAAAATCTGTGGATACATATACTAACAACAGTTGGAAATTAACAGCTGTTTAAAAATAAACATAAAGGAGATATATAATTTTATGGATTGGTTAAATATTTTACAACAAATTTTTGAGCTTTGCATTATTCCTCTTCTTGCTATTATTACTCGTAGTTTAATAATATATATTAGTACAAAAAAGGATGAATTAAAAAGTAAGACTGATAATGAATTAGCTAAGAAGTATTTAGATTTGTTAAATGATACGATAGCTAATTGTGTTATTGCAACGAATCAGACTTATGTTGAGGCTCTCAAGAAAGGAAATGCCTTTACAGCGGATGCGCAAAAGGCCGCTTTTGAGAAGACTTATCAGGCAGTTATCGCTACTCTGAGCGACGAGGCTCAGAAGTATTTGCCTGAAGTGGTGGGCGATTTGCAGACTTACATCACTCAGAAAATTGAAGCCAGCGTCAATCAGAACAAAGCGGCTTAATAAAAATAATAAAAAGGGATTCTATCTTAATGTAGATAGAATCCCTTATTTTTTTTTGTTAAAAATTTTTGGCAAAATCATCTAAAATTTTTTGGCAAAATTGGATAATGAATTAGCCCCAATTTTTATATAATAATGAAAGGAAGAATAATTCTTTATAGAAAGGACTTATATATATGTATAATTATTATCCAACGCAACCTAGTAGACAGCCTTCTTTTGGCTTAAAGGGACGACCGGTATCGTCTCTGGAGGAAGTTCGAGCCACGTCTATAGATTTTGATGGTTCGGTATTCTATTTTCCCGATTTGGCCAACAAAAGAATATATACTAAACAAATTAATATGGATGGTACGGCCTCTCTCAATATGTATGAGTTAAAGCCAGTACCCAAAGAAACAGTAAATGATTATATTACGCGGGCAGAATTTGAAGAGGCTATAAAGTAGTTGGCGGCGGTCCGGTCTAATGCCGCAGAACAGCCAATTGCTTAGCAGCCACAAGGCACCCCGCCGCAATTTTAACACAAAGGAGAGTATAAAATATGCCACAAATTAATCCTATGTAGTTTTTATCACTTATTAAGAATGGTCAAAGTCCATAGAAAATGATGTTAAATTTTTTACAACAAACGGCTCAATCTTCACCTGTTGGTAAAAATCTTTACGAATTGGCTTAGACCGATAACACACAAGGTATAGAGCAATTTGCTCGTAATCTATGCGCTTCTAGGGGCGTGGATTTTGATACAGAATTTACTAACTTCCGCAATTAGTGGGGGTTGTAAAAATATATATTTTGAAAGGGGACATTTTAAATGTTCAATAGTAACAATGGTTATAGTCTCTCTGATATTGCTGCTGCTACCGGTGGTAATAACGGTAACAGAAACTGCGATGACATGTGGGGCGGAAATGGCGCCTGGTGGATCATCATACTCTTCCTTTTCTGCTTCGCTGGTTGGGGCGGTGGCTGGGGAGGTAACGGCAACAACGGAGCTACCGCTACCTATATTCCCATGTATCAAGGCTCAACCACTCGAGAAGAATTAAATTACGGCTTTGATATGAGTGATCTAAAGTCGGGCATTAATGGTATTTCATCTACCCTTTGCAACGGTTTTGCCGGTGTTAATGAGACCGTCAATGCCAATGCTCGCAACCTGCAGTCTGATATTTGCTCCATGGGTCTGACAAACTTGCAAAATACTAATGCAATAGAGTCCGCTATTACTAGCGCACATTATCAGACAAATAATCAATTAGCTGCAATGCAAGCGCAATAGGCGCAATGCTGCTGCGACACTAAATAGCTTATTTCTTCTTCATTTGCCGATCTTAATTATAACTTGGCTTCGCAAGCATGTGAAAATCGTCGGACGACTCAAGATGCTGCGAGAGACGTTATAGAAAACGCGAACAACAACACGCGCTCTATTCTTGATTTCTTAGTCCAGGACAAGATTGATACTCTTAACGCGGAAAATGCGGCGTTACGTACTCAGATTTCTCAGGGTGAGCAAAGCGCGTATCTGCTGGCACAGTTACGCCCCACAGCTCAGCCTTCTTATCTTGTAAGTAATCCTTATACAGGCACTATGACCACATATGGCTGCGGCTATGGCTCTGGCTGTGGTTGCAACGCTTAAGGAGGAAAAAATATGGAAATAACAGCCAATGCTTTATAGGCGGTTAACGCCGGTTCTAATGTAGTATTTACTAACACTGCTGTTGCTGGTAGCTGTTCCATTATACACAGAGAGGGTAGCGGTCTCGTTACCCTCCGTGGTATAACTAATTAGAATCGTGCTAGATTCCGCGTAACTTTCGGTGCCAATATTGCACTACCTACTGGTGGGACTGCCGGTCCAATTCAGCTAGCAATTGCAATTAATGGCGAACCCGTATCCGCAACCCAGATGATAGTAACTCCTGCGGCAGTAGGGGAATTTTTCAATGTTTCGCGCACATTATTCTTAAATGTTCCTTCTGGCTGCTGCACACAAATTAGCGTTGAGAATACATCTACAGTTGCAATAGATGTTCAAAATGCTAGCTTGATCGTGGAAAGGGTGGCGTAATATGGAAAGATTAAAAAGTATTAAAGATTGTTTAATAGCTCAGGTTAGTGGCCAAATGGGTAAGCTTGATCAAGTAGACGCAAAAGAGCTCGGTGAAGTAGTAGACATGATCAAGGACATGGAAGAGGCCTGCTACTACGCAAAAATTACTGAGGCTATGGAAAAAAGCGAAGAAGAAAAAAAGTATTATACCGAATACTATCGTCCATATAGTAGAGATTATCTAAGAGATATGGACAAGAACTACGGACGTATGTATTATGGCGGCGACTGGTCTGATGGGCATGAGACCAACAAAGTGAACGGCGCCACATATTATACTGAGCGTCCTTATTCTATGGAATTACGTGATAGACGTGAGGGACGTAGCCCTATGAGCCGTAAAATGTACATGGAATCTAAAGAATTGCATAAAGATAAAACTACTCAATTAAGAGATTTAGAAAATTATATGCAAGAATTATCTCTGGATATTGCGGAAATGATTGATGATGCTTCGCCTGAAGAGAAGCAGATGCTTCAAAGCAAGATTACAGCATTAGCAAGTAAAATAAAATAAAATGTTTTAGATTAACGGTGAATGGTGGAGAGTGGTATTAACTTCCACCATTCATCCTAAACTATTTCGAAGTAATGGTTCATTAGCAATTGGTTCATGCGATGATGAGTCAAAAACAATTTATATTAACGAGAATTTGTCATCAACGCGCATGAGAAAAGTGCTGTGCCATGAAATAACTCATGCCGCAATGTTCAGTTATAATGTAGAATTAAATATTTAGCAAGAAGAATTATTAGCCGATCTCATTGCTACTTATGGTTAGGAAATTATAGATATAACTAATAAAATATTTACTCGTATGAAAGAATAAAAAAGGGAGAGCTTATTGCTCTCCCTTTTTTTCTGTTTGGGCGATACTCGTATTAGCATATCTCATGGATGCTAATTTGAATAACTAATCGCCCTCGTGGTTTCCACCTAACGAATTATATACAGTATGCTCACGTTGGAGTATAGTATATTGTTCGTAAGTTATTGCCTCTTCCTGATTGAGGAGTCTTCGGCATTCTTCTTTAAACTCTTTACGTTGTAGAGAAAGAATGCCATCCTTGAGAGTATTTAAGTTATCTTCGAGAGTGTCAATTTTTTTCTCGATCAGATTTTCATCGTTTTTATTCGTCTGAATTTCTTGCTGCATAATTTTCATGTCAGCTTGTAATGCTCCAATCTATTGAGTTAGACTGGTATTTTTTGCTTCTAGCTTTTCGTCAGTTTCAGACATACGTTTAGCAATAACATCTGTAATACTTGTAATTTGTTCTTCTAAACTGTCTCTTAAATGATTTTTAAAGAGTGTCCATATATATCTGCCGCCAGCTAATATTCCTGCCGCCACGATGCCAAATAGAAATTCTGTCCAATACTTAACAAAGAAATCAAGCAAAGAACTTCCCCCTTTCATGTAGAGTATTTACATCTCTATTAGTATATAATTTTTGGGAGAAGTCAAATAATCAAAAATGACCTCATGCGTTAAAACGCAGAGGCCATTTTTTGCTCTTTAAAATAATATGTTCCGATGCAGATTGCGTCTGCCTCATCTTCTGAACAGTCTTTATTATAAGTGTCCTTTACAAATTTCTAAGCATTTTTCTTTTGCGTCGGGCGGTCAGTTCCCTTAATTCGCAGCCTAGAGCGCCACGAGCTGGCCGCCGCGAATTCATGAGGAATTTTCATTTCAGCTAAAAGTTCTTGAAGTACTCCAATCACTTCTGCTAAAGCGCGATAGGTAACAACATTACCTCGTTCGAGCTAAATATCTTCTAGAATTACTTTATTAATATTATGAAGCTATATAAGTTCTTGTACCTTTTTTCTAATCTTTACTAATCGCTAAGGGAGAGAGCCTGTAAATGTAAAAGTTCCACTTTCTAATAAATGTTCATCTTCAATAATAGCAAATCCCGAAGTCTAAGATGCTTGGTCTAATGCTAATATTTTCATTTTGTAGTACTCCCAAAGCCGCCCTCACGAATTGCTACGGGTTTATCATTTATGGTTAATCCATAATTACATATAATACCCTGGGCGATACAATCACCGACCTGTAACTTAATGGGGAAAGGACTGAGATTAATGAGCTGTAGAAAGATCTCGCCTTCATTCTGTGGGTTATTAAAGTAATCGGCATCTATGATGCCTTCTCCATTGGCGATAATAAGCCAATATTTAAGCGGCGTAGAACTGCGGGGAACAATTTTTAAATAAGTGCGCGGCTCTAGCTAGCATTTCATACCCGTAGAAACTAGAGTGGGTTTACATCCGGTAGTTTTAGTGAGCTATTTCATCTGCTCTAGAGTGTATATAGTGCCATACTCATTGCCAGAGACTTCCATATTATGAAGTAAATTTTTATACGGAGGAATTACAGTTTCTTCTGCTACGAATAAATCATAACCCGCGGCATCAGTCGTTCCTCTTTGGGGCAGGGCGATTGAGAGATCTTTGAATCGAGATACTTTTTCAAAATGTGCCATAATTAGGCTCCTCTTCGGTATAATTGATATGTACTTTGCGGTCCGGCTCTTTCTCTTCAGTAAATGCCTTACAAAGAGTCACCTGATACCATTCGTCAATAACTTCGCCCTTAGACTTGGTTTCTTTAGACTGACAGTTGTACTTGGTAAGAGTATAGCCGGGATCTTCCTTAGCTTCGTTGATAAGAGTGTTAGCTTCTGCATCGGTGCTAACGCGATAAGTTTCTTGAGTTTTAACTAAATATGTTGCCATTGTTTTTATATTACCTCAATTTCTATCTTATTTTTATTATACATTAACATTTCTGCTTCTTGAATTTCATTTGCTAATTTGGCATTATAAGTATGTAGTCCAAAAAGTGTTACGTGATCTATATTTTCCTCATAGCAGGCTTGTATGATATTATTACACAGGCTGTTTAGCGAACAAGGGGTGAGCTGCCGCACTTGTCCATTTTCTAAAATAGCCGGTGTCTGCTCTAGTTGAAATAGGTCAACATGACAAATAATTTTTTTCATTTTAATCCACCTTTACTGGAACTACACCCATTGTATAGTCAAAGAAAACAAGACATGCTGCATCATTTTGTGTCTTTACCCAAATTTCAATCGCATTTGCATCATTAAGAGATACGTCTACGATTTTACCGACATCCGCTGCGCATTCTAATACTGTTGATGCTATGGGGGTAGCAGAATGATTATCGGATAAAACGGGAAAAACAGTGTAATAATTTATTTCACGTCCTAGCAGCATGTAATAAGTTCCAGAGGCCGCTTCTTTTGTATACTTTTGAATGAGTTCTATTGCATCTTTCTTTTGCGTTGCTGTCATTTCAGACATTTGCGCCATAGCGGTTTTATTTAATTCATAAAGACTGAGCGTCAAACCGCCATCTACCTTTACCTCTTCCCACTTACCCTCTGAATTAGCTTTATAAATAGTATGAGAATTCTCAACACAGGCAAGCTCATTTTCTTTGGGCTTTCGTGGGAGAGCAAATAGTATTTCTTTACTCGGAACAGTAATCATTATTTGCTCTCTCCTTTATTACTTTTTATATAGATATTATATCATTTTTTTCAGATTAAGTCAAGTTTATTCCTTCTCTTTAAGTATGATATTTAAGATAATACCCATTACAAGGGCTAGAGCTGTAGCGGACAGAGAAAAAGCTGTTCCGCCAACAACAAGGCCACTAATACCCAAAGAAAGAACAGATGATACAATAATTAAGTTTTTTTGTACATTTAAATCAACTGTTTGCAGCATCTTAATACCAGAGCAGGCGATGAATCCGTAAAGGACAATGGCAGCACCGGCAAAAACGCAGCTAGGAATAGAAGCAATAAATAGTTGCACCGGATCAAGGAAACCAAGCAGTGCCAAGAAAATAGCCGCCAAACCTGTGACCCACACAGATGCCACCTTACTAAATCCTACGCAAGCGACCCCTTCTCCATATGAACAAGCGCCTAAACCGCCCAGAGCCGACGAGGCAAGATTTGCAAGCCCTTCAGCGCAGAAAATTCTATTGAGACCGGGGGTGCGGTAAAGATCAACCCCAATAATATTACCCAGGGCAGCATGGTCACTTAAGCATTCCATCATGGCTGACACCGTATATGCAATATAAACAAAGATAATAGAAGCCACAATTGACCAGTTAATGGGTTCGGCAAGCATAAATGCGAAAGTTGGCGCGTGAAAGAGTTTCATCCCCTCAAAGATGGAAAAATCAATTATTGGATAAATGCCAGTGACAGTTAAAATTACGGCATATATATACCCAACCATAATACCGACTAAGAATGGAAGTATCTTCCACATACCCTTGGCATAGTGAGAAATAATAGCAATCACAAAAGTGGTAAGTAAAGCTACACTCACGCCCCACATGTTAGCATCCCCATTAATCTGTACATAAGTAAGGATAAATGGCATCAGGTTAACGCCAATAACCACAGTAACTGCTCCTATAAGTGCTTTGGGGAAAACCTTGTAGATATTATCAACCGGAACTTTAGAAAAAATAAAACCAAAGAGACAATATACTAGGCAAGTTGTTAAACCGCCGATTGCAACCGCCGTATAACCGCCTGCTGCCAGAGCTAGCATAACGGGTGCTACAAAGGCTCCGCTATTTGAAATAAACATGGGCGATTTACCCTTAGTCACTAAAATATACACTAATGTGGCGGCGCCTGCGCCCACCAGCGCCCCAGACATTGGGACGCCGCAAATTTGAGCAATTAAAGCAGTAGCCACAAACACACTAAGGAGCATTTGTAAAGCAAAGGCTATTAGTTTTCCTACGGGCGGCTTATCCTAAATGTTATAAATCATTAATCAATACCCAGCCTTTCCCTGTAGTCAGCAATTGCAGCAATTGCTTCATCTATATCTGATACAAGTACTCCGGCCTGTTTAATAAGGCCTGTGACATATAAATTCTGATAACTGTATTGCTGCTCACCAAGACTCGAGCGTCCACCTTCATCTTTAGCCTCGCTATGGGTTAAATAGCACTGGCGTGTATCTGTACAAATACCTACTATTGCTTTCTTATCGCCGCGGGCAATCTTTTCGTGGAATTTTCCTATTTCGGCACAAGTACCCGATGGTAAAACGTCGCCATCAATGCAAGCCACGAGAATATCAGTGGTGTCTAAACGAACATTATCTCCATTGGCAATGGCTTGAGAATCAGCAAACTTTTTCTTGCCCTCAACGCCATTAATTTCCGTATTCTCGACGGGAGAATATACATAAGCGCCGGGAAATGCTTTGCGAATTTTGGTAGCCCATTCAATATTACGTAGGTAATCTCCATAGAAAAAGATGGGGCCAGCTAAATAAATATTCATTATTCTTTTTCCTCCTCGTCTGTAGTAGTGTCCTCTGAGACAGGAGTTTCAAGAAAGAAAATTTGTTTATTATTACGCTCCGCCCAGTCGATTTCACCAAATGTAGATTCACCGATATAGCCATTTTGATTAATTACATAAATGGCATCACTCATATCAATCTTCTGCTTGTGCAAATTGTCTAATTGAATTTTTTGTTTTGTGCTTAGCTCTGTATTATCAGCGTGATGAAAGACAAGCGGCATAAGAACTATATGACCCGCTAAGGTTAATTCTTCTGCAACCTGAAAGAAAGTATCTTTAAATCTCGTACTGCCACATAAAGTGATTGTCATTATTCTAGCTCCTTTAACTCTTTTTTTGTTTTTAAATCCCAAATGCGTTGGTTGCGGCTGCCCCTCATATGCAGCGTGATATCGCGCTGTTCTTGAATAAATGGACCGTCGATTAATATATCTGCAAGCTCCAAGACTCGTCGCAACGAAGCACTGGCCGCCGCACGCTCCATAAGCTATTCATAGGTATATCCTGACCATATATATGTCTTTACCTCTGGGTGGATAATTTTAACGTGTTCCAAAATAAGATGGGACAAGAAAAGGTTCTCATCACACAGCGGTTCGCCTCCAAGGAGGCAAAAATCACGATGAACACCATTAGCATCTAAAGCTTTATCTATTTCTTCAATTACTATGGGAGTAAATTCTTTTCCTCCATCGAAGCTCCAGGTCTCAGGATTATGGCATCCGGGGCAATGATGCGGACAGCCCTAAGCGAAGAAAGAAACACACACTCCAGGACCTGCGGCTAAATCATTTTTTACAATACCGGCATATCTCATTCCATTACCCCCACATGTTTCACACGTTGAGAAACTTCATCCTGTTTTCCCAAATTAAAGGCTGTCTTGTAATTACCGGTTAAATAACCAGTCACACGACGTAGTTGCTGGATATTTTCACTTCCGCATTCAGGGCAATGGTCATTAAACTCGTCGCAATACCCACAGTCAAGACAAGTATCATTAGGAACATTAACCGCAAAATAAGGAATATCATGATCCATTGCATAATTGACAATTTGCTCCAAGGCTTTAAGATTATTCTTTACACTACTATCTAACTCTATGTATGTAATACAACCGGCGTTAGAATATCCTGTAAGTTGACTCTCAATATCAATTTTTTCAAAGGGAGATACTTGTTCCCAAACTGGTACATGAATCGAATTGGTAAAGAATTCTTTATCACTTACTTTGGGAATAATTCCGTATTTGTCTTTGAATTTTTTCATTGCGGTGTAGCAAAGATTTTCGGCCATTCGAACCCTCGGTTTCCCGATATTTCAAAAGGGGATTAGACTATATTATCATCTTATTATTCTATGACCAAATAATAAGAGCCTTATCTTTCGAACTTAAAAGTTCTACTCTACTCGCTTCTTCATTATAAATTTTTCTTTTATAATTATGCTTTCGATAGTCGTTAGAGAACAAAACCTCTGGACTCGTATTCAGATAAATATCTAAAATAATAACCACATCTTGGTTTAGTTTTTATATTATGATTGCATTGATTCAAAATTGCAGTTTTTGTAACTCCAATTTTTCTTGACGCTTCTCCCACTGAACCATATTTATTCAATAAATTTCCTTTTAAATCAAAACTACATACATGAATGGATTGTGAGTCATTCCAGCTTTTATCATTAATTTGTAATTTATCATCAAAGGCTTGCTGAGTATTTTCTTGAGCGGTTCCCCACTTGAGATTCTCAACATTACAATTCTGTTTGTTATTATCTAAATGCATTACTACTGGTAAATTATCAGGATTTGGAATATAAGCTTCGGCCACTAAGATATGGACTCGGCGCTGTCTTTGTCCCTCTCGATAAGTAATTCCACAATATAAATATCCATTATTTTTATTGGGGAATACGGACTTATGATAGAACATATTATTTCCATAATCTTTATAGATATTTCCAGTAGGAGTAACATAATCAGTGTCGCTCCCTTTTATTAATCGCATTTCTTCTTGAATACTTTCTTTTTTAATTAAAAAATTTGTCATGTTTCTTCGTGCCATAATAGAGCCTCCATTTATTTCTATTATAACATAAAATTCTACGAAACACAAATTTTCACTTTTGTCCAATAGATTTTATCCTACGGGATTATCTTGCTGTATTTCTACAGTTTAGATTTTCTTACCATCTTATTACGATTGCCCGTTTAATAAGGTAATTTTTTCACGCAATCACTTACGCGACTCCCAATCCGAATAGTTTAGGAGTATAATATACGCCAAAGTTAAGCTTATATTCTTCTTTAAACTCAGCGCAACGCTGCTTAAATAGAGCCTCAATTTGTTTCGCTAAAGCCATGCCTTTCACGGAAGTATGATTACATCCTACTAAAATTTCTAATGTTTCCGCGAGACCTAATTGGCCAATTGCAAGAGTCCCGTGGCGCAGGGCACTACGAATTCCTTCTTCAGGGATGTAGCCCGCCATAACATTATTTTCGTACATAAATTTCGCGGATGCTGGACTCTGAGAACATATATAGTCAAAACGCTCAATTAACATATCTTTTGCTTCATGAATTTTTTTATCAAGAATATCAAAGAAAAGGTCAATAATAGATTTATCATCTCTATCCATCATTACATCAGTATTATACTCTTCTTTTGCCTCCATCGCTAATGTTGGCATAATGATTGTCACAGGACAGATGTTTCCTCTGCCATCCTTTAATTGGCCAAAACCATTAATATCATAGCCATTTGCCGTTCTACACGTGTTTATCCCATGTCCCCATGGGCACTGACTATATCTTCATTCCATAAAAATGGAGTTGTCTTCCGCTTCGAGTGAGTGCCTATCTCTCACCCTACTCCCCTACATTCATCGGGGATAGTCGATACAGGTTCTTAATCTTTATCATACTTCCAAATATAACCATATGCGGTTTTTGTTTTACCATTTAAACAATAATTAATTCCCACATTTTTAGATTCTTTTCCTAAATATTTTGCTGCCTCTCTAGCAGATTGAAATCTTTCTAATAAATTTCCTTGTTTATCATACATTAATATATCAGCAACATATTTCGAGTTTTTATTCCCTTTGCCCTTTTCTGAAATAATATCTTTAATATAATTAGAATGTTTATGATATTCAACTCCGCCAAGATCGGCATTATATCCGTTAGGAAGTAAAGAATTATATTTTTGAATATATTTACATTCCAGCTCAGAAATTTCATTATCTTCTATATTGGTTAATATTATTTCAAAAGAAAAATTTTCAATTCCGTCAGCTCTAATTGCTTTACTGATAAAAGAATTAGAGCTAGGTTTTTTATGTTCAGAAAATCTTTCATTTGGGTCTCTACTAGTCACTCCAATATAATGTTTATTATTTAATAAATTGGTTATTTTATATAAAGTATATATTTTATCATCTCCTTTTTAAGATGATAAAGATTAAGCTTCCCACGGTCTCATCTGTTCTAGACCTAACCGTTAGCAGTATTTAAAAAATACCACACCTGCGGGCGCAGTTCAAAAGATTTTAAATGAGCTAAGTTTATTCTAAACCCATTGTGCTGAAATATGTCCTCGGATCATTAATGTCATAGCCAACATTACCACTCCAATCTACGTTGGCATAATTGGGATAGAGACGTTGAGCTGTTGATTTAAGAGCTAATTGATATAAATCATAATTTGGATCTCCGGGTTTTCTATTAACACCATTCATGCATTGGAAAATGGAGCAGGGGAAAATGCTTGTCCGATGTAAATGACCTAATCCCTCAATAGACACTTCTAACAGCGCTTTAGTAACCATTCGTCCTTCTGGCAATGTGCAAGTACCAAAATTAATAGAGGTAAATGGCAGCTAATTGCCGGATCTCGACTGAAGCGTATTAAGGTTGTGAAAAAGTCCTTCAGCTGCCTGATGAACTTCCTTAATAGTCATATCCATAGCATATTTATAAGCTATTTCATTTCTAACAAATACATTGTCATTAATAGAGGCCTGGGTCTTAATCCATGTTTCTTTCGCATCAGATAAATCAAAATCTTCGTAAACCCCAATTAATCCAATCATTTGGCCTCTTTGGCAGTATTTAACCCCGTCTAAGAAATGTTTATAAAAGCTTCTACGAATATAAGGAACCATAGTCCAGTCTAAATGGGTTGCGGAGACACCCCCAAATTGCTGCAGACTTTGAAGTTGGAAAATAACCGCCACAAGCTGAAATGCAGTATTAGCTGAACCTGCCGGCCGCACATCCGTTTGACGAGTATTAAATCCATTAGCAAGCAAGTCATCAAATGGGATACTTAAACAGTTATGACTGCCTACATAGTAGCTGTCAAGATCATGTATATAAATCTCATTATTTAGGTGGTTCTCACGCGCCATTGGTGATATAAGATAATCTAAAGCAAGCTGTTTTGTTACTACACTGCTAGCTTCTCCTGTGCGGCCCCCAAATGATGCTTCGTCGACATTAGCGTTTTGATTCTTAATATCAGATGCATCGAGCTTTTCTCGAATCGCCTAAATAAAATCATCCTTTTTATTACGAGCGACCTCTTTCTTATATCTATAACGAATATAAGCACGTGCCACATCACGTCGCTCCGAACGCATTAAATAGTCTTCAACAAGATCTTGTATCTCCTCTACAGTAATACAGTCTTTCATATTTGCAACTTTGCAGCCGATTTCATAGGCTATATCATTCGCGGTATCTTCTTCATACAAAGCACCATCAACTTCGACAAATGCCTTGTTGATAGCCACGATAATTTTTTCTATATCAAATGGGACTATTGTCCCATCTCGTTTAATTACTTTCATATATGATTTATCCCCTTTCTACGTTTAGGCTGTTCAATATATATGAAAATTCTTGTATATATCTTTTTTGCTTTTGCCCAAAAGATACCATATATTGTGTTAGAATTTTGTGGTATCTATAATTTTTAATTCACAACAATAATGTGCAAGTGCCGGCAATACAATTTGCTGTACAGCTTCTAAGTCAAGCATAGCATCAAGATAACATTTATATAATCTATATCCGCGGCAAGAGTTAGAAGCATTAAACCATATCCAACGTTCCCCATTAAGCTCCCACTCATAAGGACCGCCTTTTCCGGAACGCACGGGGGTAGCACCCACTCGTTGCATAATAGTGGCAGCCTTTCTTTGTGATTTACTAACCACACCGCACATTACTGCTTGATTAGAGACAGGGCGCGGGCACCCTTTTTGCTTATTAATACGATAAGCGTAGTATTCTAAATAGCGAAGCTTTTCTAAATAATTCATATTCAGGCCTCTTTAAAATGCTCTTGAATACAAAGAATTAAATTATTTATTATAGTAGTAGTTTCATTCGTACTATTCATAATTGTGTATCTATTATCTACAACTTCTTTATGGAAATCATCAAAGTCTTCTTCATCAGTACCAAACCGCCGCACGATTTCATGTACATCGGGATTATGCTCCCTGTTAAGCTGCCGTAAAAGGCGCGTTTTGTCGTCGGCCGCAATTTCTATGATACATACATCAAGCTCCGGGTAATCAAGAAGTCTTTCTACACCGGCAGGGTTAAAAACGCCTAAATTAATAGTATTTTCGTTTAAGGCGCTAAAGGCAGTCCCATAGCTCCATCCACGAAAAACAGTAGCCTCTAACATATCACCATTAAATAACCGCTCTTTAAACTCATCCGAAGAAAGAAAATAATAATTTATTCCTTCTTTTTCTCCCTCTCTGGGCGGCCGGGTAGTGCAACTAATAATTTCATGCCATTCAGGATAACGCATCATTAGCTGGTGCAGACAAAAATCTTTGCCCGCACCCGCCTTTCCGCATAAAGCCACAATTTTTATTTTTTTCTTATCCATCGTCCTCTTCCATTTCTCCTTTATATCTGTCGTGTCTTAATACAGCATCGCCATTGGGTTCTATCTGTTCAATTTTATATAATTGATGAGTGGATAGATTGGCATATTTTTTACTTATAAAGAGATTGTCTCTACGCATACCTAATACCATAATCATATTGCCACGATTAAAGAAACTGCGTTCCATAACTTTCTTGGTGCCATCGGGTTGCTTCTCAGAAATCTGTTTATCATACAGAGTAAAATATTCTTTTGGAAATTTTACATCCACAACACCGGTAGGAGTAAGTACAGTGACAATACTTTTTGACTTATTCTTCGCAATACAAGTACCACAAATTCTACTCAGTTTATAAATATTAACCAAGTAGTTTCCTTTATAATATGAATGCTCGATGATTGGTTCTTCGGGTAAACTATTAAAATTAACAATACCGTATTTAGAAAAATTCATATTAGATAATTCATGCTCATGATAGTAAAAACACAAGACTTCCATTTCCCAAGCCGAGTAATTATTTTTACCCACAGCTTTGCGCCAATCCTCTAAGAAAATTGTGTCATTTAAATTTTGTAAAATAGTATCATGATTTTCTTTAATCCATTTTCTATAAACGTCCATCCATGGCTGATAAACCTGTTTATCCCATCGTTTTGCTTCTAACACCAGTTCTTGATTCCGCGTTTCAATATAAATATCTTTTCCAATTTCAGTTAAGAAATTAATTGCGCGAGTATCAAGAGTATAATAAAGATCAGCCGCTTTTTCTCTACAAACGGCTTTTAAGTATCGGTTAAACTCATATATACGATGAGCGGTTTTGAGTTCCTGCGTATCTTCAGGTACGAGGTCATATTTCATTAAAGAAGGCATATTCTGTAAAGTAATACGACTCTTTTTGTCGCATACGGTCCAAATATACCAAGCCATACATTTTTTACGATCTACCATTTCATCAAAAGCGCCGCCTTTGATAAGAGAAATCATAGCTTGCCGTTTGGGCTTTACTCGCATCAAAAAATCCTGCGGTGATGTATAAGGTCGTTTTTTAATGATTTCATAAACCAATTCATCATTGACATTAAGTAAACTCTTTAATCCGCACCAAATAGTATTATTTTCTACGTCTGGCACAAAAGTATATTGAGATTTATTAATATCTACCAAACTAATATTAACGCCTTCGTCTTTCATCTTACTGATTCCGCGGGCGAGTTTAGTATAATCTGTACCTTGAGTTTTTATATTTTCTTCACTATCTTCATCTTCACTATCTTCCGCAACAATAGTATTACCACTATCGTTAATCAAACAAGCGCAATTCCAAAAAATAATTGGAAAACGATAGGCGAGATTCATTTCTTGAAGACCTATCAGTGAATATGCCAACGTGTGCGACGCGTTAAATCCATAGCCGCGGCTCATGGCGATTAGCACGTCCCATACATACTTCGCAAGAGCTGGGTTAATATGTTTTTTCGCAGTGGTCTCATAAAATTCTTCTGTCAATTTATCGTAAGCAGCGGGATTCTTTTTGGCGATGGCTTTACGAAGAGAGTCAGCGAAAGTCAAAGAGAATCCTCCCAATTCTGGCAGTTGTACCAACTCCATGAATTGTTCCTGCGTAATACACAGACCATATGAATTCTGAAGTACCGGCTGAAGAATCTTTTTATCGGCCGGCCCCAATCCATGCAATTCGAGTTCTTTATCCCACGCTTTGGGAGAATTTTTAAATCTTGCCAATTTATCTGTGGGCATTTCGTTTTGGCCTTCCTGCGCCATTAAACGAATTGTAGAGTTAAGGACGGCCAATTCATCAACAGAGGCTGGCTTCAAAGTAGCAATTCCTTTAATGCCGCTTTGCTTTTCCATCTGAAAAAGTGAGAGAATTTTATGCTCCCAAACCATTTTCCACATATCAGGTGATGTTCTATCAAGATTGTAAATACCGATAGTTTTTTCATAACGCTCTTTTAATGAGCCATCCTCAATATATCCATAATCGCGTAATAAATCTAAACAGATATGAATTTTATCAAGTGCTTCAACACTTAATAGATCATACTTAATAAGACTACAAGCCTCTGAAGTATGAAGATCATAACCGACAATTATGGTTCCATCAGGCGCCCGCATCAAACTCGTTGAATTGGTAAAAGGTTCATCTACGAAAATCACTCCACCGGCGTGTATACCAATTCTACAAACAAGGCCCTCAATTCTTTGCGCAAGTTCCCAAAGCTGTGGATTAGCTTTCATCGTTGTGACGAAACTGCTTATTGGCTTATAGCCAGCTTCTGTATCTCCGTAGAAACACTGTTTAAGTGTTCGTGCTTGGCCTCTATCTTCAGGGACCATGGCGGCAATATTGCGAGCTTCATCAACATCCATACCGATGCCTCGCGCCGCTGTTAGGATGGCGCTTTTTGCTTTTTCTGTACCGAGGGTCAAAACGTTTGCAACACGATCTTCTCCATATACTTTTCTGAGCCGGTCTAAAACTATTGCTCTCCGGGATCCTTCAATATCCACGTCTACGTCCAAGACTGATACACGGCTAGGATTAAGAAATCTCCAGGCAAAAGTCTTAGTGGTTTCCCATTGAGGATTAATTTGTACAATATCTAATAGATAGAGTAAAATAAATCCGACACCTGAGCCACGTCCAGCTCCGACAATAGTATCTGCATTCCAGCACTCTTCTACAATACGCTGAAGATTTAAATAATAAGCCGACCAATGCGTTTTATTAATAATAGAAGATTCCCATGTCATATTCAAACATTCTTCTACCGCATCATAAATTTTCTGCTCCTGTAGCCGAGGGTCTGACTCAATTTTTTCCACCAAGAGTTGTGCTAGTAGTTTATCACCGGGATAATCAGAAGAAACAAAAGTTGAAAGCATCGGTATTAGCTTTTGCCATTTTTCCGAGACTTCCGTATTACTACTTTTCCATTTTAATTGAGGAATTTTTAATGGACGAGTTAAATCATAATCTTCACATTGATCTGCTATGTGCTGAATACTTTGATATGCAAATTCCATATTAATATCAGGAGATACGGAAAAATACTTTTCCAGTTCCTGAGTATCCATCATGTATGTAGTTGCATAAAAGCTATCAACTTCACGCTCGCCATCTTGAGAGTTAAGATACGCTTTATGAAGAGATGCATCAGCTTTTTTTAGATAATGGCTATCAGTAGTTATAATATAAGGAATGTCTTTTTCAATAGCTAAATTATACAAATATTGGTTAACATAATCTTGCTCATTGTTTTTGTGCGCTGGAGGTTGCATTTCAAGATAAAAATTTTCTGTTCCGAAAATGTTCTGCATTTTTTCTAACCAAGAATTGATTGTTGTTTTACAATCCCAATTTGGTTCTTCCTTCTGTGCAACAATTACTGAAGGTAAAAAACCTCCTAGACAGGCAGTAGAGCCAATCACATGGCCGGGATTTTTGCCGATAATTTCTTCAAGGTCTGCATAATGCGTAGGTACTCGCCGCATTCTTCCATCCATAAAAGAACGCATCCAAGCACGAGAAGAAATTTCTCGGATCTATTGATGCCCAATAGCATCTTTCGCCAAAAGGATAAAATGGAAGAATTTATCCTGTTTTTTAATATAAGTATTTGCATCTAAATCATCGCGGCAAAGATAGATTTCGTTACCAAGGATAACTTTAAAATTGGGATGTTTTTCTTTAATTTCTTTATAATACTTCAAAACCTGTACGGAATTTGATACACATTCATGCTCAGTAATAGCTATACAGCTATGTCCTAACTCTACAGCATAATCTATTAATTCTTGATACCGATTAATAGAATCCCTGAGCCGGATGTTACTAAAATCCGTATGGTTAATTATGAAGACTGCCAGGATAGCCCATCTTCATATAATATCATCCCCCTTTACTGTTTATATATTTATATTATATCATATTTTTGATTAAAAGTCAAGCGCGGCCGTCCGGTTCTACGCTCTCGTAACCGCTGGCCGCTCACTTAGTAATTAGGACAACTTTGTCCGAGGCTCGTGTGATTCCGGTATATAAATACTTTTGATGTTCATCTTTTTTAAATGGGAAATTTTCTTCAAACAATAAGACTTTTCCATATTCGCTGCCCTGGGCTTTCCAGCAAGTAATAGCATATGCATAAGTGAAACTCATAGGAATCATTTCTGGATCACCAGTTCTTTTATGGCTTTGCGTTATATTATACATCTGAGCCGGAGTTAGAGTAGATTGCCCAGTGATAAATTCATTATAATCCATAGTTAAACCAGTCAGATAATCGTCATTTTCTTCCAACTTCATATTTCCTACTAATATATCTACATTTTTTATATCTGACCATTTCCGAGTAAAGCCGAAAGGCATTTGTATATTTGTCAAATAAAAATCGGTTAATGTACCAATAGTTCCATTAGTTAAAGGAGTATGAGTATTTTCACTACAAATATCCCAATGATTTCGCAAACTAATTATCTTGTCTCCAACACATGGCGCTAATGTCTCAAATCCTAACATTTTACGTCTTTGCTGGTTAATGCTATTACGAGTATCATTTTTAGCGCAAATAATCTGATCTGCCCAAGCATACATTCCCTCAGAAACTTCGTTCTTTGGGTAAATTAATACTTGTTCTTTAGTCCCTTTGTAGGAGGATAAAGAGCGGCCATCACGAATATGCATTGATAATCGAATAATTTCGCTATCTTGAGCTTGCCTCATAATTTCATCGAGAAAGACATGAGGATGCTGCAATACTAAATTATCTTCTTCCTCTACTACGGGTGGGAGTTGCCCAGGATCCCCCGCGGCCAGAATATATATATGATGGGAAAGTAATAATTCCCACATTTTCTTTGGTAGCATTGAAATCTCATCGACTACAATCACTTTGGGCGGCGGCGGACCAGGTAAAGATGGAATAGACTTTAGCAATTCGTGTGTTGCTTTGGGAACATACTTATAGCCGCCATTTTTAAGAGGCTTTGCCCAATAAAGGAGTTTATGCGCGGTGGTGGCATTGGGGCATCCTTTACTTGCGAGAACAGTAGCTGCCTTTCCAGTATATGCCACATAACAGACTTCTTCTTCCGGATTAACACCAAGGGCCGCAATAATAAATTTAATCAGAGTACTTTTTCCGCTTCCGGTCAGGCGTAGCCGGCAATACAAGTATAACGTTCATTACTCTTGTATCTGGCTACAGCAATTTTCAAACCTTCTTCTTGTTTACGGGTTAGAATCAAGTTCTACTTCCTCCTTTTTGTCAAAAGTTAATTTATTTAATCTTTATAATATCTTTTTACGCCTTATTATTAAAAAATTCATTTAACAGAATTTCAAATTGTTTTTTACATCTGGGGCATAACTCTATTGGTTGAACAGGCTGGCCATAAATCATATAATCGCTATTAGATATAATACCGCCATAATTATTAAAATCAGGAATCATACAAGTTTCAATTTTCTTTGTTTCCTCTTTGCATCGGTCGCATTTATGTACTATCATTTTTATTTTTCTCCTTTTATATATTATTATTATAACATATTTTATATTTAAAATCAATTTTGGGTATAAAAAATCCCAAAGGCATTTTTCATTTGGCTTGACGGAGATCTCCACCATCTGCGGCCCGACTTGCTGCAAAAAAGAAAAAAGTGGGAGTTATAAATTAATATAACTCCCTGAAAACAATTATCCAACAAAATAATTGTAAGCAATTAAAGCATTAGATTCTCTGATGCCATATGAGCCACTTCCGCAACGTTCATAGGCTTTGGCAAAGCATCTGGCTGCGGCTTGCGGATTCTGTAATTGACAGAAATTATCATACCTAAATCCTGATTGATAGCAGAAACCAAAAGTGTCGATTTCATATTCTATATTGGACATAAGGAAATCGCACTATGTTTTTAAATCAGTACCCCAAATAGCTGAATATCCTCTATTCCATTGGCACATTCCACAGTAAGAAGCTCCATATAACCACCATTGAATATACAGGGTATTACCGCCAACCTCAGTCATGACATTACCCAAAATACCGGCGCATACATAATTATTATAACCTTTATCTTTTAAATAATTCCATATATAAGTAGCTGCGGCGTATTTATCCTCTTGGCAATCAGCTTGATTTGGGGAATGCTATAGAGCCTCTTTACGGAGTCGTTCTTCTTCAATCAGAATATTTTCTAACTGTTCTTGATATATGGCATTATTTCGTTCTATCTATTGAATAAAATAATTGCATATATCTCGACGCATATTACGCTGCTCAAGCGGCGCATATGTATTTAATTGAAGCTTATAAAAATTTAATACTCGTTCATTACGAGAGAGAATTGAAATTAAATCCTCTTTAGTAGAGAGTTCTTTGTATTTTGTGGCTTCAATCATTTCAGAAGGGATGCTAGCCTCCGAAGTTGTAAGTGTTTGGTAAGTAGATGGAATAGCGCTTACTGTATCATCTCTCGGAATTATAAGAGCTGATACTGTCACGATTAATACCAATAAGATTACCAAATAACTTTTTTTCATAATAACTTACCTCCTAATATTGCTATTAGGTCTATGTTGTGTTATTAGAAATAGTAGTCCTGCCGACCTACAATTTCGTATGTATCTATCATTATTTGCGGATTCTATTGATTATTAAAATTATTAACATTACACGTGCCAAGCACGGTTAAAAAAACACAACCTGCGGCGGGTGGCGTAAGAGCAGCCACTTCTTCCGCAGACGACCCAAATTTTATAAGAGTCAAACCCGTAGGAAGAGTAATTTTAATTGTATCTTTTTTACTCCCCATAACAGCAAAATTGTTAGGAGTAATAGCGATACGTTTAATTACTAATTTCGGTTTATTTATTTCTTGGCCCCATATATAATTTAATTTGCCTAAATCTAAAACAATTAATGGGTTTAATGAAGAAGCATCAAAAATAAAATCTACCTTATCTACTGGTGAAAACTCATTATCTTTTAAACGTTCATCACTTTCTTGTATAAATGCCTTAATATCTTTATCGGCAATCGCGCAGCCAAAAGCTGAATTATGTCCCTGAGCAAAAATGACATATGGAGATTCTTGTAAAAACTACCGGAAATTTTCTAATCCATATAGAGTGTCATTACGCCCAGAGCCAGACCAAATAATTTCACCATCCTCATTTTCCTGTTTAAAAAGAATAAGAGTGGGATGATGATATGCGGCGACCAATTGGTTGGCGATTAAACCAGCAATTGATGGCGTTCCATGCTCCATAAGAAGTAAAAGAATTTTATGATCTAAAAGATTTAATTCTTTAATACGCCGTTTCATTACTACCGCATCTTCATCACGAGCTTTTGTCTAACGGTTTTTAATATTGGTGCAATTGCGGGCGGCTTGCTCTACGCGGCTCTCTTGCTGACCTCGGCATCCTCTTTTCGTAGATGGAATAGATTCATAGGCGCGGAATTCTAACATAGATTCAAAGAGCGTCATTTTTTCACTTTTCGTACCAACCCTCGTAGTAGCATTGACAAGAGGGGCAATATAATATGCTAAATTATAAGGAGATAACCCACCGCTCTTATCAATAGAATATTTTGTTTTAGCATATAACGCCTTTATTAGAGGGTTCTTAAAATTTTCCAATCCACATGAAACTAAATATCTAGTTTCATAAGGGCGCATATCCATAACGTCAGCAGTCACGCCTAAAGCAACCAGATCAAGATAATTATTAGAATAATCTGTATCTAATACATTATCCATGAAGCGGCAGAATTTATATACCATAGCGACACCAGAAAGAGATTTTGTAGGATAATCATCCAACTAGTTATTAATTACGCAAGCATAATCTGAATATTTATCAGCCTTATGATGGTCAATAACTAATACATCTATCCCCCTTTCAGCGAGCGCTCTGTGGATCTCGTATTCGTTCGACCCTGCATCCGGTATAACCGCCAGCCGCACATCCCCCGGAACCACGGCCGCATCCAACAAACCGTGTTTCTTACCATCATGTACAGAGTAATGAATTTTAGTCTATACATAATTGGGGAATAAACAATTTAAATAATTTAAGAATAAAGCCGAGGAAGTAAATCCATCACAATCATCATCAATTTGTAAAAAGATTTTATCATTATTCTTAATATGCTTCACAAGCATTTCAACACCCTGCCGCATATTAGTGATAATTTCAGGCGGATATAAATCAGTTTCTGAAGTATATAAATAATGTTTTATATCAGTTTCAGAATAATTCATTCCTCGGTTTTTAAATACTTGTGCTATGGGTGATATAGATTCATCCCGTGGCTAAATTAGTTCATAATTCATTATTATATCCTTTATCTCATAAATATCCGTTTCCTATATAGACAGTTGAAAATATCAATTCCCTTATCTATGGGCGAATCTTTATAACTAGTTAATAGTCCGTCGTCCAGTATATAAGAAATGGTTATTTCATTATTATATCGTTTTTGTATGCTTTGCAAATGCTCTTTCCATTTGCGATATTCTTTATCATAGCGCTTTTGAAACTATCTATCATACGCTATAACAATTTCTTTAGCACCAGCTTGCCGCAATAGCTCAAATTGATAATATGATAAATTATTACCACAGGTAGCAACAGAAATATCATATCGACTAGGCTCCATTTGGCATGAGCGGTAGAGAAGTGTTGATTTTTCACCTTCAAACACGATTGCTTTACCGAAGAATTTAATATTCTCTTTGCTTCGATTTAAATTATATAAATTCATACCTAATGGGTGATTATATAACTAGCCGCCCAGGGTAACGGGACGATACTTTCCAAATCTCTCTGCATCCTCTTTAGAAAGTGTGCGGCCGCGCAACCCAACAAAGCGACCATTCACATCATAATGCGGAATGGTAATTTGCATTCCTCCCGCATAGTAGCCAATTTTTGCTTCCTCGATAGTCTGTTGACTGATACCTTCAAGGAGCCAAGGCATTATATGAACCTTATAATTTAAATGCTCAAGAATAGAGGCATCATATTCTTTTAATACGATTTCTCTTGCTGGCAACTTAATTTGCTGTATTCTTTCATATTCATCCCAAATGGATTTATCTTTAACAAAATTTGAGAATTCTTCTTCAGTACCCTTAATAGAAAACTTCTGAGCGATGTAACGGACAGCGGTATTTAAGTCACATTCTTTATCATATTGAAGGGCGGATATTTTCATAAATAAATCAAAAATATCCATAGAGCCGCAATCGGTATAACAATGGAATACCTTGTTAGAAGCATAATAATATAACTTTTTACTTCCGCGACCGGGCAAATTATGACAAATTGTTGCGGAGAGAATCCCAAAAGAAGTGTATTGGGGCTCCCCGCCCCATTCGCTCAAAAGTTGATAAACATTTTCTAAGGTTAAACTGTCTTTAACCTCATTCTTATCATAATTTGTCATATATTAATAAGTGGTTACAGACACACACTGACCACGCAGCCCGAAGGTTTCATTTACGACCTTGCAAAGGAAAACTTGAGGATGCATGTTCTTTTCTGCATTCTTGCGCGTCGCAAGGATTTCCTTGGCCAACTGCTCAGACATATTGTACTCGAATTCGTCAGGAAGCATTTGATTATTTTTGTTTTTCATATTGTTATCCTTTCATTAAAAAGCCGAAGGCTCATTATCGTCTATTATTACTTTTGTATTATCTATCTGGATAAGTTCATAATCATAAGTGGTTGCGAACATAGGGTTAACTCGGCAAGTTCCTAAATTCGCTTTACACCATAAATACAAACTTTTATATCGTCCCCTACGGTTTTTATAAACCGAAAGTTTCAATGTAGGCTTTTCAAAAACACCACTTGTAAGTATTGGCTCAAGAGATTCTATATCTTCAGTCGTGACGGGGAGCAAAATCCCGCCCCAGTCAATCTTATCACCTATACTTTTAGCGCCTCTAAGTAAGTTTTGGTCTGGAATTTTAGCTTCCTTCCAATCGCCATTAAGCTGAGTGCTTGTCATAATAAAAACACCATATTGATTACATAAATCCTTCAACCGGATGGCCAACATAAAGAGTATATTATCTTCACGCAATTTGACGCCGCCTGCGCGCTGGGAAATTTCGGACAGAATTTTAATACTGGAATGCACATAATCAAAGCGCGTTGGTTTTATATTTCTATAAACGCTGACTATCTCTTACTACATTATAAAAAATGTAGGACACCATTTCGAAGTGCGTATCAATAGCACCCCTACTCCCCCGATTCGGGGATAGTCGATACAGGTTCTTTATTGGACATTTTTCCAGGTTCTACCTTGGATGACTCCAGCGATAGCTCCTTTTGAGACATTATATTTATCAGCCAATTTTTGATAGGAAATATTAGTCTACTCTCGCTCTTGTTTAATTAAATGGACAATTTCTGGTGTTAATTTAGTATGTCTACCTTTATCTTTAAACACTTCCGGCATAACAGTAGAATATCGTTTTCCTGCCCAAATATTTAAAAATGAATTATAATGAAGCCTATCTTTATATTTTTCATCATAAATTTTAGTTGGACTTTCTTTATTCTAATAAGCTATTCGTAATTCAATAACTTCTTTTTCCGTTAATGCCGCATGCGACCATCTTAATTTTTCTTTTTGAGCGTCAGTTAGCGGTCTTTCACAATTTTTACCGCCTGTTTCAACATTATATCCATTAGGAATAACAGAACTAAATAAATGAATATAGTAGATTTCTAATGTATTTAATAATTCGATATCTTCTATATAATTTGCTAAAATTTCATAATCAAAATTTTCAAAGCCATGTTTTCGCATACTCTAATGGATAATGGAATTATATTCTTGGCTGTTTGGATTTTGATAACTGCTTTTATGAGCACGATATCTCACCGTTGGGTCATTAATAGATTGACCAATATATTTTTTATTTGTAATTTTATTTGTAAAACAATAAATATGTCCCACGTATTATAATTTACACACCTTTCTATATCTTTTCTATTTATATATAAAAATCGTGTAATTATAATTGACGAGTTTTGTCCAATAAAGTTTCCCACGGGATTACCATATTTTTTCAAACTTAGGCTTCCCCGTTAGCCTTACTGATTCAGTAAGACCCCGGCGATACACCGGAAAAGTGTAACACAGTCCTTTAACCCTCATGCGGGTTGAACACATATTTTACATCGTGGTCACGGATACCTTTTTTAATTATGTCTTCTATATCTTGCAAAGAAAAATCTGGTAATTCTTCTATATACACAGGACTCTTTTTTAATATTTGAGCCGCTTGTAAGATACGCTGTTTTTCGTCACCCTCATATCGACCATTAAGAATATGATCTTCATCAACATTAGAAAGAAAAGCTAACATCATGGTTTGAATTTCTTCTACTTCTTGTTCGGTCGTAATATAAAGAGTCGGCTGAGCGGCGCCAGTTCTAATCCAACCAAAATTCTCATCGTATATTTGCGGACACCCGATATAACAAGTATCAGCTACCATCGTTCTCGACTTGCCGACACCCGTAGGCGCCGATCTCAAATATAATTTTTTTAGTCTCGCGCCACGTGTAACAGTATTAATCAAAGATCCATAAAGCGGTACTCCAATCTCAGGAGTTTCTTCTAGACGGGAAATTAAATCTTCTATGCCGTCGCCCGCCTGTGCGGCATCATCGAGCGCTTCCCGCACATATGTCATCTTGATTTCGTCAATTTTATTATCAACTTTAATAGCGATATCTTCTAATGAAGCATTATCTAAAAAGTCTTCCTGCTGCTGCTTCAGTTTAGAGTCAAAGATATTATCAGGGTCATATAACCAGCTAACATCTATACCGTAATTATCATAGGCTCTTAACAAAGACATTTTTTTCATTCGATTATAATAATAATCAAAAGTTACATGATTTGCAACCTCAGATGCCTTTAAAAGCCATTCTTCTCCTTTGTCTTTTTTATAAACGGCTTCACTCTTGGGTTTATTTGCCAAGAAGTCATTTATATTTTCAAGTGTCATTTGTTGGACACCCAACTCATGCAATTTATAAATCGAACCAACTATAATCTTTAACATTTCATCGGGAAAATCGTTTTCTGAAATAATATATTTATCTGTTAAATCTAATATCTGAGGTGAGTTATAAATACAACCAACCACTTGGACTAAGGCCGTTCTGTCTACATATTTGCTACTCATTCGTTCACCCCAATGTCCTCATCTAAAAATGAGAATCTTCTACTTTTTTTCGTTTTTCTTTTTGGCGCTTGTATATGAACTTCTCGATCTCTGGGAATAAAGCTTCTTAAATCTTTGCCTTGATTTTTTTGCTTTGCCAACCATAAAGAATAGTAATACCGGTAGGCTTCTTCATATACATAAGGTACAATCCCAATGCCGCCATTACTAGCTTCAATAGTATTTCCTCGTATATCATAAAAATAAATTAAAGTTCTTAATATTCCAGAATAACTAAAATTATATTCTTTCATATATAAATTGATTTGTTTAGTAATACGCGGTCCGACACATGTTATATGAAATAACTTCTTTATATAATCATATAAGGCTTTTTTATCATCAAGAGGAGGCGGAGTTTTTTGCGGCGGTTTTGGGGCTGGAGTTGATTTTATCGTGACTACAGGTCTGCACTTCTCATGAGCATAACGAGTAGAATTAGGTTTAAACCATTCTTCTTTATTCGTGTCAAATTTCTAGCCACAATAATAACACTTTACAATGTGTGCTGCCAAATAACTATTCAACTCCTTTCGATACTATATATGAATATTATATCATATTTTTTATATAAAATCAACCCAAGGCATTTACCACCTTGGGTTGAAATTTTATTCTGCCATTAAATCCTCTTTGATTTCTGTAACAATCAGATAAATAAATTCGGCTTGGTCAGGAGTACTATCAGTAATCTTCTTTCCTTTACCTAAATACTTATCAATGATAGAAGTAATACGAGGTACATAATAAGCCTGATTTTTATTTACAAGCTCTCCGCTTAACTGTTGGAACTCTTTCATAAGAGCTTCATAATCGTAAGTCGGGACTTCGACCGCGGCCAGCTTTTCATCTGTGACATATGCGCCGCCAGTCTCTGCGGCTTCCTTATCAATGGCGGCCGCAATAGCATTCACCAAAGCTGTATAATTCATAGGAATAACATCTGGTACATACTTAAAACGACAACCGCATTCAATGAAGCCGGTCTTATCACGAAGAACCAGAGATGACATTTGGCCCTCGCCGCTCTGACGAGCATAGCCAAAAACATCACTCATGCCAGCGATAACCTCACGGGTTGCATTCGAAAGGGCCGGACGGATATTAGTAACATTACCCTTATCATCCTTACCCTCTTTATCATGACCGATAAAATAAATTGCATAACCGAGCTGAGTAAGGCCACGGAAGATCTCGTTAAATTCATCCTTAAACTTCGTCCAACCTTTACCATAACCGAGGTCTCCGAGATCCTCAATGTCATTCTGTTGACAAATATACTTCTTACAGAACTCCGATGCGACATCTATGGTATCTACTACAACTGCCTTATATACAGCCTTGACTTCAGGCTTCTTCAGCTCACGATATACCGAGCGCATTTCTGCCCACGATGTAATATCCTGCGCAACGACACCAGGCAACGCATTATATCCACGTTCAAAAGCCAACAGCAATGCGCCATCCATCTGGGCCGCGAGAGTAGTTTTGCCCGTCTTATAACCGCCATAGATAAAAGTAATATAGCCACTTAAATCTCGACTAACCTTATGCGGCTTGATATTTAAAAGATTAATTGCCATAATTGTTTACCCCTCTTTTTAAGTTTTGATTGAGTAATAACTCAATCAAAATTTGAAATCATCATGAGAAGGAGCCGGAACTGCGCTCTTATTCGCAGCCTTCTGAGCGGCCGCCCACTCATCACGACGATGCTTAATGGTAGCCAAATAGGTTTCACGATCAGTCATGGCTTTATTAAACTCAGCCGCAGTGATGAACTCCTCAGAATCCCACTCATAAGGCTCATTGGAACTACCTGTAATCACGAAATCCTTGCGGGTCGTGGTAACCTCGCGCACATCATCCGCGCCAAATGCCGATTCAGTAACAATCTTGCGAGTGAGATTTTCAGAAACCTGAACTCCCCAAACAGCCGTGCAAAACGGAGTCTTAGAAGTAGCCCCGAGACCGAGGAAGTAATCCATGCCCTCCGGTGTCACGACAGAATACTCAATGGGATAAATCGCATTGCGGAAGTCAAAGATCCAGCCCTTGACGATGGCCTTTGCCGGCATGTTACGAGATTCATCAGCTTCCTTCTCAACGACATTAGTGATTACAATATCAGTCTTAAAATAAGAACGCTTAGCCTCATCCGCCAAAAGCGTCTGATTGTCACCCGAGCCATCAAAATGGATAAAACCGCCTTCATTGCGCTTAGCACTCACGAGCTCTTCCTTGCCATCACGCTCGGTAAAGAACTCCTTCAGACCCACAGCAGAATCAATACGAATCATGCTCGCATAATCCGCGCCATCGCTAATAACAGTCTTACGCTTGCCGCTCATAATATCTGAAAGGGCGGTAAAACGAGAATCAGGCTTGTTCTTACTCGTCATCTGAGTAATATAGCTATAATGGACTGACACGACATTGGTCATTGCATTATCTGTAACAATCATAACATCGCCAGTAATATAAGTAGTACCAGGATGCTTAGAGTTCGGCCCAGTCTCCTTAACCTCCAGCTTGTGATCGTACAGAAGCCCTTCCAAATGTGTAGAATTAATCATCTTTTTAGCCATTTAATTTTACTCCTCTTCATTCATAAATTTAAAATTCATACCTTTTTCTGTTAAAGTATAGATAATAGGGTTTTGACCGATTTTTTCAACATAATTATCATTAACTAATTTCCTAAGAGAAGCAGAAACACCACGAGAAGTAACTCCCATGTCTTCAGCAATGTCTCGGGCCTTTAGCAAACGCTTATCGCTCTTTTGCATACACAAAAGAATCTTATAACCGTTTTCAGTAACCGCTTGAGGAGCGGCACTTTCTTCTTTAAGAATCTCTAAATATTCCCGAATTTCATCAGTCATTTTTTCTTTAACAATTTCTGGATTTGCATCCATTAAAATCTGAATAAATTCCAAAAAATCACTTTTCATAAACCTTTTCCTATTCTTTCTTTACTTTATATATATATTATATCATATTTTATTTAAAATTACAACCCATATGGCGGAATTTATTCTGCTTTTATTATTTAATACTAAACCCATAGGTCTTAGCTTGGAAATAATCTTGCCACATATCTTCTTTCTCATCGAGGTCTTTTATTGAACACTCCTCGACTAGTTCAAAAGAGAAATTCTCAACACCAACTTGGCGCATCGCCGGGTAGAGTTTGTTACGAGTGGGCGGCTCTGCGCCGATACCTCTCTTAATATGTTGCCGCCAACGGCTAGCGATATCGCGTGCCTGCCCCACATAACATTTTCCTGTTGAAATTTCTGTAATTTTATAAATACCTGTTTTTACATTAGCGCCTATGATACGACCAATTAAGTCGGCAGTCGGTTTCTCATAATACACTTTCCAGATAACTTTATTCAAAGCTTCTTTATCCCGTAGATAGGGTTCAACTTCGCGTAATTTTGCAATTTCCGCAAGATCAGACTCTGAAATTTGAATTCGATAAAAGTCTGCGGCGGTCCGCTCTTCTTCCGCGCGTATGTTAGCTTCTACGGCCGCATTAACGACGGATTGTAAATCCGCAAGACGCCCGGCCGCGCTCTTTATCTGCTCCTATATGCTTTCTAAGCTTTGGGTTTTTTGCGCCACTAGTTGCTCAAATTCTTTTGCATATTCGGCTAATGTGGCCGCATACTCATTACGGTAATTATCTTCAGCGGCCTGATATTCGCTACTTTTCTTCTCGAGTGCCATATCTAATTTATCAGAGAACAATTTCATCTGTTTGTTATATTGTTCTTCTGCTTTACTGTGGGCCTATTCAGATAATTCTTGAGAGGATATTAAAATTTTCTAATTTTGTTCAATTAGATAATTGTTTTCGTGCTTTTGTTTTTCATTTTCTTCTTGTAGCTTTTGTTGTAAGATTTCTAAATTATTAATCTATTGTTTTATAGCAGCCTCTTGCTTGTCTAAAGCATCATTGGCTTTACGTATCTTGCCCCGAGGGATAACAAAAGCAACAACCCAAGCGACAATAAATCCTATAACAAAACAAGCTACGCAATAAGACCAGCTCATAGATAGTAAACACGGGGGCAATCAATTAATTGCCCCCGAAATTTATATCAATTGGTTTTCTTACTCAGCGTCAGCAAGCTCAGGATTGAAAGCCATGCCCTCATCAGTCAGGCGAAGAAGCTTAATAGCCTTGTGGGTGCCGTCCTCAAGCTCGATCTCGGCAGGAATACGGACGCCGTAGCCCTTGCGCTGAATCGCGGAAGTAAAGATGCCATCCACCTGGCGCTTCTCCAGACCGAGAGCATCGGCAACATCAGCCGCGATGAGGTTCTCACCATTGTGCTCCTTTAGAAAATTAAGAACTGCGATAGAATTGCTACTCATAGCCATAATAAATAATCTCCTTTGTTTCTTTAAATAAAATTTTGATTTTGTTTTAAGCCTTTAGCTTATGTAAATATTATACAAAAAATTTTTTAAGAAGTCAAGTTATTTTTTAACTTTAAATCTAATATTTTGTAGTAAGAATTTCTTGGATAAGACAATCAACTTCTAACAGCTCATTTGGTACACGTAGTCCCCTAGTTACCATCTGATTAGTAAGAGCCATAATTTGATTCTCAAAATGCTCTTGCTCGTCTTTGTCTTGTGACTATTGCCTCTTGTATTCCAATTCAGCAATCTTCTCCGCGAAACCCTTTAGTTCTTTACGCTTCATAAGAAAATTTTTCTTCCTTTATTTACAAGTTTATTATATTATATTTTTTTTATTAAGTCAAGAATTTTTTTATAAAATTTTCCTCTGTAATAATCGGAATACCGAGCTTCTTGGCGGTAGTATTTTTAGATGAAGTGCTTTCAGGATCGTTATTAATAAGATAACTAGTCTTACTTGACACACTGCTAACTACTTTTCCGCCATTGGCTTCAATATCTTTTTGCAGACTATCTCTATTCTTATAGACTTTCAATTTACCAGTAATAACTATATTAAAATCTTGTAAATTGTTGTTAGAAGTTTTTCCAAACAATGAATTACTCATTGTGTCTTTAAGATAATTTTCATAAATATAGTCAGCTTCGGAGTAATCAAAATTCATAATAGCTTTATGAATCTCTCCGCCAAATCCTTCCCAATTATAAAAAGGCTCTTTATTCTTAACCATTAAACGAAAGTCTTCCCACGTTGGACACTTTTTCGCAATTACTTTAGCATAAGTGGTTCCTACAAGAGGTATACCAATCCCTGAGATAAATTGAACCAATTCGGTGGTTTTTCCAGTGTTAATAGAGTTTAAAATTGTATCTACTGACTTTATTCCAAACCCAGCTTTTTTAATCCACTCTTCCCGATGGACATTTAGGATAAATACATCTGAAAGGCTATTAATCCAACCCCAGTCGAGGAGTTTCTCAAATGTCTTTTTAGACAGTCCTTTAATGTCTAATCCCTTTTTCCCAAAAAGATGCTCGAGTTTATTTATAATTTTCCCTTGGCAATCAAGATTTACACAATAAAGCTGTTGCACATTAGAATCAGAAGTAATAACTTCCGTGCGGCCGCCACATATAGGGCAACAATTAGGCACAGTAAATTCTTCTTCATCGTCCTTTGCATCCTCAGCCCACATAATTTGTGGTATAATGAGGTTCATCTTGCTAACGCCAACTTTTTGTCCCTTATAACCGTAACCATGTAAAGTATCAATGAGCACACTAATATTATGCAAACTCGCGCGTTCAACACTTGATCCTTCAATGTCTACTGTTTCAAAACAAGCAACCGGTGTTAAGACACCTGTGCGGCCAGGCGACCATTCAATATCCAAAAGCGACGTTTCATATATCTCATCGTAGAATTTGTAAGCAATACCACCATTAAAATGATGCGCTGTACGCCCGGCTGCGGCATATTCCGCGCAATCATTGATTTTAAATACTACTCCGTCAATCGGATAAGTCTTATTGGATTGAATCCATTCAATGGCATTTTGACCTTCAGCTTCTACATCGCTAACGAGGATATGAGGTACAACCTCAAAACCCTGTTCTGTTGCCCAAGCGAGTTTTGAATCTAAGGTAGATGCTAAATCAGTAATAACATCCCATACCACAAAGCTTAAATTACGTTCTGCACATTCTTTCGAATCGAGGAGCCGTATACTGCCCGCCGCAAAGTTTCGAGGATTCTTATATTCATCAGAAAAAGGTTGAAAATTATTCCAAGTACATAAAACCTCTCCGTCTATAGTAACTGGCTTTTTATAATTAATGGTCTGTGGGATATTCTTAATGATTTTTGCATTATGTGTAATATCTTCACCGATTTCCCCATTGCCACGAGTCTCTGCCCGCTTTAATTCTCCATCTTTATAATAAAGTGAACAGGTTAAACCGTCTAACTTACTCATAATAAGTGTCCACTTATCTTTGAAAATTGAAATAATTGAATTAATCTCTTTTGTCTTAGAGAGGGAGAGCATCGGATGAGAATGACTTACTTTATTCAGTTTTGATACAATTTCATAATTTACTCTTTGGGTTGGAGAGTCTGGGTAACATACCCCAGACTCCTGCTCCTTTTTCTCCAGCGAAAAGTATAAATCATCCCATTGCTTATCTTCCATAATGGGCTTTCCCAAATCATATGCTTTTGTAGCGTCATTTAAAGTGTCAATTAATTCACGCATATCCATTGGATTTTTTATCCTTTCGTTATATTTATTATATCATATTTTTTTATATATTTCAAACCTTACTGGCGCTTTTTACCTTGCTTTTAATAACAACATTACCCCCGGCGGCACGGCTGCACACTGGCAAGTCTTTTCCTTCTATACAAATTGAGTTTGTAAGACCGACAACTAAAAGTTTATCTTTATCGTTGGCTAAAAGGGCCGCGGCAACGCCTGAAGATTCTTTTGAGATAGAAACTCCTTTTCCTCCACGCGAAGTCTTTGGAATTTCTGTGAATTTGACTCGTTTTCCAAGCCCAGAACCTGTAATAATTACAAGTTCGTCCTGAGCATCTCTAATGGGGAGTAATGTAAGAGCTTCATCGTCTTTTGCAAGATTAATACCTTTAATTCCAATTGTAGCGCGAGAAGAGGCCGATACTTCTGTCAAAGAATACCGAATAACCATTCCAAGTTTAGAAATCACAAAAATTTCTTCGTTAGACGCTAAAGTAACACTGGCTATACTGTCACCTTCGCGCAACTTAATTGCGGATAGGCCTGTCTTCTTTTTGGTATTAACATAATCTTCCAAAGGTGTCTTTTTGATTGTCCCGTTCTTTGTGAGGAATACGACGTATTTAGCCGTAGTATCCTTATAAATGGAGTAAATAAGGACTGGTTCCTCGGTAGTTTCCATCTGAACCAAAGATTTGACACTAACTCCCTTAGATGCATTAGTACCTTCTGGTACATCATTTACGGATAAACGATACATCGTACCCGCATTTGTAAAGACCATTAACTGGTCAACCGTGTTAGTGCGGATGACAGAGGAAATAATATCTTCTTGAGTCTTTACCCCTTTTCCTCCGCGCTTTTGGACGTGATAAGATTTAGATGGGACGCGCTTGATAGTTCCGCCCTCAGTGAGTATAACTACACATTCTTCTGGCGCCACATAGGCGGCTTCCTCTTCTTTCTTGCTTGTATCAATCTGAGTAACCTCTGTGCGGCGGGGATTACCATATTTCTGCGCGAGATCTGACAAACGAGCCACCAAAATTTCAGATTGTTTCTCTACAGAATTAACAATCATCTTACAATTTTCAATGGTCTTAATCAGTTCAGCTCTTTCTTTCTCTAACTCGACCGATTCAAGGTGCGCAAGGGTGCCCAGCCGCATACTAATAATAGCCGATGCTTGTGAGTCAGAAAATCCATATTTCTTAATGAGATTCTGTTTTGCATCGGCGCTACTAGCAGATTGCTTAATTAGATTAATAATATTATCAATATCTTCTAATGCTTTGAGGAGTCCGTCAACGATTTCCTTTCTAGCTTCAGATTTCTTTAAATCAAATTCATATTCCTTACGAATACAAGATTCATTATGTTTGATATAAATATCAATATAATCTTTTAGTGTCAGTAATTTAGGCGTTTTGCCCACTAGAGCATACTGATTGGGACTATAACTTTTCTGCAAATCAGTTAGTTTATATAATCCGTTTAGAATGCCTTTGGGTGCTTCTGAGCACTCAATCTCAATTGAAAGACTCTTTTTATCGCTCTTATTATAAATATTTTGAATGCCCTTGATTTGCTCCTGTACAACGAGAGTCTTAATTTTATCAATTAGAGGCTCTACATATACTTGATAGGGTAATTCTGTGATATAAATATTATTTCCCTTAATTTCTGCTTTGCCGCGGAGTACGACTTTTCCCTTACCGGTGGCATGGATAGTTTTAATATCCTTCTTATTAATGATAATACCGCCAGACGGGAAATCCGGATAGAAATTATCATAATCAAGATTGCCAGTTTCAATGTATTTAATAATTAAATCAGCAGCCTCTCGCAGATTAAAAAGTGTCCAATGGTTTGCGACTGTAACGCCGATACCCTGACAACCATTCACCAAAAGTCGCGGTAAAACAGCTGGCAATACCTCTGGCCACATTTGATCTTCCGAAAAATTAGGAATCATCGGTACATTATTTTTCTTAATGCCCTTAAACATTCCTTCTTCTGCGGCTTTCGAAAGTCGCGCTTCTGTGTATCTCTGAGACGCAGCTTCTGCACTGACAATCTGATTGCCATTTGATCCATGCCAATCTACTTCAGGAATATTATTGATCCAAGGCTGACTCATTCTAGCGAATGTTTCGTACATAGCCTGTTCGCCATGGGGCCACAACTCGCCGATTATTGCTCCGCTTATTTTGGCGCTTTTTACATGCGCTTTGTTAGATGTATAACCTTTATTAAACATCAACCATAAGGCCGCGCGTTGTCCGGGCTTTAAGCCATCTCTAGCGTCCGGAAAAGCACGCTGACTATTAGCCTCATACGCAAAATCTATAAAATTTTGATGAAGCTCTTGACAAATATCAATAGACATCATTTGCCTCCTCACTATGTTGCAGAATATACTCCTTCCGCGGCGGTACTGACGTACCCATTAAAATCTCGAGTAAAGTATCTGCCTGTTTTATATCCGCGACAGTAATTTGTTCTATATATCTTGTCTCTGGGTTTAGTAGGCATTGGGCCAGCTCATCTGGATCCATTTCGCCAAGGCCTTTGTTTCTGTTGACCGAGAACTTCTCTTTCTCATGAACCGCTTTATAGGATTCCAAAGCGGCCGCGTCGCGCAAATAAATATACTCATTTTTCTTGGTTGTGACTCTAAAAAGTGGCGGTTTAGGAGCATAAAGATGCCCATTAATAATCAACTCTGGGCACAACTCCCAAAAAAGTGTGATTAACAAATTTGCGATAGCCGCACCATCTGGATCTGCATCAACCGCCATCATGATCTTACCATATCTGAGCTTCTTAGGGTCATAAATTAGTTTAGCAGTTTTGGTATCAAACTCTAATCCCAAAGCTTTGATAATATTAACAACCTCTTGATTTGCTAACAGCTTTTCACTTGTAGATTTGCGGGCACTTAATATTTTACCACGAATAGGAAAAGCTGCTTGAATTTCTGCATTTCTCGCTTCTACGAGGCCAGATGCAGCGCTATCACCTTCGGCAATGAAGAGCTCACACTCACTACGCTTCTTACCCCAACAATCCACTAATTTAGTGGGGAGATTCAAGAAAGCCGTTTTCTTCTTTCCGGATTCAACATTACGAACAGCCTCTTTTGCCTTTTTTGCCTTTTCACGAGCTGTTCTCGCCAATAATGCTTTTTCGACAATAGCTTTCGCATCTTTGGGGTGTGTCTCAAACCAAGTCTTTAGCTCTTGGGAAACTAGGCGCTGAACAATTAGACGCGCTTCACTACTAGTTAAATTATCTTTAGTCTGCCCAGAGAAAACAGGATCAGGCATGATAAACGAAAGAACTAGGCTGAGTCCTTCTTTTAACTCTTCACCAGTGAGATTACTGTCTTTTTCTTTTAGTAGCTTCTTTTCTCGCGCATACTCATTAATTGTTTGAGTTAGGGCTGTGCGGAAGCCTGTTAAATGAGTTCCGCCACTATTGGGAATGGAATTGGTATACAGTTTATAATTATCTGTATATCCATCATTATACAGAAAAGCCAACTTTACGCCCACGCGGTTTTCTACTGTTTCTGCATAGAAAACGGATGTAATTTTTTTCTTACCCTGATTAATATATTCAATATAATCTTTAATACCATTCTCGGAAATAATAATTTCTTCCGGCTTATCTTTATAAGTCAGTGAAAAAGTTAAACCCGGAGAAAGAAAAGCTAGTTCTTGGAGCTGCTTTTTAAGGGTTGCATAATCAAGCTCAATCGTCTCTTTAAAGATCTCTTTATCTGGCAGAAAAGTAATTTCTGTACCTGTGCGGCCGCTCGCCTCTGCGACGACATTAAAGTTTACAAGTTTGCCGCGCTTGAAAGAGGCCGCCGCACGTTTTCCATCTCGATAAGAGTTAACTTTAAAGTATTCACTTAGAGCATTCGTCGCTTTAGCGCCGACGCCATTTAAGCCACCAGAAGTATTATAACCGGAAGCTCCAGAAGTATCGAATTTGGCGCCAGTATGTAACTTTGTATATACATTAACTAAAGTCTCAGAACCATCAGGCTGTTTGCCAAAAGGTACACCACGTCCATTATCAATAACGGTTACTTCATTATTATTTTTTACTGTAATTTCACATCTATTACAATGTCCATTTAAATATTCATCAACTACGTTAGAGATAATTTCAAGAGTAATATGGCGGACACCTTCCGGCCCCACGCTACCAATGTACATACCGCTGCGTAGTCGAATCGCTTCAATGCCCTCTAATGTTTTAATGCTTTTCGCATTATAAGCATCCATATTTATGCATTGCCTCCTCGTTGCTTATTTTTCCTGTTGCTAATTGATCGGCAATTTCATTGCCTTTCGTACCCACATGTCCCTTAATGTGTAACAACTGAATACGATATCCTTGCATATATAGGTCGTAATAGGCTTTAATAATCTCTAAATTCTCTGGGGGCTTTTTATCAGATTTAATCCAGCCCTTTTTCTGCCATGAAAACATCCAATTATTAAGAGTCTATACTGCATAACTAGAATCTGAATATACAATAACATTCTGTTCTTTACCAAAATGAAGCATCGTATAGAGGATTCCTTTTAATTCCATTTCATTATTTGTCACCGCATCTGTATACTAACGATTATGAACTGATAATAGCTAGCCAGTTTCATTAAAGATAACGATTCCATAACCACCGGGGCCTGGATTTGGGTGAGCACTTCCGTCTACATAAATTACATACGACATTTTTCTTAATACGACACCTTCATTTCTAAATTAAATTTTGAGTACCTTTTCTACTCATATATATATTATATCATATTTTCTAAAAAAAGTCAACGAAAAGAAATAAACGGGGACATTTAATTAAAAATGTCCCCGTTCAATATTAGATCGGAAAATCCCCGCTTGAAGGTTTTGTAGAATTAGCAGCAACTTTTGTCGTATTAAGTGCCTATATTACACTTTCATACTTCACTCCATTTTTTGTATTTTCCGCTTGCGATTTCTTGTAGTAAAACGCTTGTGAAACCCCATAAGCACCCCAAGGTAGAGAAACCATGGCGGTAAGCCAGGGTAGACTGCCGAGATATCCTAAAAGAATGCACATATAAGCTAGACCTATAAAAGCAATCGTTATAATCCAAATAAGAACAGATTCTTGGATAAGAAGTACTTTAGAAAATTCCCCGTGCCGTTTTTCTTTTTTCTTTTTTGCTTTGGGTTTCTTTTGTTGCTTTACTATTTTTATATTTGTTTCTTTCATATATTACTTAAAAGAAACAGTCAATTTCTCATAGAAACGCTTTACAACAGTAATAAATTGTTCACGAGTTAAAAAGCTCTTAGGCATTTGATTACCAGACTCGTCGCCGAGAAGTAATTCATTTTCCTTACCCCAACTAAGCGCTTCTTTCGCGTAATCAGCACCCTCGGTCTGAGAAGCCAAACCACTGATCCAATTATTAGCCATCTGATTAAACTGTTCCTGTGTCATATCTTCATCCTCCTCTGAATTTAAACGAGCATTAACTTCTGCTGCGATTTGCCCATGGAGATTGTATAAATAATTGCCTGGGCATGCTTTGTTAGCATAATCTCTGTGGACTGTCATATTACAACCATCTAAGTGATTCATGCGTTCATATTTACTGGTAGACCAGACCAACTAATTAATATCATTACGCTTGCAAATATCGACTAGCAAATCAATTAATTTATTATATGCGGCATCAGTAACAGCATATGGGTCATACGTATCACTAGCAACTTCAATAGTAATAGCGCGATTGTCGTTGCTTGCGGACGAAGTACACCAACTGCGGTCTTTTTCCTCGACATATAAGCCAACACGACCATCATAGCCGATGCCATAATTAGCGCTAGCCTAGCATGAACTTCTCGCAAAGATGGTCCCTAAAGTCTCTACGGAGCACTGCCCCACAACGCAATGAATTGTAACTGTATCAATGGTATGTTTACGATTTACACTACGGTTTGGAGAAATCCTAGTATAATCAACAAGAGGACTATTAGTATAAGCCATTATTCGTCCTCCCCTTTATTGTTAGATAATTCATCTAAGGCGGTTTCATTTAATTCTTCTAAGGTAGTTTCTTTGACCTATTCATCCATAGATTTTATTATCCCCCTTTGTAATTTATAATTGATCAGCAATTTCTGCCAATCTGGAACGGTGAATCTTTTTTAATTCTACTTCACCGTATATATCTTGGCCGCGGAATATCTGCGACACTCTTCTCATACCATTATGCGCCCCCGCAAAGTTTTCATCGTCAACTTGGGTGTTATAGTCACCATCAATAATACAAATACTATCTTCGCCAATTCTTTGTAGAGCCAGTTTCATTAAATAGATATCTAAATTCTGCGCTTCAGAGATATAGACTCCTGCTTTCATGCCGGAAGTATCATAGCCTCGTATATCGCTAAGCGGCATAAGAATAATTTTTTCACTGTCAATTAATTCCTCTACCGCAAACTTGCCCCCAAATTTACTGGATAACATATTGCCGATCTACGAATCTAGCAATTTGTCTTCCTTATCTCCGGGATAAAACCCAAGTTTAGCAGCATTTTTTGCGGCAACCGTATTGCAAAAAACAATTATTTTATTGATATGCCCTTTTTCTAACTCATGAAAAAGGTAGCCTAAAGCCAAGAAAGATTTGCCACTTCCACTTTTGCCTTTTAGCATAGTTATTTTATTATTAACTAAGCTATCTATGGCTAAAGTTTGATAAGAATCTCCATTTATTGCTTTAATACGTCCAAAAAAATTGGAGTCCAAATTCGTATAAGTAATGTGCCTATAGCCGTCGCCAGTCCAACATAGTTGAGATACAATTTCGCCTTCCGAATTATGAATTATTAAATATTCATTTATTTCTAGCCCATAGATATTCTCATATGGATGCTCGTAAAAATATGCCATCTCTTCTTCTGACATAATTATATCTTTATAACCACTATAGTCTTCTTTATCCGCCGTTTGAACTTCTTTAATACTATCTTTGCCAAAAAATAAATTAGCGATATTTTGTAAGGCTAAATCATTAGTAAAAAAGACTGTTTCATCGGGATGAACCCGATTATCATAATCAAAAGCACAAGCTAAAATTTGAATATCGGGTGTAATTGTTAGTCCTTTCTTTTTAAAAGGCATTAACATATCTTCTTGGAAAACCCATACAGTATATTTGTCCTTATTATGAGCCAATAATCTGAGTAACTCTCTTGCAGTTTGCTTTATACTTTCATCTTTGTGAGCCGATGTTCTAATATTTTCTAACTCATTTAAAGTGACAGAAGAAATTACAATATTTTCTTCTACTGTAAATAGATCATCCACCCGGAGCAAAAGACTACATGTGTCATAAAAATTATAAATATTCACTAAACGCTGCCTCCTTCGGGGAAACTCTTCATATATATATAATTTTTGTGTTTGATGAATCATCCTTTTTTGTCCTTTGCTTTTATTTCACCGGGGTATTCAAAAACAAGCTGTGAATCATCGACCTTCAAATCTTTAAATTTATCAAGAGTGCGATTTTTTCTTACTGACTGATAAAATTTATCCTTTTTCTTTATGTAAGTGCATAACTCTTTTCGCTCGCCAGCAATTTCATCACGAATCGCGGCAAGCTCATAGGTATAATTAGAAATTTGTCTTTGTAACATGATGTTTTCATAAGATTTGGCATTAAATTTCTGGCTATGTTTCATAGAATAATATAGCTGATTTAATGCGGCTAGCTTGGCAAGAACCTGCTCTCGATAATAGCACATTAATTTAATTACAGCGCGAGATTCAGCAATTGTGAGTCCCGTCTTTTCGCTCATCATATCTTGATCTTCGGGAGCACAAGTCGCCATCCCGCAGAAAGTATGTCCTTCATAAGTTAAAATACAACTTGCTATACCTGTAGCAGAATCCCAAGAATATAAGGGGTCTTTTGACTTCATAAAATTCTTCTCCTTTGGTATTCTTTATATATTTATATTATAACATATTTTTCTACAAAACACAACTTGGAAAGAAAAATTGGTGAAAAAAATCCCCAAATGGAATTTTCTTCAAAATACGGAGTTGGGCGAAAAGAAACAGAGAGTGTCGATTAACACTCTCTGTAAAAGCCTTTAATATCTTCAATGACTTCATCTATACTCACTGGATAACAATCATGAGCATCAAGTTCTACATGGTAACAAGTAAAACCTCTTTTCATGTCACAAAAACGGTCTTGCGTATGCAAATGCCCACAGAGATTAAAAACGCGACGCTTAAGAGGCTTTTGGTCGTCATCAGTGTTACCTGTTAGGGTGGGGTAATGGGATAAATAGAACGTGCGGCCAGCGTGCTTTAAACGAGCCCCAAAGCTAGCTTCTACGACGTTATAAAGAGTATTATACGCGACGATGCGAGTATCGGTATCATGATTACCATAAATAATATGTAGATTCCCATTGAGCCGCCGCACATAATTCAGATTACTAATATCTCCCATAATTACGTCACCGAGGAGATATACATCGTCATCCGGCTCAACAATCAAATTCCATCGCTCGATAATACCCTCATTCATCTCTTCAACACTAGAGAATCCTCGTGGGCGCCACAAAAAATCTTTAGCATGGCCAAAATGCGTATCTGAGGACAAATATATCATATCTATCACTTCCTCACGAATTTTTCAAGATTATTCTGAGCATCCACGCGCCAAATCTCCGTATAGCGTGCGGACTCCTCGAATCTGGGAACTTCAAACTGATACCCCATGCGACGAATAACCGATTTCGGCACATAGGCTCTCCCCTCGCGCTGGCTATTACGCTCCATACATACAGCCTGGCAAATATCAAAAAAGATAGGAATAACATTAACTTCGTTAGACAACTTCAAAGCATTCAACAGCTTATTCCGCGAACGTTTATTAATATGTGTAGCATCAGCTACCACGATCTCTTCATCGCTATTCAGTCGATTCTGGATCTCACGGATGAATTCTTCCCACACAAACGTCTCTTTATCAAAGTAATCCGATTCATTATCAAGGAAAGAAAAACGGATCTTATCCCGCGAGACTACGTTTTCTTCTCCAAACTGCTTCGAGGCCCAAGTCGATTTTCCCGAACCGGGGACGCCGCACAAAATAAACAAAGTTTTCATGTAATCACTCCTTCTGCAAATTGTGTTTTAAATTCATAAATATCTTCGTCGTCTTTACATTCGATCATATTTACCTGTTTGCGGCAATGCGGACAATAAAGCCACTTGCGGTGAAACTTTTCGCGCCGGTGCCCGCTCGGTCGCGGGAGCTCATAACCGCGCTGGCCGCACTTAGGACAATAAAAATAATTAAAATCCATTTTTTGAGGCATCCGCGGCATTAACTTTTCAGCTCCTCTCTCAAATAATTCTCCATTAGATTCCTCTGGGTTGTATCTAAAATCAGACTCCCCGCACTTCTCTGTGAAAGAGCAACTGCATCTTCCTGATAATTTGCGACATATTCATTAACAATACGCTGAATATTTGTATATGTTTTTTCTGCCATTCGTATCACGTCTCCGAGAGGGAGTATGCCTCGCTTAATACTCAAAATATAATCTCGGTTTTTCGGATACAGACATTCTCTAAAAGATTCTCCCTCGATATAGCGCCGTAGAAAATCTTCAATTCTAATCAAATGGCTGAGTTCTTTCGGATCGTATCCTTTTTCCTGAATAATTTGATGCCTAGCGGGAGTATCTTTAGTCATATTAGAATACTTTGTTTTAGCGACTCCGCCCATAGTACAAACAGCTTTCTTAGGATCGTAATGCGCAACCAACTCGGCATTTTTGCGGAGAAAATCAATATATTCGATATACTTTGGATTTACAATGAAAAAGTCGGTAAACAAAATCTCCAAATAATTGATATTCTGTTTATAAAAACACTGAATCATTAGCCGTGCATCTTTAAAGTCAATATGTTCATTATTGGCTCGAATATGAGTGGTGCTAATGGGCTGATTATTAAAAATAATATCGTCAAGCGAAGGGAGAAGCATAGCTTTACTATCTACATCGCTGTATTCATATTCAAGCCCATAATTCTGACTACCAGCCAAGAAAACTCCAATAACTCGATTTTCTTTAAAGCAATCAAGAGTTTCATTATAATGAGCTTTTAGGACATTCATAGTTTTAATTTCGTCACGGAAATTCACATTCTTACCTCCATTTCATATACTATCGTTAGAAACCAACCCGCCGGTTCTACTGGCGTTGTATCTACATTAATTATCTTTCTTTTGGTATATTTGCTTTGCCAAAGCCGCAAATATTCATTAATATCCTATCCACTGGTGTGACATGATATATCAACCTGAATCATTGGTATCAACCCTTTCTGTAATAATAATATTTAATGCCATCTATTATCTTATATTCAGCAGCGCCTTTACGCAATAAAGCTGTCATACTGCCATTAACAGCTCTGTTAGATACGCCAAATATTTCGCCCAATGTAATAGTATCATAGGCGGCATGAGGCTGGGCACTCAGCCACTCTTTAAGCTGAGATGCTAACGTCTCTGTGTCTGATGACGCTGCATTAATATCACATAGAGTATTTTGAATTACAGCCTTAAGGTTTATTATCGCAGGATTTAAAAATGGCGGTATCATTTTTATTTCTCCTTTTTTCTTTTATATTAATATTATAACATATTTTTAATAAAAAAACAAATAGGGAATACCAATTTAGGTATTCCCTTATTATTAATCCCTTTTTTTAACTACAAAAGGACTATCACTATAATATTTACTATAGTTCCTTACTTCTTGAAATTCATTACAATGAGTAGTAGCAATTGCCTGAGTAAATCGTTTATCATTTTCAACAATTGACCAGTCTTTAGCAATTCTTTGTTTCTGCTCCGCATCATTATAATAGCCATAACGTAAATTACCTTGAAATTCATTAGGAACATTTGTCTTATCTATCATATCGCTATTAATATGGCGCTTTTCAACCTCAGACTCCATAGGGCCGAGTCCATGGCGCGTCAAGTAAGAACGAGTAGTATAACAGACTTCAGCATTAAAATCTTGATAGTCAGCTATTAAACGATACGGGTTAGTAAGTCCAGTAGATGAAGTAGTATGCCACTCATTATCAACATCTCTATCAAGGCCAAGGCCTTGACCATTTTCAAAAATGAGATAGTTATAATTGTTCCATATATTTTTCATAGAACACATCGGCGCCCGAGTAATGAAAAACCATAGGTCTTGATAAAAATTAGCTTCCAAATTTCTCCGTCTTATGGAATTAGGTTCAAAATATTCTTTATATTTAGGTAAAGCATCTATATCAATTCCAAACTGAGCGGCGCGCTGTATAACCCAATGCCACTGATCATTCATCATCATATTATAATACTTATCTTTACCCCAAAAATCAAGAATTGTATATGCTATTTCGGGACGCTGCTCAATTCTATCGGTAGCGCTCCATGAGCCATAACCGCATGAGCCATGTTCACGTTCACCATATTGATATGCTATCCAATCTTCTATCATATGGTCAATTAACATATCATAGGGCGTAATTACTACACAATTAGGATGGCAATAGCAATTGCCGGTAGTTAAGCCAAGCTCTTTGAATTCCCTATGAAACTCCATAGGGTGAACGAGGAATGAATCAGCAAAATAGGTAGGCACACCTTCTTTGGTGTTACAACCAAAATGATGAAATACATGACGCGATTCTGGATTGTAATCTACAGTATGACCACGTTGGGCAGTGCCGTTATGAAAAACTGTAATAGGGGACTTACCTTCGTCAAGTGCCTTAAGACCAAAATAATGACTCATTAAACCCTTGCCTTCATCGCCAAAATTAGCACCAATTACTATTTTTACTTCATGCTCCATAATAGCACCGCCCTTTCTATATTACCAACTTACTTCTTCCGTATCCGCGTCAATGATAAATGAATTATTAATACGTCCAACGGCATGCTCAGTGATAATGCCAATAATTGTATCAGCGAGATTTTCAAGATTAGATGTGCGATAATGGTCTTCACCAATTACTTTAATCCAGCTTCTATCTACTGCGTTCTGCTGATTATTCCAGCTATAGGAGGAACGAGAATCATCTACTGAGATATGATATACATCATACTTTTCACAGACTTCCCCATATAGAATATCGGTCTCAACATCAGCCTGGACGGTATCACCTGCATAATTCTGGATACCATACATGGGGAGATAGGGATTAATTTGTTCATCACCAAGAGTAATTATCAGGCCTTTGGCACCGCGATTCCAACAGTCCAACTTGGCATGGTGCAGCCCCATATACCAAGCCATAGTATAAGATTCATATCTGTTACCGCCACCGCCGCCTTCAAAATAAACCTTATCAAGCTGTTCGGCAATACGTACATCAGATTCGAATTGAGACATTTGAATGGGCGCATAATCATAAGCAAGATCGCCGATAGCCATGACACAAAATTCGGGATCAGTAATTGCGTCATTAGCATAAATAGATGACATAATCTCGCCCAATTTCTTGCCCGCCTCTGTTGCTGCAGAACCCATCGAGCCAGTTACATCCAATGCCAGGATAATAGGATAACTATTAGGATGTTCCTCGCTATCGAGACATTCACGAATCTTGTCCTTGGCATTTAGAACATCTGCAAGTGAACGACTACGATAAAAATCCTGTGTCGCAAAATTTGCCGTAGATATTGAATCTGCGGATACATTATAGGTTGCTTTCGTATAGGTATCATACGCGCAAGTTGTCCAAGAGCCAGAACCCATTGTTACTCCTCCTCGTTATCATTGACGCCGAAATCAAATGCGCCATCAAACAAATCCTCGAAACCATTATCACCCATCATCATAAACATCATGGGGTTCATACCGCTATTGGCGCCGGTGCCGCCAAACATCTGACTCATCATCATCATTTTCATCATGGAGTTCATTGATTTATCGCTTTTACCAAGATTCATGAATGGGCTAAAAATCTTACCATAGCAATAAGTCTTACCCATAAATACATGATGCTCAGGAACTACCTGAACAATAGTGCTATCCTCGTAGTTAAAGGCGGAAATCATATCATTCTCAACCTTAATGACGCAGTGGGGACGGCCGTTCACCAAAATAACATCACCGCGCACAACCTTAAATGTTGGAACCACCCAAAAACAACCATCAGCGTCAAAACCAAAATTATTACAGTTAGTCAGCTTATTGTGGTCAAGATCATAGGTCTTAAAACCAGTGGAAGTCTTAATGGCAAGCCTACCATTCATACCCAGCTTACACATTCCTTTAGCGACAGGCTTAAAACATCCATTAAACATATTATCAAACTCGAACATAATTTACTTCCTCCTTTATTTCTTATATATATATTATATTATATTTTTTAAATAAAATCAATTTAAGAATTTTGCTAAGCGTTAATTACCTTTTTAGCCCGCACAGCTTTTTTCTTCCCTCACAGCTACACCAATCTCGCTCAGGGGTCGCCCAACAATGCCCCATGCCGGTATAAGCATTAAAATGATATGCATCGCATGGAATTTCGTCTATGGGATCTATATTGGTAAGGAAATCGTATACATCGCCCCAATTGTTAATCTTTGGGTGGGAGCCATCTTTTAGCGTAATTTTTTCTTGCCTATAATCAGCTAGCCAGTTATTTTCATAACAGAAATATTCCAGCCAGTGGGATTCATCGTTAAAGTCCTCTGCAAGAATATCAATTATAATATCTTGATAATCCGCTATATAAAAAGACCCAAAGCTGCTGTCGCAAAGATCGTGTAATGCAATATCCAAATTATCTTGTTTGATTCTAAGATCCTCAAGCTGTTTCATTACATCAATAAAATGATTTTTACTAATCATTGCTTTTTTCTCCTTCCGGCAATACTACTAGCCGCCCTTCCTCGTCAGCCTTTAGCAACTTACGAATCCGCTCTGCCTTCGATGTATCATCACTAAAAGCAATTCTGATGATATTCACCGCATTTGCACATTCCTCTGGCGTACAACCAGTATTTAAATATGCCCGTAGCATTGGGCAGTGCGCGGCTGGCACTGCCGTACAGAATCCACCGACCGCAGTACAATTTCCATTATCCTTATGACGGCAATCGCATAACATACAATTTACTGTTTCCATATCATTCCACCTCGTCCATTCTTGCGCCGCAGTCCTCACAATATTTTTTAATGGGCTTATCCCAACTGCCCTCAGTAGTGATGACGAAACCGCAGGCGGAGCAGCACCACTCGTCTCCACCAAGATGCGCCCAATGGGCGTGTATCACAGGAGCAACGTCTGCGGCAGGGATACGATCTATGGCATCATGATAGCCACCATAATCAATATTGATTAGCTCTTTAACAGCTTTACGTTCGATATAGTCAGACATTTTCGTCACCATCCATTCTCACCTTGCAGTTGGGGCAATGGTCAAAAGTCGCCACGTTTAACGGCATTCCAGTGTCTTCGTCGAACCATTCCCACTGCCTATGCGCACCTGGTGTAATATCGACAGCTCCAATATAGCGGTAGTCATTACCACAAACAGAACAACGAAAGCGAAGATAAAGAGGCTTACTTGGCTCTCGTTCTAAAATCCAATGCCCATGTACTACTGGGACAATATCATCGAAATTTTTTGTTTTTTCTTTCATCTTTCACCAGTACTTCAAAATACTCATCTTTATCCGAACTAACCATAATTTCTCTACTACTTATTACTGTACCTGTATACCAATTTTTAATACTATCAGTATTAAATTGTATACTTTTAAGATCTAATGACATTTTAGGAATATGAATTTCAACTTTTGGGTTGTCTTCATCGATGCCCCAATAGTCAATATACAAGCGTCCTTTGTCTTTATAAACATGGGCGCGAGTACATCTAACAGCGCGTGGCTCATTGTACATCATCAAGAACCCCTCACCCCTCAGCCTAATAATTATATAACATCTTATTTATAGATAATCCTCTAATACATATTTAATTTTATCTAATATGTCCATCCGATTAAGGATTGCAATGGTTCTTAAAATAGTTAAAGCATCATTTATATCATCTGATAGACAGATTGGGGACTCCCATTCATTGGCGAAAGCCCATTCTGCGTCTGTTTCTAAATGTTCAATCAATTCATCAATTTTCATTATTAACTTCCTCGGCTTCCTCCATATCAGGCGCCGCCGCAGATTCCTTAATTAGGCCTTCCAGCATTTTGAATGAATAGTTTTTGGTCTTATAGGCACAGAACTTAGGGCGATTAATAATACGAACGACTACGCCTTCGCGCACATGGGTCTTACCAATGGGGTCGGGACCATCATAATATTGCTCTGCCTTTTCCATTACCCATTCTCCTGCAGTCATACCTGCATCATTCCAATCAATAGTTTCATCAGCAAAACCTCTCCACATAACAGGAACACACTTTACCCCCATTTGCTCACAACGATAAC